TTTACCAAGAACTGTTCCCATAAATCTTTTCTTAATTCCCAAGCTTTACCTGGATTAATTATATCAGAGGTATCAACCCTTTCTTGGAACTCAGCATCTGCCCATTCTCTTGAATGAGAGAATACGAATAACCATACCGGGTCTCCCAATGAAGTTAAGCAATATTGTTGGCAAATGAGTTCTTTAGTAATAAAATCCTCATTACCTTCAATCACTTTATTCTGATAGGTCTTTGGTTTTACAGTTTGACCATAACTGTTGAGTTCTCTGCCCATTTCGGACATTAACTCAAAACTGTTAGAATATATCCTCATATAATATAAATATTTAATTGTATGACATTGTAGAACTAACCCAGGTCATATGCCAGTAGCGTACAAAATCATCAAAATCCTCTACCTCTTTTAATAACAAGGGTATATCTGGTTCTCCCCCGTTCTTTTTAATCTCAAAAACTTGGTAATAGAATTTGTTTACTAATCCTATCCGCTTCTGATTTAAAAATTCCCTAGCTTCCATTGTTGTTCTTTTGTTTTAAAAGTTTCTTCTTATAGGCTTTACGTTGAGAGTAAGAGATTACATTCTCGGGATATTCTATATCCTCGTATTCAAGAAGTAATTCTTTTGCTTTCATTGATTTATATGTTTCTTCATATAAATCTGGTCTGAGCACTTTAAAACTTCTAAAGAATACCTTGAATGAAGAGAATTCCTTCTCTGTACCCTTTTGGAATTTCTTCCATATCTCTTTTATTCTCTTATTCCAAGCATTCTCTTCTGCCCCCTTAAGTACCTTCTTCAAAGGTTTATGGGTATGATACATTAGAAGTGTCTCCACATTTCCGTACATTTGAGTCGCAAATAGGTTGATTTGTACTGACTGGTCCGGCCCATATACGTACTCTGACATTCGTTGAATTAATAGGAAATCGAATATTAACCTCTTGGTAATCTCCGAAGCCCGAACTACCATTGTAATAACTGGGATGTCTTCCCCGAATCGTTTTGAAAAAGTCGCAGCTATTAGACATTGTTTACCGTTATCATGGTGATTGTTAAACATATAAGTTATATTGTAATTCTGATTATACTTATTTCTCAGTACTCTCAGTTTACTACGCAACAAGTCAAGCTTATTAAAGTCTATGTAGTTATTCAATAAGCTAGTCCACTTAGTTTCTTTATAATTGAAACATCTCCCATAATCAAATTCTGGGTCTACCCAGGCATTGCGTATCTTTATGAATACGTTATACACTACTGCTACCCCACTATTGGCAATAGCCCCCTTTGCAAATAAAGCAGGCTCTAATCTTAGGAATCCCTCATTGAGTTTTTCCCATGCTTCTTGTGAGGTAGCAAATTCTAACGAATGGAGGGACTCCTCCGGATTAAGTTGAAGTCCCGGTAACTTAGAGTTCCAACCACTCATTTTACTACCTCCCCTTTTACTCTTCTTACTATCCTACTCATATTCTTACAATTAAATTTAGTTGATAATTCTTTTAATGTAAACTTACCCGAATCGTATAATCTTACTACCTCCCTCATTTGTTCGAGAGATAGTTTAGAACTAAATTGACCTTTATTCCTACCTTCTCTCATCATCGGTTTGGTATTCTCTTTATAGGTACCCCACTTTAAATTACTCACTTTATTATTTAATGGGTTATTATCAAGGTGCATTACTACTGGTAAATTATCCGGATTAGGTATATAAATGATAGCCACTAACCTATTCAACCTTTTTATATGTGACCTTTTAGTCTTAACATTATAGAGATGAACATGTGGATACCCTTTTGGACTAATATACCTTTTCACTTTTATCCATTCACCATTTTTAAATCTCCAAAGAGTTCCTTTTCGATTTAAGTAATGTCCTGGGTAACCTGGTATATTGTCTTTCTTCATGCTAGTAATTAGTATTTTGTCTCCATAAATTGAGACGTTGTTTTTTAAAGAATAAACTAAATAATCCACAAGGAGTAAACCCATTCATGGCTAAAAATCCCATATAGAGATAGAATGACTTTACCAAAGATTCCTGAAAATCTATTTCTTTGGTCATCACTTGAGTTTGTTTCCAGGGTCTACATTTAAGGAAGTTCCTTGCTTTATTAAGTTCATATATTACTTCCCATAAATATAGCTTCTCATTTTCATGAGATATCTCGCTCATTTCATGAAAACCTGGGGTATAAGAAACTATCTTATCATATTCTTCTCTATCTTCTCTTGCCCAATCAGTTGGACTTAGTATAGGGTATTTCCTTACACTTCGATGATCTGGGTACTTGATGAGTAGGTTTTTGACTCCAATTGCCATTACCTCAAATAAACTCTTTGCATCTTGGTATTTTAATATATCTTCTGGCAATATATTAGAATATAAAAGCAAAGTAAAGAAGAATCCCAAAGCATCTGCTTGTTCCTCATTTGCATTTGCTAGATGATTTAATACCTGAGTGTATTCTTCTGAGGTTAAGCAATCATTATTCCATCCATAATCACGATATATAGATACTACTTCATCGGTAGATTCGAATCCTTCGGTTAATTCCTCAATAACTCTACCAATAAAATCCTTTAGAATAACTTGGCTCTTTGGATTATTTATATCTAATGGGTAATCTGGTAGCTTTTCTATGGATTTATACCCAGAGAATTGCTCTATCCCAAGAACATACATTTCTTGTAATATCCGTGCCTCAGTTTCTTCTACCTGAGGCACTTGTTCATTTATATTCCTGATGTCCATGATTATTTACTTCCTGATGAACCAAAACCATTCCCTCCTCTACTTCCCCACATCTGGGATTCAGTATAAAATTCCTCTTGTTGAATCTCTTCTGGCTCAGTAATATAGATAGGTACATGAATAAATTGTACCAGCTTCTGGCCAGCCTCAATAACCTGGGCTTCTTGAGAAGTGTTGTATACTCCAATGTGTATCTCTCCAACATAGGGAGAATCTACTATCTCGGCAGTAAAGATTAATCCTTTCTTAGTAGCTATACCAGATTTGTTTGCTGCCATTAGCATAGATGCAGGCGGTTCTAACAAACTTTTGATACCTGATGGGATAAGTATACGATGACCTGGTTTTAAAGCTATATGCCTTACGAATGATTCACTAAAGGGTATATCCAAATCATATCCTCCTGAATCAAATTCATTCTTAGAGTGGATATCCTCTGAAGTCAAGTTGGTTGGTACATAAAAATCTAACCCAGCATCATTTGGGTTTGCTCTGTTGGGAGATACTACCTCCCTTACTTTGATAAATCTGAATCTGTTCATAATATATTGCATTTACGTAAAAGTTGTCCAAAGGTTAATTTCTCGGGTCTAGAAACATGTACTCCCAATGAATTACACATTCTGATTACATCGGTAGAACCTTCCATACACAAATTAGCAAGTACATCACTTTGCTTTACAAAATAATTTGGGTTGTTAAGGTATATCTTGAACATAGCCCATATCATCTCTATTGGTTTCATTATTTAATACACTCTTTATAAAGTTCTCTAATACGTTTTCTGGGTACTTCGAATTTCTCAACTGTCTTTGAGATAATTTTTTTTCTGTCTTTCCCTTTCCGAATCAAGCCTCGGATGTATTTCTTGATACCAACCGTATCTTCTAATACATCCAAATCCTTGTATTGATTCTTCTGTTCTAGCTCTTTCCTTGTGATATTCAAGTTCTGAGACATCTTGAATGCACATAATTCTGAGTCTCCGCATAGCTTACACTCTTTAGTTGATAGGTCATACCCAATACCAAAGCAAGGGTCTCCATTAGTTCCCAGAGTACTAACATCTATGGGAGTAAGGATATCTTGCTTCGATAAGTCAGGAAGTTGTTTCTTTTTCTTAGCCATTATATGTCTTTTTTATGTTTATAAATAAATGTATATTTCACTGTTATCTTCTATGGGAACATAGGAATAACCGATGTTATTAATAAATAGTTCCCTGAGTTTATATAATTCTTGGTATGAATTTCTATCATGGCTCTCTTGACATACTTTGACTACCATACCATTACTCCAGTACAAACAAAAGAAATGAGTAAAACATTCGGGGGTATTTTGAGAAGTTTCCAAATTTGATACCCATATCAAATCTCTACAGTTGAATACGTGTTTAGGATTATGTACCTCCCCAACAACAAGAGATTTAAACCATTCCCTAATCTTCTTCATCATAAGTGTAATTAATGTGTTTACAATTGGGACAGACCCATTCTTTGAAATGCCATCCCTTAATTTCCAAATCCTTTTTATGAAAACGTTTCTTACATGAATGGCATTGATAGCCATCCTTAGAAAGTATGAAGTCTAAAGCGAGTATTATTATTATCATAATAACAACCGCTGTAATTAAAATATATTTCTCCATCACTGAAAGCCTTTAATTTTCTTTTTAGTATTATTGGGTTTCCTTAAGAGTACCCAGCAATAAATACCGGATGCAGAGATTTGGATTATCTTCCAACCATCTGATAATAGAGTAGTTAGTTTAGTATCATCTTCATCTCTGATACATATTAGTTTATCATTATTCATAATGCCTATATGCTTATTAATTGTAATCTTCTTTTCCTCCTACGGAGAAAAAGTAAATACTCATAGTACTTCTAGTTAACTCTTAATAAGGCTATGGTTAGGATGTTTCTTCCATAGCTTATCTAACAGTATTACTTTCAATTCTTGTCTCTGATAATATTGCTTTCTATGCTTACCATGCCTATCTAAATAAGGGCCAGGATAATGAAGGTCATCCAGGTATACTTTCTTTTTCGATTTATCGGTTCTTACCAAACGACCAAGAAACTGAATAGATTTTTCCTGACTATCCATGCTTGCTGCATTAAGTAAATACCTAAGCTTAGGAAAGTTTTTACCTCGAGCAATGATTGTAGTTGATACCAGGATATCTATTTTGCCTTCCCTAAAATCCCTCATTATTTGTTGTCTTAACTTAGAGGGAGTATTAACATGCACGTAGGCAATATTATAGGCATCGCCCAGTTTCTTTTTAAAGAACTTATATAGATTTTCACAATGTGCAATATGCTTGCATACTACAAGAGCAGGATATCTACCTTGATTAATATTCCATCGTAATCGATTATAAGCCATGGTCCACGCGGTATAACAATTGGTGATTGAATCATCGTATATTTCCTTATAGGAAATACAATCAGATTCCCAATTACCATACCAGGGTTTACCAGGTACCATCTTTACAACGGTTTTTGTTGAGTAACCCTTTTTGATAGAATCCTTAAGTTTAAACTCGGCAATCACTTTACCAAAGAAACATTCAAGGTTCATATTCTTAACCCTATCCTTAGCAAGCTTACTCATATAAATCGTACCAGATAATCCTATACGAATTCTGGTATTAAATAACCGAGTGATTACATTCTGATATTGCTTACTACCTCCTTGGTCAGCCTCATCTATAAGTACCATATCTATTTGAGATAATTCCTTTTGATAGAATCTCATATTTCTCGAAATAGATTGAACCATACCTATAGTAAAGTTACTCCAGTTTAAAACCTTGCCTTGAACAAAAGTGATATCTTCTCCGGGAAGATATTGCTTAAATTCTTCTCTAGCTTGATTTAACCAATCCGAATCATTAGTTATTAGCAAAGTCTTTAACTGCTTCTTATAGGATAAATATAAAGACGACATGATAAGTGTTTTACCTGCATTAACAGTGTAATCTAATACGCCAATATGAAAAGGTGTATTCCCTATCTTATTATTGATAACTGCCTTAACAGCTTTCTCTTGCTCTGGTCTTAATTTATATTTGCCTATATTCGTAACTACTTTACTGACTTTAGGTAAAGGTTGTCTCATATCTACAACTTTAGGTTTAATCCCCATCTCAATACACATATCGTATACTTTGGGAAGTAAACCTATTTTAAATTGCCCAGTCTTGGTGATGTAATGAATCTTACCGTCCCAATTCTGCATACCTCTTTGCCTTGTACGTAAGTAGAAAGCATTTGGATGTCGAATAGCGAACTCATTATAAAGTTTTTGTGCGAACTTAAGAGGTAAGTCGAGTTCGCACATATTCCCATTCTGTATGATTATCCTACTCATTTGATAATTACCGTTACACCCTTAGTAGATTTATCCATACCCATTGCTTCCTTGAGAAGTTTAATATGATGCTCCTCATCCGCAATCAATTTCTCAAGGAAATAATTCACGTCATCGTAATCTGGGCGTTCTTCGTATTGAGCAATTGCTCTTTGAATTTTCTTGTAGTGACCAATAGTTTCTATCTCGGAATTCAAAGCAATCTTTAAAGCTTGTTCCCAAGTAGAACCAATCTCAATCGTAGGATTAATATTCATGGTAGAGTAATCCTCATAGGGATCTGCCTTTTGTAAAAAGTCCGATATATTATCAAGGTGTCTCATCTCTACCAAACCAATACCCAACATCAATTCTGATATTTCTTCAAATCTAGAAGACTGTTGGGTATACATAATGATGGCACTTAGTTCTGAGAACTTGGCATTCTTCCAAATCACATAGAACATATTAATTATCTCATCAGGCCATGGTTCGATATCCTTAAAATCTGGATAATCCACGGATTGGTCTGAATACTTGAGGACATCTATAAAAGCATTAGCTGCATCCTCTACTCTGTTTCCGAAAAATTGTAAACCTTTCATATCATTTTCTTATTTTATCCCAAAGGGAACCTTCAACTTCTGGTTCACCTTCAAGTAGTTGTTTATTCTTATATTTATATAAATACTTATTGTATCTTTCAATTGCTTTATCCGTATACATTTGTGCAATATCCGGTAACCCATTGCACCATGCAAGAGATTCAAACTGAGCATCGATGAAGGTCTTATAATTCCAGCCCTCCTCTTTTAGGAATTCACCTACCTTTGCAAAGTGTACATACTTCTCGGGTTGATTTTCATAAGACTCATATATACCAGTTGCCTTAGCAATCTTACCTATAAAGTAATCATGTATCTCTTTGGTAAGTTTTAAATCTGAATTTTGTAACTCTATCTCGGCATCTATTTGATTAGTGATGTTGTCCTGCATAGATATTAACCTTTGCATAACATTCCGATAGTCGGTCATCCTCTTTAACCCAGTCTCAATATATTTAATAAAACCTTCCCGGGTATCAAATTTGAAATCTTCACAGAAGTTATTACATACTTCTGCAAGCTTTTTACAATTTGCCCATTCCCGAGAATTACTTTCATTTATTTTACGAACCCCTCTATGCTTTAACTTTATACGAGTTGCATATAAAATATCAGCAACAAGGGCAGCATCCCCCTTAGATGCTAGTAAAATGTTATTAACTCGCTTAGTATTCTTATTGTTAGAAACTAAGACTGCTCTATGATTTATTGCCTCCTTTCGAGCAATAACAAAAAAAGCCTCAACTGGGAAATTATCTACCTCTAGGGTATTTAATATTTCCTCAAATTGAGACTTAGTTATATGGATAGATGGTTCACGCATAAATATATTATTTTATAATATAATAGGAACTCCCTATTTCAATGAGTTTCTGATTGATATCAATTCTTGATAACTTTGGTACCTGGTAGCATATACTAGCTTAAGTGTCTGACTTCTCCCTAAATCATTTACGTCTTTTCCGTCTGGTAAAAACACCACCTTGACTTTTTTATATGCAACAAGCTTGAGAGCCAAGTTGATGGCATATTCTTTTGCGTCTGGGTCCAACAATATAATAAATCTTTCGCATTGGGATTTAAGTAACTCATTGACTTGGAATGCAGATATAGCTTTGCCCATTGTGGCAATTGCTCTATCCCCAATTGTGAGAGCATTAAGTGCCCCTTCGCAAATGAATACCGACCGATACATCTCCAACGCATCATGATTAAAGATGATAAATTGTTTTCCCAAACCGGTGATGTCTTTGTCTGGGTTATTATATCTGGGTCCTTTGCCAATAACATTTCGAGCATTGTAATATCTAAGTTGGCCTTTGTAATAAAAGGGTATAATGAGGTACCCATACGTTGAGCCGCTTGTTCCATAGCCGATACCGTATCTTGAAAACTTCTCGAGGCTAAATCCGCGTTTCTTGATATATCCCCGAATGCTTTTTGCAAGTTGGCTATCCCCGAGCGAAATGTTTCTAAATCCCTCAGGGAGATATACTGGCTTACTTTCGGCAAGTTCGATTTTCTCTTCCTTAAACTGTAGTTCATCAAATTGGCCATTGTTCAAAAAATTAATTAGTTCATGGTACTCAGTAAATCCTTCTATATCCATTATTAGTTGAGCAGGAGAAGGATGGGCATTACATCTAAAACAATTGGTTCTATACATAGAAAGGTTAACTCCCAACTTATGTTCTCTCCCACAATAGGGGCAAGTTGGTATACGCATCCAGCCATGCCGGTAATCGTAACCTCCCAATCGTTTAATAAAGTATGTCCTTAGTCTAGATTTAAACTGATTGGTTATTTTCATACTCTCTTATAGCTTTCCTAATTACTTTTCGAAGTTTCTTTAAATCCTCTAAATCTAAATCATTGATACAAGTTGTTTGCCAACCATTATGAGATATTTCTAAAGCTACCCCATCAGACCATCTATCTTTTACTACCTCTACTTTCTTTGTTTTCATAACTGTTATTTAATATATTACGAATTACCCTATCACCAACTCCAAATCTCTTTCCTAGAACCCTTAATAAAGTTTTGTTTACTTTCCATTTAGTAAACCCTAATTGGATTAGTTCAGATAGTAATGTATTATAATAAGCTTTTACTTTAGGTATATCATTTAAGTTTAATTTACGATGTATATTATCCTTACCCATTACTGAAATCAGATTATTACCATCCCTGATAGATTGGTATACATTTTCTTTCTGGGTACCCCATTTTAGATTCTTATAATAATTATTATAAATATCGTTATCTAAGTGCATTACTACAGGTAAATTATTGGGGTTAGGTACATAAACAGTAGCTACTAATCTGTGAACAAAAATCTTTGTAGACTTACCATCCCTATAAAGGGATACACTATAGTATTTGGGACGTTTCTTTGGTATTAGTGGGGTAAACTCATTACTTAATTTACCCCTACTTCCTCGGACATATCTTGAATATACGCTCCCAGTTTTAGAAACGTAGTATCCCATAAATCCTGGTATATTATCTTTCATTATATATCTCCTTGCTTTTTGTTATATTTCTCTATATTAGCATCTGGGTTACTAGAACTTTTTAGAGAATTATCTAGTTGTTCTCCATATACCCTGTCATATTCTTTTCGTTGTTCTCTAGTAAATTCGGTACACCGTTGAGTTTCTGTAGAGCATTTAAAAAGAGCTCTACCTGATGGTAGACCATCCCTTTGAACCACTATCTCGGCCCTTAATATATCATCCCTTTCTTCTTGTTCTGTAGCATTTAACCCCATAATTACTTGAGCATTTCTTACTATGGCTATAGAACCAGATATATCATTTTCATCATATCTGGTTTTTCTATGTTTTTTACCCTCTCTAGTAATATGATGTGCAGTCCAGATTATATCAAGTTTCATTTCTTCGGCTAAGTTACTCAAGTCTATATATACATTAGATATTCTTTCGAAATCTTCCCTATCCCCCGCTATTGATGCAAGTTTACCAGCGTAGTCAACCATAAGAACTTTAATATCGATTCCTTGATTACGAAGTTGAATTATCTTTTCCCTTATATAAGTGGTATTAGTAATCATTGCTGGTACACGCTCAACCACTAATTCAACTCCAAACCTTGCAAGTTTCCTTAAATGCTTTGCCTCAAGTTTATCATATTCACCCGAGTATAATTCCTTCTTGGTTTTATTAATACTGGATTGAATAAAACGGTCCATGATTTGTTCTTGGCCATTTTCTGTATCAATATATAATACTGACTTCTTCATTCTGAGATAACCTCTTGCAATGTTTACCATAAAGAAGGTTTTCTTTGCCTTGGGTTTATCTAGTATCACATTAACAGAATGCTCTGGATAACCTCCTGCATTAGTTAGTTCATTCAACTGCCTAAATGGGCAAGGTATAACTGAAGGTTCTGATTGTCTTCTAAACTGTCTCTCGGTAATATCCCGAATCATATATAAAGGTTCATCTTCTTTCTTAGGTTTACTTTTCTGAAGTACCTTTTCAATCTTCCTCGAATACTCTTCGTATTGTTCGAAGTTATCCAAATCGAAGGAATCATTTAAGTTCTTCATCTCAACATAAGTAGAGAACTGATATATCTTTTCTTTTATATAATCAGAATCCGATAGGGGTATATGATAGAGATTACTTATTAGTTTATTGATATTGGGTATATCATCTTTAGTTACCAAATCCACATAGGTTTTAGATTCTAGTAACTCTTTTAATACTTCCTTTAGAATATTCTCAGAGGGCATTCTGCCTTGCTTCTTAAAATATTTTGATATACCCTCGAAGATAAGGGAGTGTTCTATGAGAACCAGGTAATTGGATTTAATCCTTTTGAGTACTAATCCTCCTTCCTTATCTTTTAAAACAAACCTGAGTATCTCGAACTGAAACTCAGGAGAAAAACTGAACTTGATGTTGTCTTTAAATTTCTTCATATCTATATTGCAATATTATATAAACTAATAGATTTTGATAGTACCGAGATAGTTCTAAGTATGTTGACATCTATCTAGAAACTACTAATCCACTACCTTAAGCTCCCGAATATTTAATATTATTATTTTATATAAGAAAAAATACTTATATTTGCATAACGAATATTTAAAAACATGGGAAAAAGTAAAGGAAATAACGGTTCAGAGCTTCATCGATTAAAACCTATGCAAGAATATGATGAAGCTACTTTCAACAGACTTTATAAAGTTTGTAAGCCAGTAATTAGAAACCTTACCAGACAGATTGATTATAAACGGTTTAATCTTACACCGGATATTATCCAATCTTATTTCTGGGATAAGATGTTATTTGTTTTCAACAAATACTATGGTGAATGTACTGAAGAACATCTTAAAGCAAGAATCCTTGCATCACTTAGTACATTTAAAAACAAATTGCTTCGTTCTGCATACGGAGAACAGGCAGAGTATAATCAAAGCCTCTTTAAACTTGATGACTTATTCGACAATGACAAAGAATTAGAGGATGACAGTGAAGAAGAGAAAGCTAAATCTGAAATGCTCGATATGATGTATACTTATATGAAGGATAAGCTTTCTCCAGATGCCTATCTTTTGTTTGAGGTATTAATTACTCCCCCTCCTTTTATTAAGGAAAGACTCGAAAATAGTACTCGTATCACTAATATAATGCTTATCGAATTTTTTGAAATGCCTAAGACTAACGAATCCATGAGATATATCTCAGAGCTTAGGCAAGATATCCAATATTGGGAAGACCGAGCTAAAGAAGAACTTAAGTATTAACACAAAAGAAAAGGGACGTTTCCCAACGTCCCTTTCCCAAATGAGTGTTTTTAACTATGCAAAACAAAAATTGAAAACAAACAAGTGTTTACTCTTAAACAATACAAATAATACACATGAGTTTTAATACTACTAAATAACTAATAAACAACTTTATGATGATATTTTTTGGATATATCGTAATGTAATAGTCGGTGGCAATTTCTCAATATCCAAAGTTTCTACCGAAGTTTCTTGTAAGAAAGATTCCCCTAATAGATTCCAGCTTACTACGATAGCACCATCCTGAATACCCTTGGTAGGAGTTCCTCTACCGAAATCACCATTCAATCCTGTCTCCCTATTAAAGAAAGATTGAGGACGAACGTTCTCCCAGTTATTAGCATCATCTTGTTTACCTTTAGATACACCAAGAGCATGCCTATGCTTAGGAAGGTCATCACCTTTAATAGAGATTAAGAAATTACCCTTAGTTGGTGTATAGTAATCTCCAACATTCTGTAACATTACTTCATCCCCAATTTGAACACCTCCAGCTTGGTAACCAATAACTATTCTACCAGCTGCCTTAGTATATTCTGCCCAACCATCGGGTATTACATCGGTTTCCCAAAGAATAATAGAACCGATTGGTAAGTTAGCAGTACTCAGAGATTCAGAGAATTCTTTTCTGATAGCCTCAATTTGACTATCAATGTATTGCTTGATATTTAACTTAGTACCCGATTCATCTACTACTGGAAAGCCTGAATTTATCTGTTCTACTCTTTTCACTGATTCTTTCATCATACTCTGGGCAGCAGTAGTATAAGGGATTTCTTGGAACTTACCCTGATAGGGTACGATAGCAAAGTTCTCATTTCGTTTAGTCATTGCATCAGTACCCTTACCATATACTCCGATAAGAACAACCGAAGTTTTATTATTAGAGTAATAAGGGCAAGCACTCTCTACCAGCTCTAGAAGATTGCTATAGGTCATATCGTAATTAGAATATACATCATTATTAATGATATCCGGTGTACGATTCTCTTCGGCAATCGGATAATAAATATCCAGAGACTTTTTAAACAAGGTGTAGAAGCTTTCGGAGGATTCATTCCAATAAGCTACAAAGTCTACTGGATTATCTACTGGTTCAGAAATAGTAGTATGTACTGCAAAGAGTAATACTTCTTCTGTTGAACCTTGGGTACCTTGGATGTTCTCAATAGTAATCGTTTGTTCATCGGATATAAATACATACCCATCTCTTGAAATACATCCAAAGTTCACGTCTGGCAATTCTCCATCTTCTGAAGCCTTTGCCATATACCTTGCCATAATCCTATCCTTGATTACATTGGCATACTTACTTCCAGCAACTCCCTGAGGAGATACCACTAACTTGTTACCATTTATGGTAGCTGAGCCAAATCCACAGAATGGTCCTAAACCAGAAGGAGCAGCAATTGCCTCTGCTGCTTCCTTTGATTTAATAATACCTTCATACTTAAAGTACGTCTTCATTGTCCTTAGTATTTTTAAATTGATTCTTTTGTTCTGACATATCTTTAAATGCTTCACCTACATCCTTGAACTTTAAGGTTAACAATTTAAAGAGTATTCTCCATATACTATACCGTTTCTTAATACCATGTATTTCACAGATGTGTCCATATATACTATCTACTTCGAAACAGTAGCATATTACCATAACCGTTATTGATACCACTATTGGGTTCATCCCATAGGGTTCCCCAATAGCTTTACCAAGTACAGCACCAAGTAGAACATAACAGATATAATCTACTATTTTGTTTAGAGTTCTTCTTCCAGCTCTAGATTTTCGAATTTCGATTTTCTGTAACCTACTTGCCGATAACCCAAACCATAAATCTGATAGGATTAGAATTATTGCAAGAATTATCATCCATCTCAAATCATACAAGATTTGTGTACACTCTCCCAATATACCCACAGTGAATGTCTTGAATAAAGACTGAGTTGTGGTTTCTGTTATTCTATCGATTGTTGAATTTATCATTGTTCTACTATTTGCCAAGATTGATTACTGTAAGTTGTAATGGTAAATGTTTTCTCTGAGAGGTCATCATGTTCCCATTCTAACTTTTGAGGACTAACGCTTAAGAGGTCTGCATCTACTACGGTGAACTTAGTTCTCTTCGAAGTATCTACCACTGATTCGAATATATACTCTCCAGCTTGTGCAGTTACAAACTCATAACCAGCACCACCTGCATCATAAGTAGTTACTTTACCAACTTCCCTTATTCGACTATCGAAATCAGGTTTATTAGAAGTACACTTGATTAAAGTAGATACTTGTTTAACATTCCCCTTTAGTTCTGCATAAGTAGGAGTACAAGAAATCTCTATGATTGTAGGATAATCTTCCAGTATTACTTGACATCTTAATGAAGAACCATCATCTGCCACAAAGGTATAAGTCCCAGCCTTGGTAAGAACAATTTCCTCATCAAGGTTATAGGTTTCCCCGTTCTCATCACAGGTAGCAGTACCACTTACATTGACCCCATTTTTCATTTCCTCAAGATGGAACTTACAAGCAGACTTCTCATCCAGTAATTGGTATACTGCATAAGTATCATCTATCTGGTCTTCTGGTAATGCCCAGTTGGGTTCTTTCCAATGACTGTCTGTAGCATCCGAAGGTACTATCTTTAACTTGTTCTGATATACTACTGGAGAGTTATTAACTACCAGAGTAGTCTTAGCAGTAGGATAAGCTACTGACTGGAAGGTATAAGTCCCTGCCCTATTTGCAGTATATACATATCCATTCTGAGCATCAAAGGTTTCCCCAGTTTCAATTACCCTTACTCTGTAATCATCCCCATTACCAGAAATACGTTGTATCTTTACTGTAGCTTTTGCAGAGCCATTGAATAATGTGACTGTTGGTGGGCTAACAGTAATTCGATATACTGCAGTCTTACCAGATACTACTTCGAATATACCTACACCTTCATCGGTTTCCCTTTTATCCAGTGTACATTTAAACTTATAAGTACCATAACTATTAGCAGTAAACTTATCACCGTTCTTAAACAACTTGGTATCACCGATTAACCTACAGTATAGTTCACCAGTAAATGATTCTGGGTAATTCGATTCAATGGTAAGAGTAGTGGTAGCATCTTTAATACTTTGCTTATCCCCAACTCTAAATTCAGAAGGTGTACATCTTACCTTATATGTAATCTCTTCTCGAGTTACAACAAATGAAGATTGCTTTACTGGGAACTCTACAATCTCAAAGATGTAGGTACCAGGCTCTGAAAATTCCCAAGTTGAGCCAGAGACTTTCACTATATCAGTACCGGATAATCGTACATTACAAGTTTTCACGGTACCCTTATAGGATACGTTTGCCCTTACTACTGTACTTACTTTTAGGTTAGTAGGAGTTATCTTTCCAGTAATAGGGTCACAAGTAATAGAATATACTCGATTATAAGATTCTTGATTAACCGTGATTTGAGTTACCTTAGTAGGGTCTCCCACACTTCTAAAATAATAAGTACCTGCTCTGGGTATATTAAAAATGGAACCACTTTCGTGTTTAGTGTAACCCCAATTTATATTATCACTGGATATCTGATATCTTAGGTCAGCATTTATCCAATCTGAAGTTACAGTTACCTTTACCGGTACTTCATATACCTCTGAAGTAATAAGATTGGGTTGGTCCGGATTTACTAACTCAGCTTTAATTGTATACCCATCATTTACGGTAAACCCATATTGAATATCGAAAGATACATGATAGGGTATGAATCTTTTAAAGAAAGCCTCTACGGCTTCTCTAAATTTTCTGAAAGCTGCCGAGTTCGAAGTATATCCATGACCGGTAAGTCTAAAGGTTACCGGTATACATTGAGAACAATCGAAAGTATTATCATAGGTATACTTATCGTCATAATGGTAATACTGGTCAAAGTGCGGATTACCTTTTACCCAACCATCATAACTATCAGCCTTTGCAGGGTCAGTTACTACGCAGGTTAACCCATACAGCCTCATCATTATTTCGAAGAACTCAGAGGTACCTCTTATTTTAAAAAGAGATATCGAATACTTCAGGATGTTTCTTACTTGAGTACTGGTTAAAGTAAAGGGTCCCTCCTTTGGTATTATCCAAAGCTTAGATAACTCTTGGAGTTTAGCATCGGAGTAGAACCCATTAAAGTACTCTGCCCATTTCTGTGCATCTATAGTGTTCCCATAAGCAAAGGGCATTTCTCCGAGGAATTGCCAAAGGAAATTGAGATACATATCCGGAGCCTTATCTATATCAATAATGTCTAAGATATTCTCAATATCCTTTGTAATGTAATCTTCAAAATGCTCTCCACAAATTTCTAGAAACCTCTCTAAGATGCCTTTGCCATTTACCTTATAGGTATCTTGAGCTTTATACTCGAATGGCAAAAAGTCGATTAGATTTTTGAGGTTTATCATTATACAATTTCTTTTACGGTTAAAGTCAATTGTGAAGCGTTTTCAAATACTGGTAAATTAAAACCGGGGTCTTCATAGTCATGGTTAGGTTCTGATACCGTAATAGAATATCTGTAACCAGACTGATAGCTATTGTTCTGAATATCCAAAGAGAAGTCAAAACCATTAGCCTTATCTATTACCTGTATAGAATTACCTACAGTACCAGTAGCCATATACCCATTTGATACAGAACGTACAGTAAAAGTAGTGGATGAATTGAAGGTAATATAGTAAGTCATAGACCCTTTAGCCTTATTCAATTTAAACTGACCCAAGTTCAATTCTTTATTACCATAGATGGTAGTAGGCCAAGGTTTAATATAGAACTTAGTAAGGTGAAGGTAATCTACTGTTGATAAGTTATCTATTAAGGCATAGATATCTGATAACCTTACGCTTCCTCCTATCTGAGCTTGCTCTGGAGAATAGGCATTGTATAATGCTGTAAGAATTTGAGTTTGTATCTCGGGAGTCTTATAAGACTTCTTACCAGTAACTCCCATCTCTAGAATAATCTGAACCTTACCTGCAGATTTAACCTTTAACCATGTGGTCATAGGAGCTCTTTGAGATAATAGATTGTATACCCTATTGATTAATTCAGAAGAAGCAACAGCTCCACCATCGGGGCTAATATATACTGTAAGCTTTCTACCGCATTCATAATCGGCTTTAGCTTTGTTTACCCCATCAACCAACATGGCCAAACTTTCGAAATCCTCTTTGGTAATTGCTACTCCCAAAGTCTTTACACTCAAAGGTATATGTTCTTTGAGCATTGTAAAGTTTTCATAGTTTGAACCACCTCCGGCATCGTAAGCATTACTTACGGTAGCATCAGTAATTGAAGAAGAGATTACTGAAGGTACAGAAGTAATAGTATTACTCTTTACATTACCCTGAGTACCATTGGTTAAGTAGAATACCACATTGGTTATTTTTGCTCCTGCTGCAGGCTTCTTACCAAAGGTACCATCCCCAAACATTATATAAGGATTAAGTGCCTCATCTACTGAAACCATAAAGTGTTTGTCTGTAGGTTTGGATTTTGCAAATGTATCTACTAATACCCAAGTTTCCCCACCTATCTGCAATGACATAGAACCTTGTTCATAATACTTACCATTTGGTAGAGTACCCAGATGAATTATAACTCTATCTCCAGTGGGTATTACCATATTATTGAGAACGCTTGCAGTATACTTTTCATGTTGTATAATTGGTACTTTACAAGTGGTTACATTTGAATACCAAGTTACGTCTCTGGCAGATAACCAAGAATTACCACTAGAATCTGTAAATAAAGTTCCTTGAGGTATAGTTAATTTAGCTCCGATAGAATTACCAGTAATACTTCTGGATAAGATTACATCTACTGTAGCAGCAATTGCTGCTCGAGCATGATAATCTACCAAAGCCCCATGTTTAACTACCGAATCATACCTTCTTGCCGTAGATAGGAAGGTTTCCCTTGCCATATTATCTACATAATAGTGAAGTACTTCGGCAATTGCCGCAAACAATGAGAGGATGATAATTAAGATATTACCCTCCGAATAATCCGTTATGAGTTTCTGACCTTGAGGGTCTTTGAGTCCCATAAGGGATTCAACCAGCTTGGCCTTAATCTGTTGATAAGACCTCTGGTATGGGTTAAGCCATTTATTTGTGATTCCCATATTATTGTGTATTTAATGAATTATCCGAACTGTCATAGGTGATATCGAGGTACTGACTAGAATTTGTTCCATTTACTACATATGTTACTTCTATGTGTATTTTTGCATCAACTCTAGTAACGGTGATATTTTGGAAGGTTATCCTTTGTTCCCAAGCACCTATGGCTTGTTTTAAAAACTCTTTAATTATAAAACTTAGGGCTTGTGAGTTTGGCTCCTCAATACATTGCCATAATTTACTACCAAAGTTTTCCTGTCGAAATCTCTGGCCTATCATGTAGTATAATATTGAACTTATATTATCTCTGATAAGTTTAAAATCCCCATTTACTGGGTACCAACCTCTTTCCCCATTTTCATTAGTTGTAAGTTGGATAGGATAAGTTACACCTATACCAACTAAGTCTGTAAAGTAATTCTTTTCCATTAGTGTATGCAGGTTTTATCCTCATAATCGTCTACAACGAATTGTGAGAAAGGTTTAGTTATTTGAGTTAAAGTTGGGCCAGAAGAACCTGGCCCAGTAGTTACACCTGAGTGTACATGAGAGTTGAACATACTACGAAGTTGTTCTAGTTCTTGAATAGTTTGATTTAGTTTTTCGGTTAGTTGGGCAATATTGATTAACCCATGATTTTCTCCAGTATTTAATATAATGGTATCACCTGAGGATATATTGATATCTTTATTAGCTGATACTATTACGTTAGATTCAGAATAAACCGATACGTCCCCATTAAAGTAGAGATTTAGTTTCCCATTATCATCGTCTATTATAATGAGGTTACCTTCAGGAGTAACTATCCCCATTTTATTTGGACCGTCTAAGGGTTGGGGTACTTGATTCATACCCCAACCATGGTATTCCCATAATGGTTTAGTAGGGTCACCAAATTCAAAAGTAATGAATACTATATCTCCTACCTTAGGGGCTAAGAACTTAAACCCACTACTTATTGAACCATGTTGGCCTTTCGGTAAAGCCCAAGCAAAGGTACCTCCCATTACTTCTGGTATACATACTTTTACCCTATTCATCTTCTTTTCGGTATCATTATTATCAACAACTATACCTCGGTATATAGAGTAGTATCTTCCAAGACCCTCTAATCCTTCTTCTGTTATTATCTTTGCAGTTTCATAGCCCATAATTACCTCGCTTCCTTATTCTTGATATATTCTTTGAATCTCTTTATGGCTACTTCCATATAATCGAATTTAACCCAATAATCATCGGGTACTTGAATATCTTTGATGGTTATCTTTCCGGGTATTACCTTACCTGAAGAAGTAGTTAAACTACCAGAGCTTACAGCTATACCTTCTGCTTTCTCGATTGGAGTCTTAGCTAATACTTCAGTATAGTAAGCCTTCTTTCGAGCCATCTCATCCCTACGTTTAACATCCAATACGTTTCCTTCCTTATCCATAATACCAGATTCAATGAAATAGGCCACCTCATTGTAAGTCCAACTCAAATCTAATTCATTGATATTACTTAAAGCTTTCTTATCTTTACCCTTAGAGGTTACAGCATTAGCTTTAGCATCATTAGCTACAACCGTTTGAGTAGACAGTCCAGTCTTAGAAGTAGTAGAACCAGCCCTACTCGAATTCTTTACTAACTCTAAATTAGTTACATATCCCTGGCCTGCATCCATAGAGTGGGTACATTGTTTTATATACCAAGGACCAGACCATCGTTTACCAACATTCTCTAATATTAATACCTGAGAAGAGGCTAGTAAGGGTCTTCCAACAACTTGCATCTGACAAACCAGTTTACTCTCTGTATACTTTAAACCACCATTAGCATTAGCATTAGCTGCCCAAGCCCACTTATCTATCCCCCCATATCTACTGAATAGATTATGGTAAAGTTTGTACAGGGGTATCTCAACATTAGCTTTTTTCCAATGTTGAACTTTCACTGTAACGCTATAAATACCCAAACTCTGATTTAATGGGTTTTTATATTTGATAACCGGGGTGTCATCGATCACCATAGTATAAGGGCCTTTCTTTAAAGCCGATATACCTCGATAAACACTTTCTTCATCCTCTAATCCCCAAGCAGTAGCTCCACCCTTGGGAGTATGCTCTGGGTCAAAGTCTCTTGGGTCCAGGTCTTCTATGACCATGTATTCCATTTGTTCTTTACCCTCGAAAAGGTATCTTTCATTCTTGAGGATATTGTATATATCTTCATCTAATGTTTCACCATTAACTACATTCTTAAGGGCAGCATTTAAAGCTGCACGCCTATCAGCCGGAAATTCTTCTCTTTGAATGGTTTTATTTATGATACTTCTTACCTGATCTGTACTAAGTTCATTAAGGAATTTTTCCTTACCTTGTCTATAAGCTTCGGCGGGATTAGAAGCAGAATACTCTGCTACATCTTGATTCCATTTGTCATCTACTTGTTTCCTAGCTTCAAATGAAGCTCTTAAGTTAGGGTCAGTCTTTAGGGTATGATTTAACCTCATCTGCCTGATAGTAGGTATATCTTGGGGATTATTCTCTGCTCCATATTTACCTATTGAGGTTTTCCAATTATTATAATAGACCCCATTATTCTCATTAGCTACTATCTCGGGTAATTTTTCAGTATCATCAATCCCAGTACTTAATACTTCTAAATCTTTACTCTCTGGATTAATAGCGGGAGATAGTGTAGCCTTAACTCTCTTAGTTACTTTTTGAGTAGAAAATTGAACACTAAGTACTTCCCCATTCTCTCCCTGATAAGTATAAACAGTTACTGGTTCTTCATGAAATTTCCTATTATGTATATAAATAACATTATCTCTTGAATCTATATACCAAGGGCCATTAGTATAACCTCTCATCTTTTGTTCTAATTGAACTAAGATATTCTTGCCAACTAATCCGAAGTCACTATTGATTAGGGCCTTCAAATCTTCTGGCATAGCCACTTCTGCTACTCCACTGTACCTATTAGCATAAAGCACCTTTCCAGTAGTAGTACGAGTATTCTCTGTAGGTACCTGTAGTGACTCATATACTTTATTACCTATTATTCGTTGTTCCATTACTGAAAGATTTCTATGATTACACCTACACCATTATCACAACCACCATCTAAATAGGAAGATAAACTATTCTCTGAAGCTTCAGAGAAATTATATGGTGGCTGATATCTTAAATCACCAATAGAGTCTATACACTTGATAGTTACATGGGTACCAGTAGAATCAAACTTTGCCTCAAAATCCCTGACCTTGATAGTTTTAATTGGACCCGATACAAATTGACCGTCTGGGTATATGTATCCCCACTGTAAGCATATCACATTACCTTCTTGTAAAGCCTCTATGTCCACAGTATCGGGATCTCCAGTATCAAATGTAATTGTAGCAAGATTTTCTTTTTCTTCATCATACCTATAATTCCAGGTACTAATATAAGCTCCAAGAGGTATACCAGTAATGGGATTCATTATCGGCATACCTCTAAAATCGAATAGAGCCAAGTATGGTTGGCCCATTCCGTTATATAATATGGGTTTTTGTTTAGCTGCCATAAGCGGGGATTCTTATAAGTGTTCCACTTTCTACCTCTTTAAAAGGGTTTAGTATACCATTAGCTTCTGCAATAAGATACCATTTACCTGAATCCCCATAGTATTTATAGGCTATATTCTGTAAAGTCTCTCCATCCTTAATGGTATGTTGAATATCATTTGAGGATGAAGGTACAGAAACTACTGGAGCTTCTAAAGAGTAATCTCCATCTCCGTAATTTAGAGCATAGGCATTATTATAAGGGCTAGCTCCCGTCAGATATTGGTTAATATCAATCATATTTAATACCTCCCGTCTTTTTAAGTGAATCCGAATTTATAAAATCTCCATAGGATAGATTATATGCACTTACTCTCTTGAAAATCAATTCTTGAGTTGCTGCTGCAGGTAATAACCTACCATTACCAAAGGTAGCTGGCTTTCCAGGTACCCTTATCCTATAACCATTCTGAAAGTTCTTCAGAGTATAGGTTGCTGAAGTAAGGATGTAATAGTGATTATCAAATATACCCGAATCCCCCCATTCTATCTTAACAATAGGCGGAGCCGATTGATAACCGTTAGCTTTAGTCCAGGCCTCTAATAACCTACACTTATTAATTACCTCCTCTGGATTCTCTGGGTCATTACAGTACCAAGATACATTGAATTGAATGATGTCCTCAGCACCAGTAAAGTGATACATAGGAGTATTCCTTCCCATGGATTTGATAGTTGCCCATGTGGTTTCTCCCCTGAAGTCCAACTCTGGAGGTCTATTCTGTAAGGTAATATACTGAGTAGGGTTAACAGTCATATTATATATCCTTACCTCATTCTGATATATGATATCAGCTTTAGCCTCAAAGTTTCTGTAATTAGTGGTATTCTTATTCCCTTTTGCTGGGTCTACTCCTTCACCTTCTTCTAATCTTGGAAATTGTAATTCCATTCTCCATTTAGCCTGGAGCTGTTTGTTTAGGGTTGGATTCTTAGATGATATTTGAGCTTCTCCAATTACTCCATTTGGGTCATAGAGTTTACCCTTTTGAGCATCATCCTTTGGAAGAGTAGAAATAGTTCGATTGAGTAATATCCGAGCTCTCCATAGTTTATTTAAGGGACCCGTAAGAACTCCTGCGGTATCCCTTGTAAGGTCATTATATTTTTCAACGACCTTACCTGCTGCTTTATTTAATACTCTAGCCATAGTGTTTTAATTTTATAATCCTAATGCTACACCAGTATAATCTTGCTGAGAACCCAAAGAGTAATCCCCCAATATCTCACCATCTACACTGATATTAATCTTACCGTCTTTTAACCCATCTCTAATAGCTGCTCTCATTGCATTCAAGAACCTTTCTTCATTCTGAGCTCTGATTGCAGATGGGTCTTCTTTATCTTGGGCATTAGTATTCCTATCTACTGAATCAATAAGTCTACTACCTACTTCTATTAATAATGGTAAACCTACGGTAATAGCTAATCCCCAGGGTCCACCAAGTAATCCCAATAACCTACCACCTACCGAAGCTAAACCCTTAGTAGCAACAGTTTTAGCAGCTTGTTTACCAGCTTGATTAGCTACAGTACCTCCAACTACACCTCCAATGAGTGAAGTAGTGGGGGACATACCAGGATTGGGAGTCTTAACATATCTACCGGTTTTGGTATTATAAAATCTACCAGCTTTGTTCATACTAACTCCCCCCATCATCATCTGCAATTGAACCATAGTCCTCATGAGATTTACCATACTTATCATATGAGCTTCCATAATGGCAAACTGAGTATTAGTTTTTATTGCTGCAGCAGACATACCTTCAGTAGAAGCAGTAGCAATAGTCTGTAAATACCCAACAGACCTAATAATACCTCTTACAGTATTAAATCCTGCAACAATAGTACCTACTACTACTGCAGTAGCTCCTACCCTAAGACCAAAACCTCCAACCCAAGTTTCTGAAATAGAATTAATTACTTTGATTATAGAGTTACCCACATTTAGTACTGGGGTAAAGATTCTACCCAAAGCCGCACCTGCCGTAACGGTTAAGTTCTCTAAACTTGATTCGAATTGGTCAATTACACCTGCATCGGTTTTAAGACGTTCTTCATTAAGTCGGTTTACTGCTCCCATGTTTTGGTCATAGGTAGCAAGTATCTTACCCATCTTATCTCTACCAGAAGCAATATCTCTAAGTACTGGAAGCATGCCTCGATTACCACGAACACCAAAGATATTGAAGAAGGTTGGTGTTTCTATCCGTGAAGGTAAGTCTACTGCCGCCTTGGCAAATTTCTGATAGATAGTGTAAAGATCTATAAGGTTACCCTGAGCATCGAAAAACTCATCAGGACTTAAGCCCAAGTCTGCTAAAGCGTTATAGCCTTTCTTTTTTTGATTAACAAGAGAGAGTTGTAAGTAACGAATCATATTAGCCAGAGAGGTACCTGCCATAGAACCCTGTATACCCATATCCCCCAATACACCGATGGCAGCAGCCGTTTGCCGAAGATCTACTCCAGCAGTTGCCATATCTGCTCCTGCATAAGATATGGACTGGGCTAAGTCTGTCAAAGATATATTTGCATTGGTAACTGCAGTATATAAGTCATCGGTTACTCTAGCGGCTTCTCCCATTGGGATTTGGTACATTGACATGATATTAGTCATCAAGTCAGCTACACCACCTTTCTGTCCCACTGGCATAGTAAAGATTGAAGCCAGCTTAGATGCTGGCCCAATCATTTCTTTAATAGCATCGAATTTATTACCTGCCATAGCCAGGTATCTTTGTCCTGATGCAACATCCGAAGCAGTAAGAGGAGTTATCTCATTGACATCTTTTGCCAATTGTAACATTTCTCTTTGTTCTGCAATGGTAGCACCGGCAATTTTCGAAGCAGTCCAAACTTCATTCTGAACACCCGCAGAGTATTTATAGGCCCTTGCCATTCCCCCTACGAGCTGCATTCCGAAGTCCATTGTATTAGAAGCTGACATCTGTATACCTCTATTCCAGGTACTCATGTCATTCATCATAGTTCTGAATGACCCAGATATCTTGCCAGCCTCTTGAGAGAATCGGTCTTTTAATACCATGGCAACACCGACCTCCACTATACTCCTACTGGTATTCATAATTTATTTTCTTTTCTTTAATTGTTTATAATATTGTTCGGCCATTTCCTTAAATATTTTCCTGATTCTATACGGAAGACGTAAAAAGCCGAAATAGTCTAAGGCTATCTCGGCTCGGGTGATATAAACAAAATCACTTTCTAACATTACTCTTCCGTCAGGTAGAAAAAATTTGGTGCCCAAACTATAGGATAAGTTCTTTCTTCTCCGGTGGTTGGATTAGTGATATGGGATTCACCTTTGAAGATAGGGTCCATAGATAAGATATGCTTTCTCATCTCAGCCATATCCTTTGCAGTAAATGGGGTAAAGTTTTCTACCTTTTCCCAACTACCATCAACCTCTAAGTAAAGGTTCCGACAAAGAAGAGGAGCATTCTTAGTTTGCTTATCCAATGGCAACTTCATGAAATCTTGTTCCCCCTTACCCGTCATACAATCGAATTTAATTCTCTTGCCAGATGAAAGAGTGTATTCATGGTCTACCAATCTAACTCCCTCTGGATAATAAGGGATAGCATCTGGCTTCTGATTTAAATCCTCTACAGTTGGAGTAGTACCGTAATCGAAAAGGAACTCATGAAGGTCTTGGCCATAAGTAACTTTACCTCCATTCTCTTTGCCCCAATCATATTCAAATTCTACCTCATCCCCCAAAGAGAAGATACGAGAATTAAAGATAATAGCATAGCGGTCATTGACCGGTAAGTTAAGGGCATCATCTATGGTTAATTTCCCATTGGGTGTAGCCGTAGTTCTAATTACAATTGCTGCAATGAACTTGGTAAGGTTCATCAAAGTCTTCATGTCTGAAAGGTTACTGAGGATATCCTCATCAGCACCATTCTGTTCTCTGATTTCATATTCGTAACCAGAGGGTCCGGTAAATCTAAATGTTCTAAATTCCATAACTGTTATTTTTAATGTTTACATATGTTCATAGTACTCCTTGTAACAACAAGAAAGGGGTGAGCTCCTATCACAGGAATCCCACCCCTCCACCGAATCTTAGTGAAAATAGACTAAGGAATTAGTATTTATCTGCAGTACCAACTGAGAACTCTATGGACTCAATGGTATTCTCTGAAGCCATTCTGTCCAAGTCTAAGCCGGTAATCTTACATGGCCATACCTCTTCGAAGACATGGGTATTAAGAACTGAGACTCCATCTTCGGCAAGTTCGTTTACAATTGCCGTTTCCCAATATTGGCTTGGTACCAAACCTCCACCAACTATGTGGTCTTGGCAAGCATAAAGCCAATCATGAAGCCATGTATCGGAACCTGCAGTAGTCATAAGTTTCTCTACGATAAGATTACCTATAGTAACCCTACCTGCAGTTTTAACGTCTCTATTGACGTCCCCATGAGCAACCTGGTCAATTTCAATATCTGGCAAAGTACAACTTTGAAACAGATAAGTATTGATAGGGTGTTTGGGGAACATGATGCTCCACAAGAATTTCTTCCGTGGGTTTTTTACTTTTGCTCCCATTGTGTTATGAGTTTATAAGTTATTACTTGTTTCTACGATTGATACTGCCTTAGAAGCTGCATCGATTACAATCTCCATAGTTACCTCTTGCATAGGAACTACATCCTTATACTTAAGGATAGCACGGTACTTACCCTGACGAGCATCTGCTTCGTTATTAACCGAAAGGTCATCCCAAGAAGTTGCATCTTGGTCACCCATCCAGGTATACTCGGTCATAGCATCTTCGTCTACCAAAGAATCCAAGGTAGGTTTAACCTCCAACCAGATTCTCTTCCAAGTACTCCAAACGTTTGGTTCTTCGATATACTTGTTGAGTACCGGGCGAAGGAACTTCTTCAGATAGAGATTCAATCTTACAATTGAAAGGAATCTTTCAGAATCCTGTTTCACTTGAGAAGAGAAGCAATGCCATAGCATGGTTTGCTTACCTGAATCTGGAGTATCTTTGATTACCATCTCATTGATATAATTCTGAGCAAGGGTGTTCAGTTCGTTATATCGAGAAGGAGAACCATAGTTAGGGCATACTGGACCAACTGCATCTCCAATAACCCCTCGGTTCATACCAGCAAAGGATTTCCAAGGACCATATTGAGTAGCAGAGGCATCTCCCAAACCAACAATAGTACCCACTACATCGGAATCCTGAAGATTACCGTTTTCGTTGTAGTACTTAAGTCCACCACCAAAGTAGGCAATGTACTTAGAGTTACCTACAGTACCAAGGCAAGTCTGTACCCAAGTAACCTGAGCTTTGTAATCTCTTGCCTGAGTACCTTGAGTATAATGGGTTAAGTGTTTGGGAACTTCGATATACAGTACCCATTCCATCAGTTCTTTTGCCATATCAGCAGCAGCCTTGTATACTTTGAGTACCTCTGAATCTTGTTCCAAGTGTTGAGAGATATGTGAAATAAACAATTGGTAGAAGTCTGTGTAGTCTCTTACCAAGTCCAGTGAAGCAATCCATTCTTCGGCAGTTGGAGTGGAACCTGCACTACCGATAGTACCCTTAAACAGTTTCTCTGTTTCGGAGGGTGCAGCATCTCCCACGGTAATAGTGATAGCATTCTTAGTACCCTCGATATCATCGGTAAGCCACTTAATTAGGTTTTCAAAAGAGGAACCTGCAGTAATTACCGGCTTAATATATTCCGAGTTCTTAGCAAATGCACTAAGAGCAAGGTAATCTACCGAAGTATTATTGTTATCATCGGCAGTTTTGTAGGTTATTACTGGACCCTGTTCAAGTACTTGCCCATTAGCCGAATAGATTTTATAATACAAGGTATTAGCTTGCTTATAAAAACCAACCTGGAAAGTATCTGCACTACCAATGGGATCTCCATATCCCTTGGTTACTAATCCAAAACTATAGGTAGTACTACCTGATTTGAAAGTAATCAGAGCAGAGGGTTTAGCCGAGTCGGGTACAGCAGAAGCAACTGAAATCCCATCTTCTGAATCTTTAGCTTTTCTTGCCGCAGCCGAAGAAGCAGTTACTGTACCTTGAGTAGCTCCCTTGCCAAGTACTCGAATAACACGAAGCTTAGAACCACCCTGCAAAGCCTTTTCGATATTTGATACAGAACCATCTGGTACAATTTCAGAACCATAGATTCTTTGGAACTGAGAGAAAGTAGAAATGGTTTCTGATGGGTCATCGTATGGGCCCTTAGTAGTTCTAGCCAATACACAAGAAACTCCTAACATGGGAGTAGTTTGAAGAACATTGTTGTTCTTAAACTTAAAGTCAATGTGAGGTGAAGTTGGCATAATTCTATTATGATTAAAGTTAATTACTTGTTTAATTTATACCCTAGAGTATTGTACCTATACCTTAGGTACTTTTAACTCTAACATTTCATTTTCGTTTTGTTCTAACAATCCAATAAGAACTGATATATCCTTGATGGGTGTAAGAGTACCTTCTCCCAAAGCTTTTTCTGGAAGAATACCGTCTTTACATACATAAGTGTATACCTTCTCAAGTATACCATGTTCTACATCTGGATGGTCATAATAATTACCAATCTCAATGAATAGGTTTCCGGTGGGAGCAAGCCTGCCCTTTTCCCATTCCTCTAAGTCATTGAAGTATGGTCTCACGTATCCTCTAGCAGGTAAGCCAGTATATAAGATTGTATGTAGCAACCTCATATCGGCTTGTGTTTGAGAAACTAGATGTACATCTATAGTAATATCTTTTGTTTCATAAGGAAACTCTGAAGCTTGGTAATTACCATCCTCAAGTTTATCACCAATGATGTATTTATTCACACCAATATCTCCAGCATAATAACCCTGTAGTTCTATGGTTATTCTTGGGAGAGTCTTTGGGCCTTTTACTTGATTATTCCCTATACCAAAAAGTGGTATAAACTTCTTCATACCTTTGATTGCCTCTTGAAATCTTTTTTCGTTTTCTTGAGACAAAGGTAAGAAGTCTTCTGGGTTTAAGGTAAGACCCATTTCTAACATTGTACTAAGTAGAGAGATATAAAAAGTTCTTTCTACTATTTCTTCTGAGTTTACCATTAAAGTCCTAATCTAATATTTAACTGAACACTTTGATTGCCATTGTCATTAATATACCCATTATAAGTTACCTGAATACCTCCAAAACCACTCATTATGGTTTGTAAATGACCAACACAATTTAATTCACTAACCCATTGAGTAGCAATATTTGAAGGATAATCGGTAAGCCATACTTTAAAGGGTATTGGTTCTAAACCAATACCTCCAGGGAATTGACCCTCTATTGTCTTACTTATATCGGTTATCTTAAATTGTTTTACAAATTTAGCAACTTGAATACCGTTGATAAGGTAATACTGATAACCCTTTACATTACTAATCTGAGCAGTACTAGTATTTTGACCAAGGTTTGGGAATGGTATATTCGGAGTTGGTTCAAAGCCATACTTAGTAGTTCTAATACCTGGAGATTGAGTTATATTTAAAACTATCTCTGGGTTAGGTTCTTGCTGTGAGATAATCTTAACCGTAGTAGTTCTTTCTAATGGGTCATAGTTACTTGGGTTGTGATCTTGATTAGTAGATTTAGTTTTGATAATAAGCTTACCTGCAGCATTAGCTTCCCCAATTTCTTGGGTTACCTCTAACCAATCGGATGAGCTTTCTAATTTCCAATCTACAGCACGGTATTCATCTTGAGGCTCATTATTTATAAACTTCTGTTGGTAACTATATACCCCTATTTCTAGAGTCTCACCCTTTTTAGTACCATCGAAAGTATGGGAAGTAGTTTCCGGAGTGATACTAAAATAAGTTCCCCAGGTCTCTACTATTTTAGGAGCAGCCTTTTGTATCAGAGTTACTTCCCTTTCTACACCCTGAACTACTACCTTGAGGACCTGCTCTTTTAAGGTCTGTTCTGTATTTACTGCTTTCGGTTTTACACGAATGGTAGCAGTACCAGTTCCTGATAGTGAAGATATTTCAAAATCTACTGCCATTATATAATCCTCCTTATTTCTTTTCTAACTTCATTACGTATTTCCTTTTGTAAGGCAGCTTTTCCACCAGCAGCCTTAAATGCAGGAGCCCAGAGAGGACGAGGTGGTAAATTACCATCTCTACTACCATACTCTAACATGATAGCTATCTGATTCAAAGTTTTTCTTGAAGTCTTACCAGTATAAGTAATCTTCTTGATTCCAATTGGTAAACCAACGAAAGTTCTTTTCTTACCCTTTACTAAGGTAACTGACCTGGCATATTGTCCAGTAAGATTTAGCATGGTATGGTCTCCATATTTCTTTATGGTACCAGGAGCATGTGGTGGCCAAGATACTCCGGAACCCCTTGGAGGTACACCAGTATTCAAACTTCGTCTTACTATACGAAGAAGTTGATTACCAAACTTTTCTGTACCTTTCGCATAACCCTTAGTTAAGATACTTGGAGTCTTAGCAATCAACCTTTCTGCACGAGCTTGTTCTCGTTTATCTACGTATATTTCTAGAGGACCAATTGGAGTCGATAGTGTAATATTAACCGACTTACTTGGCATAATTCTTATTATTGTTTAGGTTTATCTAATCCCAATTCTTGAGCAATCCTTAATAAAAGGGTTTCTTGGTTAGTTAACCTCTCATTCATGGATAACTTAAATTCTTCGAAATCTGGAGCAGGATTACGAGGTGATTCTGAACGATTATTAATTAAACCAAGAATATTATCACATTCAGAAACAACTGCCTCAAATTTGGCTTTGTTATTTAAAATATTTAAAGCATTCTGTTTCTGCATTGATACCTCATTAATGATATTATCGAGATTGGTCGTATAATAGGTACCATTATAAATACCTTCATTTACATTAGTTGGTAAATAAATGGTAATTTGAGATATTGAATCTTGTATCACTAATTCGATACTGTTAACAAAACCTTCTTTACCATTTGAGGCCATTGGTTTACTTTCGCCAACTTTTAAAACTCTTGCTTGGTCAAAGATTGGATAACCAGACCGACGATCTTTCTCTAAGGTGAAAATCATATCACCCTTTTGTACTTTCTGAAAAATCAATTCTTCCATAATCCATTTTCTATTTATTAAGTTTAAACCGAATGATACTGCACCTGGATTCTTCTGCATGAAGTCTACCAGTTTTAGAAATTGATAGTATCCAAATTGATTAATGAGTACCTGAGCTTTGTTTGCTACTTCTTGAGCAACCTCTATATTTGGAGCAGGTAATGCTAGTTGTATCTTAAATTCGGTGAGTTGTTCTTGTTGTTCCATAATCCCTTAGTTAATGTGTTAAAACAAAAAAAGGAGTACACCTAAAATAGATGCACTCCTTTTAGTCATCCCAGCAAATTAAAAATTACTGAGCCGGTGTAGTTGTACCTTTTAAGGCAGCCACAACTTGATTGATAATGTTCTGGTCTCTCTGAGCATCTACTACTCGATTAAGGCGGGCAATCTCCTGGTCCTTTGCAGTGTTCTCAATGAGACATTTGATTTCCTGTTGTCCATTCTTGATGTCACAGCAGCAACGTTCCAGCTGAAGAGCCAAGTCTGATTTTACTTCTTTAATCAAGCCTTTAGTTTCGCAGCAGCAATTCTGTTGATAATGCTCCATATTGCAGAGGCGGTCCATAACACGATTGAATCCTGCTCCCATCTGGTCACGGGAATCACGGATATCCGAATTCGTTTTGTAGCCCAAATCGCAGAGACCTCTTTCTGTTGCGAAACGGTTGTTAAGAATTTCTTTACCAACACCAGCAACATCTTTTGCTACTCCACCGATTTCTTGGGTTACCCCACGGGCAGCATCAGAGATATCCTTGTAGATACCTGCTTTTGCTTCTTGAACCGTAGCTTCTACTTTCTGAATATCAGCTTTTGTGTCATTGATTTTGTCCCATACGGAAACTGCAGCAGCACCAAAGCCACCACCTACCAATGCACCACCAACGGCTCCCCATCCAGAGCCCCAACCGGAATGATCTCTATATCCGCAACCATCGTTACAGCCTCTGTCCGCGATTACAACGCCATCGCCGGCACCTTTTACTTCTACTCCCATAATTGTAAGATTTTAAAGATTAATACTTAGGTTAATTATACATTAAATACAGAATGGTGTTGTATTTTTATTACCCCAAATTAAATACGTATTCATAAGTAATTGTTGCAGCATTCTGAGTTATGTTGACTGTAAGCTCCCAACCCTCATCATCGTTTTCTGCTTGCCTTAATTTAATGGTACCTGACCTTGTTGATTCTACGGTGTTCTCCGTTAAGGTTAAGGTTAACCCATAGGTTCCATTATCACTGGATAGTGTTGTAATGGCTACATTTGTAACCCAACTTGGTTTTGAAGTTACGGTTAAAGCCAAGGGATATCTTGTACTTACCTCAGAACCATTTATTACCTTAGTCTTAAAAGAATAAGCTACATCAACTGTAAAGTTATTACCTCCCAAAGCTGACAATCCGGTTCTAGTGGTAGTTCTTGAACCAGTAGGGGAAGTGAATGCCAAGTAATACTTATAAGATACTGAAGCAGCACTCTGTGTAACTTTGATTGTCTTAGTAGTTGCCCCACTATAGGATGCAGTTACTACACAGCTTCTACTTGAAGTACCCAAGTTCTCCGTAGCAGTAAGTACCGTCTTAGCAGCATTCAAACTAAAACCAGTACCACTTGCACTAACCGTAGGTGTAGCACTCTTCGAAGAACCTGCACTTGTTGACCCTGAACTCCAATGGTTGGTAGTAGGTATACTTACACTGGCATAAATATTAACACTACCTCCTGAATTAGAGATAGAGTATGAACTTGCAAATAAGCTTATTACTGGTGTACCATCAGTAGTACTGGTAATTTTATTCTCTGCCTGGTATACATCGAGAGTTATAGATTTCGATTTACCATTCAGAGATACAGTACAAGTAAGGGAGCCTACCCTTGTTCTAGCCTTTGCAGTAGTTCCCAAAGAACCTGCACTAACTGCAGTACCATAACTAATGCTAGCACCGCTTGTAATTGTGCCTCCTCCAGTTGTAGAACCATTCCATCCCCAAGTCTGAGAATATGAGGGCATAGTTGAGAATGAACTTCTACTTCCTCCACTTGCAGGTATATCGGATACACTTCCTCCACTTACAGTGATTTCACTATAGGTTCTATAACCTGCAGATTGAGAACAACTGATAGTTAGTTTCTTATTGGTTTCTGCCTGAGTTAATACTACACTACCCGACTTTGCCGAAGTAGAAGTATTATTTGCCATAGTTACTGAAGTACCAGTACCGGTAACTCCGGTATTAGCCCTGGTATAACTTAAGGGAATTTGATTACCATAGGTATGTCCATTTCGGTATTCCTGTTTATAAGAGGTTACAGTAAATGTTTTTGTTCCTCCAGTTGCCCCAAAAGACAGAGAAGTGGGATTCACTGAGAATGTTTGAGACCAACTTTGAGATGCTGCTGCCTGGGTAAATGTGAATTCCACGGTTTTACCAGATTCAGATTGAGTAGCCAACCCCTTACCAGACCTTGAGGTTAGGTCTAGATTCTCTGAAGCTTTCCAAGGCTTTCCATCTGCCGGCTTACTATAGTTAGTAATCCAACTTGGTTTACTGTTTATTACGTAATTAACACTAACAGCAGACCCATTAGCTACATTATCCCAATATTTCTGCTTCGTACTGGTAAACCCAAAACCAAAATTAGAACTACTGGGGTTACCTAAAGCATCAAAACTTATACTGGAGTATCTCAAAGTGAATGTATACTTATAAGTTACCTTATGAATATCTTCGAGTTTAACAGCTTCGTTATTACCATAGGAACTAGCATTGGAGATTTCCAAGCCAACGTAACTTTCCCCCGTTCCTGTAGAGGCGAGTGCTAACAATTCAGCCTTGGTAGGGCAGTCATTACCTGTCTTACCAAGGCCTACTTTAGTTTTGACAGCACTCCATGTTGCTATCTCTCCCATATTAATCTACATCTTTAAGATTTCTGAGTTCTGAGATTTCAGCCTTCAAAGCCTTAATCTCTTCGTAAAGAAGTTTAATACCTTCGATTGCCAGAGTAGACATCTTATGGTACTTAACTTGTTTTACCAATACATATTCTTCACCGTCGATAACAACCGTTTCGAATTCCTCAGGATTAGGAACTGAATCCTTAGTTCTTGGGTCTTCTTCCACATAATGGTTAAACCCTGCTGCTTCCAAACCTTGTGCAATGGTACCTTCATCTTCCTTACCATCCATGATAAAGGATTCTGTAGGTATACTGCAAATCTGTTCCAAAGTATGGGTTAATGGTTTGATGTTAGATTTCAATCTTTCATCGGAAGACTCTTTCCAGAAACCGGAAGGAGCAGTAGTCTTAGCAAATACTACCTGGTCAGTAGTTGCCAATCCCAATTGAGCTCTAGTTACTGTATGAGGATTATCCTTTCTACCTGCATGACTATTGATAGAAGTCTGAGCAGTAGTACCTGCAGCCTTAGCATCAGCAATAGCAGTAGCTTGAGCAGTAGATACTGGCTTATCAGCATCAGAAGTATTATTAACATTACCCAATCCAACCTGAGTTTTAGTAACTGTATGAGGATTAGATTTATTGGCAATGTGATTATTTACCTTAGTTTCTAAGGCAGTTACATCTGAACCAGTATCGGCAATCAAATCGTCAACGTAAGTTTTCAATTCTGTACGAAGAGCATTGATGGCATTAGTTCTATTGGTAATCTCATTTGCCAACCCCTGTACGGTATTATCCAAGTTAGTCTTATCTGCTGCAGTCATTACACCTGCAGTAGTCTTAGTTGCTGCAAGTATATCTCTAATTAAATCTGTAGCACCTTCATAAGTCTTACCCTCTGCACTCTTAGTTTTATTATTAAGAGTAGCTCTTACATTAGTTGAATTATGGGTAAGAGTGAATCCAGTAAGAATAATTCCTGGAAGAGAACTATTAAAGGTATCATGAGCATTATCTTTTGCAATACGGGCCTCTTGTTCAGCTTCAATAGCATCTGGTAAGGTTTGATTAAGCTTTATTACACTATCGGCATCCATCAGACCAGCTTCTTGAGTAGTGGCTGGGGTTAGAGGGATTACCATCCCATCGGGTTTATCAATGTAATGCCCTTGACCATCCGTAGCAGAATAGTTACATAAGATAATAACATTACGCTTATTTTTGTTAGCTATTGAAACCTTACTAATTAAATTTTTAGGCATGCTAGATACCACATCCTCAAGATGCTTACCTCTACTACCTTCGAAAGCAGTACCTGCGATTTCCCCAATGATAAGAGACGAAGTATTACTGTCTACGAATTTAGTACCTGACCAACGGAATTGGTATGGAGGTTCACCATCGGCAACATTTATATAAATCTTACCAGATTCTCCAACTACGGGAGTTTGGTGACCTGCATCCGTATACAATTGAACATTAGTAAGACCTCCAGTGGGGCTTACATCATAGGTAGCATATACTTCAAGTACATCATCTACATATGAAGGCAAATGGTTAGCAGGTACTAACCCCTTCCCATCCAATGGAGCAAAGCCATCAGCCTTACCCTTAGTTGCTACAAAGGCATCATGTTTAGCTTCTAGAGTATTAATATTATTCTGTAACTTAGTTTCAAGGGTAGTATCAGCATCGGTTCTGTCCTGAATTTCTTTATCGATACGTTTACCCAAAGCTGTATCGGCAGCAATACGGGCAGCTTCTTCATCGTTTACAGCTTTAGTAAACTTGGTATCTAAAGCAGTATCTGCAGCTTTTCTATCAGCTACTTCTTGAGCAAGAGCGGCTTCTGATTTACCGTCCAAAGCTTCGATAGCATCTTTACGGTCCTGAACCTCTTGAGCAATAGCATTGGGTAATGTCTCATCCAGATTAACTTTATCTTGGGCGGTCATTACACCAGCTTTCTCTGTAGTAGCTGCTGGGATATAAGTAGTCTTATAATCTTCAGGCTCATGAGTATAAATACCCTCTTCTTTTTTAGAAGAGAAATTATGAGTTAAAGTAACATGACTGCTTTGTTGACCTACCTCAACTGGTTTATCACCAGATAAGATAATAATATTATCTGGTATAGAATCAAACAGCTTCTTATCTGCTGCAGTTTGTACACCAGCTTTCTCTGTAGTAGAGGCAGGCAATGTAATAGGATTCTGTTCTACTGTACCATCTTCAACTACGGTCTTAGTAGCAGCTATGCCAACAGTAGTTTCATTGGGAGTTACTGCACCAAGGGCAAAGTTAGCAGTAGAGATTCTATCCAATTCTACCTTATCTTTCGCAGTCATCGTACCAGCCTTAGTAGCCGATACCTGAGGCAAATCGAAAGTTTCGGTAGTATCAGCATTCAAACCGTTATCCTTAGTTACGGTTACTGTTACCTTATTAGCATCAGAAGCTGCAGAGAGATCAGTTAAAGAATTTGGGTCTAACCCATCTAACTTAACCTTGTCTGCTGCAGACATAACTCCAGCAAGAGTTTGAGTTACCGGAAGTAAATTCTTGGTAGCTTCTACTTCTTCACCATATTGGTTATTTGCCTTATCCTTGGTTGAAGTCTTTACTTTGAAAGAAAGCTGAGTATCTGTTCGGGTTACAGTACTAACATCGGTAACCATGGTGTCTGGCAAAGCATCGGAAGTACCTTCTTCAGCTTCCAATCTTTCTTCATGGTCATCGGTAATGTTAGTGAATTTATTATCTAAGGCAGTATCAGCATCGGTTCTGTCCTGAATTTCTTTATCGATACGTTTACCCAAAGCTGTATCGGCAGCAATACGGGCAGCTTCTTCTGCATCGATGTTATCCTGGAGAACTTTATCTGCGGCCTTTCTTTCCTCTCTCTCTGTATTAAGGTCAGAAGTATTCTGATCAATCTTTGCTTCCAACCGAATATCTTCAGCTTTACGAGCAGCAATTTCGTTATTTAACAGATCCGTAATGGCCGTATAATTACCATTGATATTATCCTGAATACCCTGGATTAATTCCAGGTTACGTTGGATATTAGCAGTATTCTGAGTTACCAGAGCATTAGTAGCATTCAGGGAAGTTAACAACTCTGTACGAGTTTCACTTACAAAAGTTCTCAGCTCATTTACCGTAGTAGTAAGAGTATTACTCAGGTTAGTGAATGATTGTTGTAAAGTATTATCTCCCTGTTCTCGTAAGTTCTTTTCGGCTTCAAGCTTATTCTCCAACTCTGTAAGCTTAGCAGTCATAGTTGCTGCAAAGTTGGGGTCATCACCGAGAGCCTTAGCAATCTCTGCCAAAGTGTCCAATACTTCAGGGGCTGAACCAATAATCTTTTGGATTGCAGCCTCTACTTGTTCTGCATTCTGAAAGTCAGAATCGTTTAATAACTGAGAAACCTTAGTGATATAGTTTGCATGTTCTTCGATGCCATCCAACTTGGCATACAGCAAGTCAGTGAAATCATTTGAAGAAAGTACCTTGCCATCTACCTTATCTACCTTCTTATCGTCCATTGCCTGGTCTGCAGCAATTCTATCTGCTTTCTCCTGAGCAACAGCATTACTGATAAGAGTATCTTGATTAGCTCTTTCAGTTGATTCTTTATCGATATTGGTTTGAAGTAAAGTATCTCCAGCTAAGCGGTCATTCTTTTCGGTAAGGATATCCTTATTAATACCAGCCATATCATCCTTGTGATTCTGAAGGTTGGTATCAATCTTGGCCTCAAGAGAAGTCTCTTTGGCAATTGCTCGGTCTTTCTCTGCATTAATAGCAGTAGTGTTGGCATTTACCTTTGCTTTTAGTTCATTCATAGCATCGGTATTACCTGCCTCTAGAGAATCAATACGAACTCCCAAAGCATTATCACCAGCAATACGATTTTCCTTTTCTTGTTCAAGCTTAGTGTTAATATTACCTACTTCGGATTCCAAAGCTTGTTTGGTATTATCCAACTTAGCAGTAAACTCAGTACTCAAAGCTTTATCAGCTGCAGTACGGTCTGCTACTTCTTTATCTAAGTTAACCTGGAGAACTTGGTCGGCAGCCTTTCTTTCTACACTCTCAGTATTAAGGTCGATATTGAGAGTATCGATACGAGAACTCAAGGCACTATCAGCATTAGTACGATCAATGATTTCTTCGTTAATCATATCCTTAACTTCCTTGTAGTTATCACCTACAGTCTTAGTTAAGTTTGTGATTGCCTCTGAATTTCTTTCAATACTATGTTGGTTAGTGGCAATAGCAGTAGTATTTGCATTTACCTGCTCAGTAAGCTCATTACGCAATGTATTGATAGACTCTTGCATACTCAATGCCAAGTCTGAAATACGTTGGTTAACGTTAGCCAGACTTTGAGTATAGGCTTCATCTGCAGTCTTTCTTTCGGCAATCTCTTTATCCAAGCTAGATTGAATTGCGGCATCTGCATCTTTACGGTCTTGGATTTCCTTGTTAAGATTGTCTTTTACAACTCCAAGAGCAGCATCACCAATAGCAGACTTATTGTCTACATATTCTTTCAGTTTAGTTTCAAGAGCTGTATCAGCATCCTTACGAGCTTGAACTTCAGCAGCTACCTCAGCACTGTTTGCCTCATCACCCGCAATTCGGTCTTCGATTTCTTGGTTAACCTGTTCTGTGATTGCAGCCAATTTCTTGGTAATGGTAGCAGCAAAGTTGGGGTCATTTCCAAGGGCATCAGCAATTTCCTTAAGAGTATCAAGTACTTCTGGAGCAGAACCAATAATCTTTTGGATAGCTGCATTTACCTCTTCCTCAGTTTGGAAACCAGAATCGTTGATAAGCTGAGAAAGATGCGTAATATAATTTGCCTTTTCCTCAATTCCATCAAGTTTAGCTTTGAGTATATCGGTAAAGTCATTCTTAGTCAAAGAATAGCCTTCACGTTTATCTACTTTCTTAGTATCAAGATCTTTATCACCTTTTTCTCTAGCAGCAGCCTCGGCAGCAATAGCATTAAGCAATTGATCCTTGTCTTCTACACCCTGCTCTTTTACATCTTCGATTTTGTGTTCAAGAACTAAATCCTGAGCAGCACGAGTAGTAGCCTCTGAATCGATATTGTTCTGTAATACTTGGTCTGCAACAGTACGGGCCTGAACTTCTTTATCAATATTACCTTGAAGAGCATTATCTGCATTGGTACGGTCTGTTACCTCTTTAGAGATTTCATTGTGAAGAACTTGGTCCTCAAAATGACGGTCTACCTTCTCTTGGTCAATTTTACCTTGAAGAGCTAAAGTATCTGCCTGGCGATTAGTGATTTCTTCGTTAATCTTAGAATCCAGTACAGTATCTGCGTTAGTACGATTTGCAGTTTCTTCTGCAATCTTTGACTCAAGGGATGCCTTATCATTGATATGGAGAGTTTTAAGGTCATTTACACTTTCCTTAATCTCATTATCGGCAGCAATACGTTCATCTTTTTCCTTTTGGATAAGATCCTTGAGTTCCTTCTCAAGTTCACCATTACCTTGATTTACCTTATCTTCAAGGTCTTTGATATCTTCAGCATTCTTATCTACCTTCTTCTCAACTCGGTCGATTTCAGCTTTTAAGTCTGCCTTAACGGTATCAATCTTCTTATTGATTTGGTCTAACCCATATTCTAGGTTATCCTGAACTGCAGCTACTGCAGCACCCAGAGCAGCTTCGGCTTCCTTAGCACGATTAACCTCTTCGGTTAAAGCAGTACGAAGGTCGGTTAATTTATTAGTGATAGTAGTTGCAAAGTTGGGGTCATTGCCCAATGCTTCTGCCAACTCTTTAAGAGTATCAAGGGCATCATCAGCACCATCAACCAAATCACTAATCATCTGTTTAACTTCTTCCTCAGTTTGATATTTCAAATCATTCTCAAGCTGAGAAACTTTAGTGATATAATTTGCATGTTCTTCGATGCCATCAAGTTTAGCCTTCAACTCATCGGTAAAATCATTTTTCGATAAGTCGTATCCTTCTTTCTTATCTACCTTATTCTTGATAGAAAGTACGAAGGCCCAGAACTCATTTATAGTTCCCCCAAAGCCAGCACGAACAAAGTCATCATAGTAACCCTGTAACAACCGCTGGTCAATCTCTTCGCAGGTGTAATATTTACTTACATACATATTTATAAAATTTAAGGATTAATTACTGAACGTTGACGACCCAGTAAGAATTCCGAATCTATATCCCTGAATGGTTCTCCCTCTGAACCACAGAAGGCATTCATTGGTATATTCGGATTTTCTGGATCTACATCTCCACCGTCTTCTATATCCCCCCGAATACAAGCATAATCAGGAAGCTTATTTACACGGAATTTCATTACCTGGCCTATACCAGGATGAGGTATTATTTTATCCCAGATATCACCGAAGTAATCTTGAAAGCAGGTGACAAATTTGTTTCCGGTCATTGATTGAAATGCCGTTACATCATTGCCATTACCTTTCATTTCAATATGAACTCCAGATGTACCATTAAGGATAACCAGATTACTATCAAACCAGATTCCACTGGAAGTAGTAATTGGGGTCCACCTCAGTACTAACATCTTTGCCATACACTTAATGTTTTATTCTACAAATTCAATTTTGGTATCTCGGTCTCTCTTTAGGATAACCATGAAAACTAGGACCTCATCCTTTGCCTGAGCAGTCTGAGTATCTCCAGAAGGCTTATACGTTATACCATTAATTACAAACCTATCTTGTTCCCAATTAAAATCCCAATAACCCTCCGGTGTAAGATAACCGATTTGTTCTATATAAGATTTAGAAATTAGTATTGATAAGTTTTCGTCATCCAATTCTCCTGAGACGGTTGCCTTGTTGATAGGCCAGTTTCTGAAAGCATTGTAGTAACACAATGCTTCGATTTGGATGTTATAATATTTAGGTATACTGTCTTCGGCATGACTGAGAAGCTGATTAACATGTTTGGCCCAAGTTATGGTTTGTCTACCAGCATCCCAATCTAAGAAGTCAGTGATAATTTTCTTGTATCTATCCCAAGAGCGGTTCTTTACCATTCTCCAGGGTTCTTTTGTCATAACTTAGTTAAGATTGATTTCTTACCACCTTTTACTGGAGCACTTGGGTTGGGTCCATCTAATACTCCAGGTTGCCTTCTGTTAACTACTTTAGGAACTACGGTTCTGAATACTTCATCACAGAATGGTAAGTAGATTTCCAATCGTGAAGCTAACATACAAAGGTTCTTTCTTAATTCATCTATTAATCCACCTGGTTGCATTGCTTGAGAAAGTGTTTTCCATAGGGAACTCGTAGCATCTGCCAAGGTATCATAATATTGCACTTCAGTAGGCCCAGTAGTGATTTGTTTTATCCTATCACCTCGGGCAAGTTCGGGTTTAGAAGTACCATCACCAGTTTGTTCTTTGGTAGAAGTTAATTGACTTAAGTATTCGGAAGTACTCGTTAATAGATTAAGTATCTTCACATTGAGAAAATCCCAGGCAGCCAATTCCATTATTAATTGGTTTTCTAGTGCTTCATACCATAATTCATCCGTATACTTATCTGGTGCAATTGTATGGTTTACTAGAGGTCCAATGTAATATTGCCACTTAGTGATGTAAATAGATTTCTCTTCCCTGGTCATCCCATCGGATATTTCTGAAGGGATATAATGGTCGATTAAGTTATATATTGTATCGGCTAATGCCGTATGCCCATAATCACAAACTACCAGAGTCTTATCTACGGTGATATCTAAACCGCTAGAGTTAGTTACATGTAATGTTACGGTATAGAAACCGGGAGTTTCATAAGAATAGGAAACATGTCTTCCACCATTGAAAACCTCTCCCTTATCATCGCCAAAGTCCCAGTCAAAAATGGATTTGGCCGGGACTTTGGATATGACTCTGAATGAAACTTCCAGACCTGACGTAACGTACAAAAAGTCCAGATTGTTATTCATATTAGTCTGTCTTATGTAATTTTCATATATTACCCTTTAGAAGAGGATTCGAATTCTTCCAGCAAAGCCTGAATAAGTGTTTCTACTGTATCATCTTTCTCGGCAACGATTTCATGAAGACCTGCTACCAGTTTCAGTTCTTCCAGGGAATAGCCCTTTGCAAGTTTTTCAAGAGTCATGCCTTTCTTGAACTGAGCATTCAGTCTCTTATCCAACTTTTCGATGTCGGCCTCTGAATACTTTTCGATTTCTGATTTATCAGCAATGATAATCAGATGGCCAGAGGCAATTGCCTTCTGAATCTTTGGTGCACGGAATTGACGACGAGAGAGTTCCTTGTCTTCTCCTCTACAAACGGTAATACCAGTTGATTGGTCATGAAAACTGTAAGCTCTTGGTCCCACAGTTACTGTATATTTATCTTTAGCCATATTTCCTAAGATTTAAAAATGATTAAAGAGAGGATAGGTCTTTTTTTTTTAGTTACCTACCCTCTCAGGGAATTTATATAGATGAAACCGGACGTCCCTTATTATTCTAGGTTAACCATCAAATATGGGTCTACGTTCATGAACTCGGGGAAGCCGAGTTCTGAGAACTTCTTGTCAGCAGCCAGCAACAGAGTTGCATCCTGGTACATCTTAGAGAAGCCAGTAGTCAAGCTTGCATAGATTGCCTGAGTCTGGTTAGAAACGATTCTTTCAGATTCAAGCATCAACTGACGAGCAGTAAGCTTAATCAAGGCAGCAGATGTATCAATCAACAGCAACTGTTGGTCGGGTGTACCCGGGTGAATGTAGAAGTCAGCATTCTTGGGAACAGGAGACTTAACATTCAGGGTAGCTTCTGTAGTACCAGAGTGACGATCCTTGAATTCCGGCAAGTTCAGCATTTCGATTGCCTGGTCTTCACCACCAATCATAGTTTGGAAGTTACGTCCCATACGAGCAGCACGTACCCAAATATGCAGAAGGTCTTTGTAAGTGATACCATTAGTTGTTTCGTATACACCGATTACCGGGGCAGACTCAGAGCCATCAGGGTTGTTACCATTGATAGCAACGTCCATAGCCAGAGTATCCAGAGCATAACCCAACTGAACGCCAAAATCACGAAGGTAGATTCCCAAGACATCGAGCGAAACATAGTTACGAACTTCATCAGTAAGTTTGAAACCTTTTCCGATTTTGAAGAGGCTAACTGATTTCTGTCCGAAGCTAACATCACCCAATGGGATAGTTTCTGCCTCATTAACCTTTGCAGGGGCAGCATCCGACATGTTAACCATCGGCATGATTGCTTGTAAACCATTGATTGGTTGGTCAGATGCAATGATATTTGGATAGAACGGAGCCTGGCGCATACCCAATGTGATAGCAGCACGGATGATTTCCGGAACAATCCAACGAATATTCTGTTGGGGCATTGTAAAGATGTTCTGCATCGTGTCCACTTTTGGATTGATGCCCATCTTTTCAAAAAGTTCATCTTCTGAAATACCCCATTTACCGGTAACCAATTCTCCAAAAGTTACCTCTACAGGCTTCTTGTCCTGTGAACCGGAACGAACAGCTTCCAAGCTTCTTACCATTTCCGGCAGCTCATTCATAAAATCCTGAGCCTTCAACTTTGTAATATCTATTTTATTTTCCATAACTTCTTTTCTCTTATTTGATGAGTACTTGAATTACCTCATTTGCCTCTTCTGCTGGATTAAGGGCAATGAACTGGGTTGAAGTTGCTTGGTTAGCTTTTACGAATCTATCGTTAAGCAATTCTCCATCGGGAGTTACATAGCCAGCTTCGATATTTTCGTTTGATACCCAGTTACAAATCATGTAACCTTCCATAGCTACTGTTACCTCTACCGGGAAATTTCTTTGAGGTTGATAAGCAGGGTTAACGTTATCCGTTACTGCTACACCCAAATAAACTTGAGTAGCTACATCAGTGCAAGGGTAAATCAAACCTTCTTCATTCAAAGCTACTGGCATACCCTGTACGATTTTCTCTCCAGCTTTAACATTGAAAGCCTGGTGCAATTTGTGTGACTCACTTTTGTAAATCACCGCTCTCGGGGTTCTTTCCCCAAAGAGAGTAAGTTGCTGAGGGTCGTTTACGATTTTAGTTTTTTCCATAACGCGGATTATTTATATTAGTTATTTGATTTTGTTTCGATACAAGTTATCGATTACATTCTTAGTACTCGGAGATTCTGAATTCCGTTGGGTATCAGTACCCTGGGTTCCAGTTTTACCCTCGGTATCATCCTCAGCAATTGAGGAAGCACGGTTGACGTCCTTAGAACCACATTTTGAGCAAGTGAGAGGGAACTTCTCTTCCAAGCGAGCTTGGTAATCCTTGGTCAAGGAAATAAGAGTAGTAATACCAGTAGTCTCGGCATTGAGCATCGTAACGATTGTCTCATCTACCTTATCACCCATCAACTTCTTGTAGGTTTCTACGGCATTTTCACGTAGAGAAGCAATATGATTCTTTCCTACGGTTGCCATTTCCTTCAAGTTAGCTACTTCGGCATTCAAGTTGGTAATCTGTTCCGTAAGAGAAGTTTTCTCTGTAGTAAGATTATCTACCGAAGTTTGCAATTCGTTTCTGGATGATACCAAAGTCTGAATGCAGGCAATTACATTTTCCTGATTCATCTCTTTACCTTCTTCCAGGGTAAGCATGTTATCCCCAAAAAGGCTTTCAAGAAATTTTTGTAATTCGTTCATGTTATCTTTATTTGAATGATTATCATTGGCATCATTATCATTAAAAGAACCTTGAGTATCGTTCTTTTCTTGATATGATGTTAAATCTGATTTATAATCAGTAAAGAAGTATTGCTTCGATTTATCATCTCTGTATTCTTCATAAGATGCCCAAGTTCTTTTGGCAAAGGTTGGGTTAATAATTTTACCATCCGAACCAATTTTCTGGGCAAATGAATCAGCACCATGTGAAACTAGTGAGGTCTCAAGGTAACGAACAATTTCAGTAACAATTCTACGTACCATAACTCCCTTAGAGTCATAAGTACCCAGTTTCTGATAAAATTCGTTATCTTCCATTTGGGGATGGGATTTATCCCACTTAAATTGTACAGTAACTGAATTACTATGAATTGAAGGAGGTTCCATAAGGATGCCTCTAGCAATTCTTGGGTTTGCCTTACCATCGATTTTCAGAATACCGTTGATACCAGCGGGTATAGTAAAGCTACCGTCTTTATAGGATTCCTGCCACATTACTTGTGATACAGCACCAATAGCATTACCGATGTTGGTTTCATGGTCACAGTTTACTGTTTGACCAAGCAACATCTTCATAGAAGCCTTTAGTACTCCATTCTGACCAAAGTCTGTCGGGTTCCAATTCTTAGATACAATCGTTTCTGAAAGTAATCGGAACATAGGTTCGATAAACTCTTCATCCTTTGGAGTTAATTCCGATTTATCCAGGTTAGGGTAATAGGTATTATAATCTATATCCCCTCCCCAAAATCCAAATTGAGCAATGGTGTCCGGTGTAGGATTCTTCCATTTGTAATAATTCTCGGAGAAAGTCTGGGCTCCCACTGCTTCTGGGATATACCCAGCCATAATGGTATGGCCTTGACCTATCACCATAGAATCAAGATGCTCTTTGTTTTTCTTTGTAAATTTACTCATCTTGCTTTAGTATTTTGGTCTCCTCGAGAAGGAGCCGGGTTATTCTTATCTCTTGACCTACGAGCAGATTGGTTTTTATCATCTTGCCTTTGTTTCTTCTTAGTTCCTTCTTGGGGGTCTATATTACCTCCCTTAGCAAATTGGTCCTCAAGTGAAACTCTTGGTTCTTTCTCATCAGGAGAATCATAACCCATTGCCCAAGCATATTGCTCTTGACTAATGATACCAGCCTTATACAATAAGTCAAGGTTCTGTATCTTATACTGAAGACCTTGTTGGATTTTAACTTCATCAGAAACTGTAGAAGTTCCCCAATCAATCTTCATCCCCTTATTATTAAAGCCTGCCAGACGCAGTTCTAGAGAATAAAGTCGGTCTAATACATAAGCTACAAGCATTTGGATATTTTTTAACTGGCTAATCATCTTAGACAGCATTATACCAGTTGCACCTTCACCAGTAGTAGATGATACCCCAATGATAGAGCCATTAACTCCCAACCCATTTGCTACAGATTGTTGGTTCATATTCCAAGGCTTCTCGATATTACCGAGCTCCTTAGTAGTAGAATTTAGTTTGAATTCATGGTCATCTATGTAACCAGCAACTACCCCATCCTTCATACCCTCTTTAACATTACGTTTAAGGATATTGAGTTCATGGTATAATCTGGATTCATAAGATTTGATACTCTCATTTGGCCTTTGTGGAGATTTCTGCATCTTAGCTTCTAAGAAACCAACCATACCACAAATCTCCATGATATGTTTGAAGTTAATCTTCATATCATTTTGTCCTTTGAGAGAATCCAATGCAGGCATAAATGGAGGAACTCCATAAGGTTCATCGGTATCATTGAACATACCAACATAGAAGTAGGTTTCTGGGTTAAGCTTAATGTAATCTTGTTGCTTAACAAAGAAATTTATATTCTTTTGGTAAGGAGCATACACCCCATTTAATTCACGTTTAAACTTGATATGCTCTGGCTTAAGGAATAATACAGTAGCCAAACCATCAAGCTTGTCATTTGGTACGCCTTCTACAGATATTGCCCCACTTACAAGAAGTTGAACAATCATTTTATTAACTAAACCATCTATACCAGCAGTATATCTGGTCCATCCCTTGGTGGCTTTCTTAAGATGTTCTCTCATCTTTGAAGCCTCTTCATCGGTATTATTAGGGAAAGTTACTGTATGACTGGTGTTAGCTAACTTAAACATATCTTGCAATGCAATGCCCATATCAGGATTTACCTTATATAAATCCCGAATTAAAGGTATCACATCAACACGAAAAGAGGGTTCAACTAATTTAGTCAACCCTTGTAATGATGTAATTAAGTTATCGCTATCATCGTCAACTGAAACCCTACCAGGCGAAATCGATGTGGCAGGCTTCTCCTCTTTATTAGAGGATGTACCATTCTTGGGAGGGTCCTTCTTACGTCCCCAACCCCAACTAAAATTGAAGTACTTTTTCATCTTGGTTGTACGATTACGTTAGTTTTTCCTTTCCTTATGTGATTACATATTGCTTTTCCAAAGATATCATCATCGGCATATACGTCTCCTTCAAGGTCTACATCTACAGCTGAATTGTTAGCCCTATGTTTACCCATTGCAACAGGTCTACCTAAACCATCATAAATGAAGGTATAAGCTTCTTGTACAAAGAATGGGTCCTTAATGATTACGTGATCTAATCGAATATCTTCTTCCAAGTTTTCTATTATCACTGAACGATTCTTTTGGGTGGTTAACCAACCAGGGGATTTATCCATTTCAGGTCTACTTTTACCTTTTTTCTTTAGCATCTTCTGGTAGTAGTAAAGGTTAGGGTAGCCTTCGTCTTGAAGCTTAGAAGTTACTGATAAACCAACGTCATTGGATTCTGGAGCTATTATTGCCCAGTTAAACAACTTACCAGTATCACCAAGTAACTTAGCATAAGCTCCCACTGCCATTCTTCCCTTATATACTACTTGTTCTTCTCCTAGCTTATCCATACAAGTAAATGAAGAGTAGTCAGAAGCTCTACCAGTTGAAACGTCTGCACCAATGAAATATTCTTTATCTGATTCGGGTTCACAGAATTGTCGGTATTGACCATTAAATCTCTTCTTAATAACTGGGTAATCACTAAGGCAGTCTTCGATAGCTTTAATATCGGCTAAATCGAAGACTGTATTACCAGATGATAAGAAGTCACCATCAATTTCTTGTGCAGTTCGTTTTGCTCCCAAAGCAGAAGACATTTGGTTATACCAATTGATATCTCGTTCTGGGTGCATTTGCCAGTATAATCGAATTGGGTTAAAAGGATTACCTCCTGCAATGGCATCTACCCAAGTTGAGTGATAGAAATTACCAACTCCATAGGGAGTGGAATTGACGATGGCAGCTCCACCAGTGGAAAGAGTAGGGAATGCAGCAGCCCAAATTTGAGCAGCCCATCTTACTACTGCTGCCTCGTCAATTACCAGAAGAGAAAGGGATTCCGAACGACCGGCTTCGGATGATGTCGGAATTGATTCAATAAATGACCCATTATCAAATTCTATCATGGAAGCAGAACCGTATTCTCCGGCTCTACCATTGATTATGGGAGTTTGAAGGTACCATGGAAGATTCTTGTACATGAACTTAATCTTCTTAAGTACCTTCTTAGCTGTTGTGTCCTTGATAGATATAATGTTTATCTTTTTGTTGGGATGGTACATCGCCAACCAAAGACAGTACATTGAAATAAGTTCTGTAATTCCTGCCTGACGGAATTTGAGAATGATATTGAATCGTTGGGCAATGAAATTGTAGAGAACAGATTTCTGAAATGGGTATAAATCAAATCTTACCTTTCCTCTTACTGGATGTATCACATAGCAAAAAAGGCTAAAAAAGAAAACATCACTAGAAACTCGGGATAGGTTTGATAGCTCCTCCCGAGTTAATGTAGTTCTAGTTTCTGAGATAGTCTTTGCCATTACTTAAAAGTTATATGTTATTTGAAATTCGATGTCAGTACCCATCCCTGATTTTATCTTCGGATAGTAAAAGGTATTGACTCCGAATTTGTAATTAAATCTCTTAGTCTTGATTGAAAGACCAGCTCCCATATCGAATAGATTATTGAAAGGTCTATATTTGCCATAGACGTATGGACTAAGTGATAACCTTGCAACTTTCTTTCGAGTTAATTGACCTTCATACCAGTTGTAGTTGTACTTATCTAAATCGATTGGGAATAGTCTAGTTGAATAAGTGTTAGTCTCCTTATTGAACAGACTTAAGTTCAACTTATCTTTCTTCAAAACGATTTGAACCAGGGAATCTTGGTTACTGATAACTGGCTGCCTTAGTATGGAATCAGGAAAGAGAGTTGGCTGCTTATTACCATGAACTAAGATTTTACCTGGTTCAACTTTTTCTGAGTACTTCTTCTCTGGTTTGAAGGGTTTCTTTGTGTATACTGTATCTGGGATTTCATTGACCGCTAGTTCTAAGGAATCAACCTCTCGAGAAAGTTTGTAATTCCTGAAGCAAAGGTAAATAGTAAATCCTAGAAGTACAATAAACAAGGCCTTCTTTAAATTCTTCATGTTCAAAAATTTTAGGAAGTTCGCACGCTTTAATGATACTATCTATTCGGTAATCGCTAAGCGATTACCTTTATCGAACGAAGTGAGATAATATCCAAATATACTACTTACGATATGATATATGAATAGCTATATATACGCAGATAAATATATAGATATATATACGTAGTATATTATATATCTATATATTTCAAGGCACCCCAGAAACTTATATATAAGACTTTATATATAAAGCTGAAACTCAAGGTTTCTTGGTATTTGCCTTTTTGAGGCATTTTTTGAACCAAATACCTATTTCCCCTACTGCCCCTTTGGCAATTGTATACCTTGCCTTGTTAAGCCAGTAATGGTAATCCTTAAAATCACCTTCGAAGGTATCACCATTCTTGTGAAGGTAAATTTCGAATTTATCAGGGAATCCCATAATTGCCTTGAAGTCTTCGATTCCCAAGGGGTATCCATCGGGTCTGAATTGCCTATCTGCAGGTCTGAGAGTTAATGGTGGTTTATCATACTCCAATCGATATACTCCTGGGAGAGTACTCATCTTTGCAGTTTTGATAGGCCACTTCTTTTCATCTTTAAAATCTCTAACCCAGAGTCTATGTATCTTTGCTACTGTAAGATTCTTCTTTTCAGGAAGCTTCCGATAGTCATACATTGCCAGAGTTTTACTCATAAACGGAATCTGGTTAGTATTATTTTCCTGAGAGAATGTGAGTGGTTTAAGTAGATTTCTAGTAATTGTTGGGTTTTTTACTTGAAATACTTCATCAAAAGCATTCAAATATTTCTTACCAGTTTTTCTATGTACTCCAATGATGAGTAATCTCTTTCGTGATAACTGTGAGTTACCGTAGTCAGAAACGCTTCTTTCGTGAAAAATAAGTTTATAGTCTTCAAGAGTTTTTTGAAGATATTCTTTTGGGAGCAAAGATAGCAAACGAGGTAAGTTTTCAATAAGAAATATCTTAGGTTTATAATGTAAGATTGATTGAATTACTAGATTCAGGGATTTATTCTCTTGGGGATTGCCCAATTCTTTTACTTTTGAAAGCCTCATAATAGAAGATGCTCCACAGTCTGGACTTGAAAGTATGATGTCTGGCTTACAATCTGGGAAGGTTTCATCTTTATAATATGGTATACCACCAAAGTTCAATTTCCACTGCTCTAAGCCTTTAGTATAAAATACTCCTCGAGTTTCTATATTAGCTATCAAATTCTTTCTAAAAGGGAACAAAAGGATGCCTGCACCAGCAGACACCCCTAATACTTTTAATTTTTTCATTTCTTGTAGCTTCTCAATTTAATGTACTTAATCCAAGCAAATGGCTTACGGTCTTCCAAATAACTCAGATTCTTATCATTGTTGTGAGCTTCTTCTTCGAAACTTACATCATGATACCTTTCATTCTGTTTATCCCACTTGGCAAAGCACCTGATGATTATGTATTCGATAATATACCAGAGATAGAAGAATCCAAAAACCAGGGCCACTACCCACCAGAAGGATATATCAAAGGATAACCAGAGTATGATACCAAGTATCAAACCCGCTATACTACACTCAATCTGCTGTATCTGATGAATACACTCATGATTAATATCATCAGGTTTACACTCTTCTACTTTGTGTTTGAAGAATGAGTTATACACCAGAGTAATTGCTTTGTAACTGGGGAAAAGAAATACCTTTGCTACCCAGCTGTTAAAATGACATCTTTTCATAATTTATCTTTGAAGTTTTCGTAAGCATTTCTTAGTTTTTGGTCGTAGGCATTCTGGGCATACCCGGGACCATTGTATTTTCTGGCAAAGCCAGCCCAGTCCTTTTCTTTGAGATTACTCAAACAACCAGAGTTTTTCATGAAATAATACATGAGTTCTAGTTGATTTGCATGAGATTCCGACATCTTATGAACGAATTCGAAGACATCTTTACATTCACAGAGGTTGTGATTGAACCCACAAATCTGGAACATTCCCCAACTTGCAGACTTCAATGCACATTCTTCGTCAATTTCTTTGGCTAATTCGAGTCTTTTGTACTCGTGTACACCTCCCAAGTACTTCGATTTATCCCATTTAGGGAAGAAAATCGTAGAATATCTCTTACAAAGGTAAGCTAAATCTCTGTCAGGGAATTTCTTATGTACTTCTTTGTACATAATGTGACCCTCAAAGAGAATTTGAGGCCTACCATCAGCTAAAAACCCATCTCTACCTGCTGCTTCTACCAATTGAACAGCCTTCAATAGAGCAGGTTCTAGACCTAAGCGAATAGCAAGGTCTTTAATCATTTCATTTGTTAGTTTATCCATAACTTATCAGTTTTAATGGTTCAATTTTAGTAACAAAAGTATTGCTTATAACCCATTTTTAGGATGTTTCGAGGTTCTATTATCATATATAACTTATAAAATAATGCAATATGGGCAAGAAAAATGAATGCCAGATATGTGGCAAACCAATTAATTTAGAGGAATTCGATGAAACTAGAGAGATTCCCCAACTTATGGCAAGAAAACAAGTTTGTTTTAAATGTGCTTTTTGGTTTAATCGATTAGCTTATGATAAAGAACTTGAAAAAGAGAAGAAAATTGCCGTAATTACTCCCGATTATTCCCATTGGATAACTAGAATACCGGGAAGTATTCTAATGGTTCCTTCTGCTTTTGGTGGTATTTACCAAACTAAACTCCAACCAGTCAACACTCTGGGAGTTATTGATGAAGATCGAGAGAAGCTTTTCATTATCCGTTATAATAACATCGCTCACCAAGGCACTATACCAGAACATCTAAGAAAGCTTTTTAAAGTAAACGGAGTAATTCTATCTCCACAGGAATACAAAATGCTAGAAGATTACCGAGGCAATGCCTATGAATTTATTAAAAATATGATTGATAATGCAATAAATAAGAAATAATTTCGTATATTTGCATAAAGAAAAATTCTTAATAAATAAAGATATGAAAAAAGAAAAGAAAGAAATCAAAAAGCTTAAAGAGGGGGATGAGGTTCTCTTCACCTTATCTGGAAGACCCATCATTGAGAAAGTTACAGTGGAATCTATTGATAAAAAAGGTGGATTCGCAATGCTCAGTAACCGAGTAAAAGTTGCAAGAACCTTGGGTCCTGATGATACATACCCAAGATTGGATGGGCAAAAGGGAGAAGTTCGTCCGCTTACCGAAGAAAATGAAAGAGTATTCCTTGCATATAAGGCCTATTTCTCAATTAAGAGAAACATAGAATTACTTGATAAGGAGATGAGAAGTATGAAAGATTCGAAAGCTTTCGATATGATGATTGAATTTGATAAGAAACTTACCAAGATTATTAACAAATACCTCAAAGAACAATGACTACAGTATTAGCGATAATTTACTTGGTATGTTTGCCATTCACGGTATTTTTTGTAAGGGCTTGCTTGGATTATTTACCCTATACTCACAAAATACACTCTCTCGTTTTATTCATCTCGGTATGGATAGTATTACCTCTATTTCCAATTTATCTATTAATCAGATACATAAAATACAAATTACTATGAGATACTTTTTTGACAGAGATGGTAATTATGCTGGGTCATCAATGCAAGGGTGGGAGATTCTTCTCCTACTCTTGTTCCCAGTTGCTCTAATAATCTTCCTCGTATTCTTACCTTTCTATGTATTTCATAAATACAGTTCTAGAGAAGAGGATAAAAAATACGAGGAAGAACATCCAGAAATACTAAAAGTAGATTCTTATATTACCTGCTGGTATCCATGGCATAGATATTCTGTTGCATATACACTGGCTCTTATATTCTGGGTAATTGCTTTTATAATTGGGATATTATCTTAATACAGGTATTAAGTTGGAGCTACCCAATAAAAATTCAAATCTAATGGATATTTTTTAGTGGGGTTAAACCTACTGGAGAGTATAGGAGTATCACTGCTAGCAGAGGGAGTTGAAACTTTTGTAAGAGTATAGGAACCCAATCCAGTTGTTTTTGTTGTAAAGTATGAATTACTTGGTAAATTGTAGCTAGGACTAAAAGCATTACCATTCTTATCAAGGCAGGACCAAGACAACATTTCGAAATTTCCCGGGTACAGGTTAGCAATATAGACATTAATAGCATATCTATTTTGATTTACTATCCAATTCTTATTTCTGTTACCCTCAGTCATAGATCCACCTTCGCCACTAATATTGGTAGTAACCTTAAAAAAAGCACTCGTGTCTACTCCATTGATGGTTATAGGATTAAAACGTATTTCCCAATATTCTTTTTCTTCGGGAGTAGTAAGGTGTAGATTTATTTTATTACCAGATTCATTTTGTGTAAGTACACAAAGCCCAGAAGTACCGTCATTTTGTGCAGTAATCTGAATACTATTGTTACTCTTGTCTTCCTCCAGAACATAGTCCGGGGTATTGATGCTAGCAGAATAACCAACTTCAATAACCCCGGACAATTTGCCATTTACATACTTACGCTTTTGAGATTGTATTGTCCATCTCTCAGAGTTTCCCTGTCTTATTTCTGCATATACATCTTGGGTAGATCTCCCCCCCCCTAATTTAAGAACTTTATTTTCCATAATGTATAATGTTTTTAGATTATAATGTTTTTAGATTGATACTGTTCCTCCTGCACTTGGTACTATAAATGACCCCTTTGATATCCAGGTAGCACCTGATTTAGTATGTACAGCTACTTTATCTCCAATAGTACATTCTATTCGAGAACCAGGTTCTGAGTCATTGGCATAGAATGGAATCTTCATAGTAATAGTACCAGTTGCTGAGAGACCCTGTATATATTGATCTGAAGGTGATGTATTCTGTGGCCTAGCTCCCTTGCCAAAGAGATAGTAGCCTGTACCTGTGGGCAATCCAGAGAGAGTGAATGTTGAAGCCCCTTGTGACTTCTGAGTAACTGGTATACTAAGGTTAGTATCCCCACAGGTTAAGAAGATATGCCCTGAACGGTTAGCTCCAGTTTGATTACTCGATAAAGCGGTCAGGGATAACATGTAATGGTTCTCAAGAGTACCCACTGAGGCAACGGATACTGAGCACCAATCGGGAGCATTACCCACAGGGGGAGTTTCTGGCTTTTTAGACCCATCACTACCCTTTAAATAGGCCATCACAAGGATTTGAGCAGTATTATATTTATCACTACCTAAAGGCAATGTGTTTGAAACCATTTTTATGTATCCACTATAGGTTACATCAGTCTCTTGAGTTACTGTGAGATTGATTTTGTTATTAGACCCATTTTGGGTAAATGTCAGAGTAGTAGACCTTGAGGACCCAGTATTTTCTGAATAGTTAATTTTTACATCTAAGTAACCATCCCCAACGGTAACTCCTCCCCAAATAGCCCAACTTACGGAGGCTGAGCCCAAAGTACAAGAGGGTGTAGAGGTTGAAACTACTTTGCCATTTACCAGTTTCCTTTTGAGGGAAGTGATACGGTAGGTTATAGTACCACCCTCTGAAGATACAGTATCTGTACCTGTATCTGTAATTGCACGTGCTAGTTTGAATAATGTTTCTTCCATATCTTTATAAGTTTTTGGTTTATAGAAAGAACTTTGATATTGTAATTTACCAGAGGGATAATCCGAAGTCTATGATATTATATAATCAATATAAAGAATTATGAGAAAGTATCAGTATCAGATTTACTACCATACAAGCAGAGGAAGGTACTTCATTAAGATTAGGTATTCCTTCCTGGGATTGGTGTTTTGGCTTACACTTAGAGATAAGTATTCGAGTAATATAGAAACCTTCCTTGATAAGGATAAGGCAATTGAAAGGGCAGAAGATTATTTAAGGTATTTATACCTAAAGAGAAAAAATAGTAGGGTGTTAAAGGTTACTGGGAGAATAGATATTACCAGTAGGTTAAAATCAGTGAGGGAGGATTATTAAGATGGTGAAGGTTGAAACAATTAGGGATGATAATGAAAAGAGGATTCTTAAATGCCAAGAGGATAATCGGATTTGGTATCAGATATGGATTACCCAATTGGATATGAATTGTATAGAAAGGTACTTTGATGGGTATGGTGAAGTTAAGAGATGGTGGTTAAGGAATCTTCAACAGTATTATGTTTTCTTTTATGAGAAGAAAGGTGGTAAGGTTCGAGGAGTTCTTGGGAAAGATAGGACTAAGGATTTAATTCGTGCTATACTTTAATTAGTTGCCAGGGATGTTAGGTCTCTGGCTTCTTTGTGTGTTATGTGAGCATGTGTGGTTGTGGGATATCTAGGTATGCCCTTAATACGAGGAGTGATTTTTGTGTGGTACTAAAAATGTGTATTTGCCTTCAGGGTACCCCTTAATGTGAGGGCTTCGAAAGTTGTGGTACTAAAAGGGGAGTACGGTTCCCTTAAATTTAACATTTGAAAATAAAAAGTAAGGGACAAATAAAATTTTGTCCCTTTGCGCTTTCTTAATTATCTACTAAATGATTGTTTAAATTTTCTTCAAATTGTTCGTTTAAACAATAACATAAGTATAATAAAAAAGTTTTAAAAGAAAATTTTTTATAAATTGTATATTCAACTTCATTTAAATATTCCATGCTTATTTGTTCAAGTAATAGAAATTGCTCTATATTAATTAATTGAAAAGTTTGCACGTCAATAATAGTAGATATTATTCTATGATTTGATTTTAAAAGAATATAAACTACAAATAAAGCACTAACAAAAACTACTAATAAAATAATAAACAAACCAAATAATAACATAATAATTTTATTTTTATGATAGGGAATAAATTTTATTCCCTATCTGATTAATACTTTATTTGATTGATTTTTTTACAATCTCAAGCCCTTTTATTAATATCTCTTTCTTTTCTTCTTTTGTATTTTCGCTTGCAATTGAAGAAAAAGAAAAATCATTTATAACATAGACTTGTTTATAAAAGTCTATAAAGCCGTCAATTAGTTTTTTATCTGCATTTGTTGCAATCGTTGAAAGAAAATTGAAAGTAACATTTCTAAATTTTTTTCTCAAAGATTTTATTTGCTTTTCGTTTGCACCCTCAAAAAGTTCTTTTTTATAAATTTCTGTTTTTGTCCCTAAAGCCGTTTTAAAAAGTCCTTGATTTTTTTCTTTGACTGATTTTAAAACGTCTAAAGCTATTAAACTATTTGCTTTACTGTTTACACTTGCTTTTTCTACATTCACTTTGTTAATTTGATTTTTCATAATTAAATTGCTTGAAAGTTTTATTATTTATTATTTTTATTACCTTTTCAAATAGACTTTCAAGACTTTTTAGACTATCTTAATAAGGTATTATTTATTTCGTTTCTGTATTGCAAATATAAGAACTATTTTTTAATCTACAAAATTTTTAGAAAAATATTTTCTTAAAAAGTTTTAATTAAAAATTCATTCAAATATCGCTTTGTTTTTCTCACATTGCAAAGATACGAACTTTATTTTAATCTACAAACATTTTCAAGAAAAATTTTTGAGAAAATGAATAATTTTATTTTCAAAATTATTTTTGTGAAAAATTCATAAAATAGAAAATATTGTGCACCCTAAAAAGGACTTAATATTTGCACTTAATTTTGGAGGTTCACAAGGGTAATCTTCACACGCCTTGTAGTGGGCATATATGATATGTATATGGATAATCCTATAGGGCTTATGCCTGTCCTCTTGAGAGTGTATTATATACCTGTATATTGAAGGCCATTAATGGACTAAGGTGATAAAGAATTAAGGCCGATTAGCTATATCCATATTATTGCCCTCTATAAACCTATTAGGTCCTAATTCAATAAGGCCATATATGGACTATGGTAAGCCTATAGAGATTAGGATAGCCTATAAGGGCTTACTAAGTTAGCGTAAGTAAAAACCCAGAACCTAAGTTAGGCCTGGGCAATATTCTTAACCTATTATACTATCTGAGTCTAGGATTATTATATGTTCTGATTCATATATGGGTTCTTGGTTTGTGGGTTTATTCGTTTGGCAATGGAATATAATACCGGTATAGATATCGTATAAGAAAATATGTAGGCCTTGGGTTAGGTCTAGTTTATTGATTTCTTCTTGTTCTTTTAGAGTCCAGGTGTCAATGGCATCATCCTTGAGAATCTTGGCTAGGTATTCGAAATTAGTTTCCATTGTGATAAGTATTATAGGTTAGTATTCGCAAAATTCTCGTTCAAGGTATATATTGAGATCCTTGAAAAGTTTGATACCTGGTATAGGGCCATCATTTTTGTCCCAAATCTCAAATTCGATAAATTGGGTCTCATAGCCTTCTATATCTGAAATAGAGAGAAGATAGTTCTGGCTTGGGTCAAATTCTTCAAGGAAAACCTCGATAGTAGCCTTAATCCTAATAGGGTGAGTATTAGTAATGCCTTGTACGATTTGTGTTAATCGGTTTGATAATTCTTCTGTGTTCATAGGTAATGGGTTTTTAATTATTAATACTTTATTTATCTGATGCAAATATAGATATTATATTTTAATTATGCAATAACCATAATTGCCTTCGTAGGTTATTAAGGGCCTTGAATTATATTTGCCTAAATCTCCAGGGGCCATTAATGGAGATTGCCATTTACCTTCCCTACCTATAACTAATATTATATTAATACCTAATGGCTCTAGGCAATCAAGGTACCCCTAAATCACAAAATTGTCCTAGAATACAAAAGTTAATGCTAATATAAATACTAAGCAAATAAATTACATACTTACTAGGAATATTACCTAAATATGCCCCATGAAAGCCTTAAATCCTATAAACCATTTAGCCCTAAAACCTAATATCCTATTTACCTAATCCCCAACCCAATACTTATTATATAATACCTAATATAATAACTTGGTGAAGGTAATCAGGGTAAATTGTGATGGCCATTAATCGACGATGTACTAAAGCTATACTACCTACATACATAGAAGCTACATAACATACCTGTATTATATAATCCCCTACCTTCGAATTACCTTGAATGCAATCTATAATATAATACATATAAAGGGTACTCAAGGCAATCGGATTTAGGGGCCATTAATGGTCGGATTTATTTGCCTTTTTAGGCCTTTTTGAGTTTGCCTTTAAAGTGTGTAGTAGAGCTATATGGTATAGTGGCTATATAGTGAGTTGAGTGGCTTTGTATAGTGGATGGGTTATCACTTGCCTTGTTTGCCTAAATCCCCAAAACCCCCGGCGAGGTACCTTGATATATGTATTAGGTATTATTATATTAATAGATGGTATATTAGTTATAGAGGGGATAGGTAGATATTATATTATGTACCTTAGTTAGCGTTAGTATGATTTTGTTTTATTTTTGTGTTGGGGAGTGTGGGAGGTACCTGGAATAAATACCGGGTACCTTGATATGTGGGGTAATGTTATCAGGGCTATGGTGTATATTATTAGGGTTAGTAGCTGTGAGATGATATATCTTATTTTGTTTGTTGGGTGGTGGTGTTTGTAGGCTTGGTAGATATCCTCATTTCGTATTAGGATGAGGATAGTTCCTACGGATAGGATTATTCGGATTATGTGATAGAGGATGTTCATGGTAGTGATATTATATCGATTATGGTTATATCTGTTAGGTTTACTTTAAGGATCTCTCTTAGCTTTAGCCTTATGTAGGTACTATGTTTATGCCATGGGTTTATTTCTTGTTTGGGGTAGCGGAGGTAGGTATTAAGTTCCTCAGTTCTGTACACTACGTTCATTTCTTCGCAGAAGCCTTCGGTAGTCCCAGGTAATGGTCCCGGGACTTCGAATGATACTAAGAATTTACCTGATGTTAGCATAGTTTATAGTTCGTTGGTTAGTATTCTTATATCGGTAAATTGATTCATATATTCCTCTTCTGAGGATATGTCAAGGCATTTGCATGCTATGTAGTGGCCGTACATTGATATACCTGTTTGATAGCCTTGGTCTTCGTTTAGGAAGTTAGCTAATGGTATCTTGTCTACTGAGCATATCTTCTGATGACCTGGTAAGGTTTCTGAATCCGTATATCCTACAAAGTTATAAGTATCAGTGTTATCGGTCAGGATAGCAAATATCTCGATTAGCCAGTTAAAGTCCTCTAGAGGTACTCTGTCTAACCATTCCCATCCGATTGGATATTGGTTTACTGTTATTGTTGGTTTCATGATGTTAATTGAGTTGAGGGTTAAACATTTGTTTTGGTTGGCCTAATAGGCAGCAATGAGGATAACCTGCTTCATCGAGGATTCCCAGTATAAGATATCGATTGGTATCTCTGGGAATTTCGAAATAGAAAGCTGGTTTCATGTCGCCATCTATGAATGTAAAAACTATCTGAGTGTTTTCTAGTAACCCATTTAGTTGTACATGAGAAAGGTAGTTATAAATAGCTTCCCTTTGATTTCTTGGGTTTTTATCCCATGAGATGAGCATATCGTCATACCAATTTGGATTATCGCATAGCTTTTTAAGTTGTTGTTGAATATACGGTGTCATGATTTGAAGTAATAATATAAGTCCTCGATTAGTTTATCCTGTTCTTCCCATATAGTATCTGATACTACGTATTCTGATACGAAATAGTTATAGAAAGGCCCAAATAGTATTTTTAATACTATGTCCTTGAGTTCGATATTGAGTTGTTCCTCTTCTTCGGTAGAACTGGGTTTGATTGCCTGAAGTTCTGCCTTATAGGATGCCGTAACGGCATCCTTTAGGGTTTGAATATATTCTGGGTTAGTTTCCTTGAGAATACTTAATTGTGATTTGAGTTCTTTACTTATCATGGGGCTTAGCGATTATGGATATGAATCCCTGTGGATATTGAGTATAGAATAATTGGTAGTTCCCTGTGGGCAAGAAGACTTGCATTATATTTGCAAGTAAGGGATAGATTTTCCATTGGTTTTCCTCTAGAAACTTGTTCCAGTCTTCAGATTCTTCTGGATAATTCCCAGATAGTTGGATATGGTACTGTTCCTGGTCAGCAATAAATAGGTTAGTTACTACCTGTATTTCATCTGATTCCTTTTTGTATTGGGTGATTGGATACCAGATGCCTTCGGTTTTCCATTTATTAAGTTGGAACAGAGACATGCCCTGTTCCAGTACGTTGAGTAATTTATATAAGTTTACCATAGTGATTATTTATTTAGTTGGTTAAATAATTCTGATACTGCAAGTTGTTGGAAGATTTCTGTTTCCCTGTGGTCTGATTCCCATTTTTCGATAGCATTGTAGATATTGGTATATTGGGATATCATGTCCTCATCTTGTTCATCGTCTTGGATAAATTCCCGGAGATGTTTTTTGAGTCCGGTTATGATATAATCCTGATGTTCAGGGATTAATTGAAGAACTCCGAATAGGATAGCCTCTACCTGTGAGGGTGAATCATCATAATATTGGTCATCAGCACCCTTTGTTAAGTCCATGTGAGAAATAATGTTTTCCCTGAGATTTTCGAAGAGAACTTCCTCTGAAGCATATGTGATGATATATCCTGAGATATAAGCAGCAAAAGGTTCATCCTCTAAGTCGATTGAATAAACTTGGATATTGGTAGCTTCCTTGTTAATGAGAAGACCATCGGAGTAATCATAAGTATAAATGGGGTGGGAAGCAAGCAGTTCCCGGATGGCCTCTAAATTTTTTAATTCTTTCATAACGTGTCTATATTAAAATTATTTGAGAAATATTTCTCATTGCAAATATACAAAATTATTTCTAAACTTGTTTTTATAACTACTTTTATTTTTATAAATAGGGAGGTTCTGGGAGGTATTTTGAGTGCCTCCCAGAGGGTTTTGTTAATATTGCCATGTCATAGTAATGATAATGAAAAGGGATTCATCATTGAAATGTACCTGGATAGTATCTCCATATGAGTTTGACATGTAATGATGATTAGGGTTAAGTTCTTTTAATGGGTGATGTTCATCCCAATGAGAATTAATGAATTCTATCACGTATTGTTCAAAAGCATCGGATTCTCTGCAGTAGGTTTCTACCTTTTCGTCATCGTCTATAGGATACTCCCGGAATTGGAGATTGAGAGTTCCCATGTATGATTCATCCGGATTTGAGATTTCGTTAACTGATTGAGCAGTGTAACCAAAAGCATCAAGAGTTCCATCAAAGTAACCCATAATGTGATTTGAGATTTCGTTAATAGTTGTCATAAGAAATAAGTTTTGTGACCCCGTTCAAGGTCGGTTAATAATTATATTTATTTTTCTCTTATGCAAATATAGAAATAATATTTTAAATATGCAATAATTAAGGGAGCCCAGATGTTAGTGTTTCTTCTGAACTCCCTGAGGTATATTAACTGATTGGGGGATTAGTATAATTCATCGGCCAGTATTGGTTCCTTAGGCTTATTTAATTTCTCCTTAGAACGTCTGGTAGCCCAATTCTCGTAGGGTTTGTAACTAAAGGTACGAGTTGTTTCATCGTATGCAGCATATACCATTTGTTTACGGGATATTCTCCTCCCGTAAGTTTTCTTAAGATTAGCAAACCAATCTAGATACTCCTGTAAAGAGTTAAAGATTTCTTTGTGCCCGTCTAAATCATTTTTAGGACGGGTTTTCCATGTTGCTTCTATATAGCATTGGTGTAAAGTGATTGAAATAAAGTATCGGCACCAGCTACCACCAAAGATAGTGCCCGTGGAGAATTCTATCTCCCGAGCAACTAATGGACTAACGTTATACTTTGTCATGCGATTGAGAAATTAAGTTGGAAAATCCAGTTGTTTCTATCGAGTTGATTGAATGATATGAACCTCCCATCGTTATCGGTAAATTCATTCATGAATTGAACTGCAGCAGATGCTAATTGCCCCTTATAGGGATTAGTATCGGCAGTTATTATTGATTCGAAAATGAAAGAATAATAGGTAGTATCATAGATTTGTACCTGATTAATATCCAAGCAATTGAGTTTGTAATCATCCTCTAGTTTGATTAAGAGTCCCATTAGGAAATTAAGAAGACTACCCTGTTCATCAGAGTCAAGTTCAAATGTAGATTTCTTTTCTAAGAAATTGCGAACTACCTTATTTAGTTCGTCTGCCTGATTGTAAGTTACTGAGTTCGTTTTCATATTTTTGTCTATTTTAAAATTGATATGCAAATATAAGCATTTTTATTTTTATAGAAAAATATATCTAATTTATTTTTAGGGAGGCTGAGGATGTGTACACGCTATGAAAGGCAGTCTAATCCACTGCCTTTCAATTATTAAGGTAATTGGGGAGTTAGCAAATATAGAGCCTCTCTTATAATTGAACTCTCCATAGGTTCTAAAGAGGGTTCCTTGTACATTAGTCCACCTTTCTTCTTTTCGTTTTCAAATACTTCATGTATGGCTTGCTTTAGTTTAGTAGCTAATACCTCTGATAACTCCTGAGATTTAAGAGAGGTAAGTAACCCATTTCGTATTTCCCTAATATCCTGGTCATTTTCAGTGATAGGTTTTGCTTCTACTAATTCTTGTATACCCAAGTGATATTCATTAAGCAGTTCATACCCCAAATGTTGTAAGTCATTAAAGAAGATACTAAACTCATCATAAGTAAGTCTAGTATCAAAACCTACTCCATGATATAGTTGTACTAAAGGAGTAAGGATTCTTCTTAGTGTATTGAAATCTTTTAGATGGTCCAATTTTATTCCTGATTCGAGAGGTATTTTATATACCTTTTCACCCTTCAGTACTACTAACAGAACCATTAGTCTTGGTGGTAATCTTTTCTCGTTCATAAGCAAGTTTTTGTATTATGAGTTGTACATAGGTATTTCTCTCTTTATAGATAAACATTACCGATAGAAGTATCTCATGTTTCGGTAATATCATCTGTATGAAATTGCCTGGGGCAATTACTGTAGCTACTACTGGAGAACCCTCCTGAGAGAAATTGTCCAGTATCATTTCTGCCCTCTTAATGGGTTCTGGTTTTGTTGGGTCCAAAGTTAGGACTGGAGCAGTTATACATTCCTTGATACCTTGTGTTAAGGCATTATATAACCATTCATCTTTTATATCCTCTACTTGGAGGTTTTTCATTGTAATCATATCCTAAACCTATTTAGAGTCCATACACCCAGGATATTAGAGAATACCCATAGTTCCCAGTTTTTATAAAAGTTATAGGGTTTACTGAACTGGGATGTTTGAAATATTATCTGGCTTGGTGTTCTAGATAACATTTCTGCATGGCAAGTTAATACTCCAGAAGATAATTGAACTTTAAAAGCTTTAATTACATCCTCATCATTTTTAGTCTCTACTGAGGTAAGTAATTTAATAAATTCTACCTCTACACCTTCCGACATTTTAACCTTTCGGAAAGCAAATTTCTCTTTATTCTCCATTTTGTTGATATTTAGATAAGAACTCTTGAGCTAGTTCATCTTGAGTTCTTTCGATTATATTCTTTACGATTGTTTTATTTTCTACTCTAGCCCACATACATAGCATGCCCAATTGAGCATCCATATAGCAATCTATAAGAGAGGGGTCCTTTCTAAATACGTCCCATTGTTTTACGAAATTGGTTCGAACCAAATCCCTATAACCCTGGTCTGATATACCTTCTTGGTCTATATAAGCAGATACCCTTTTTCTTACTTCTAAAAGGATTTTCTCTAAGCTTTCCGGTAATCTGAAATTTTCTGGTAAGCTATGATATACCAGAGCATTTGGTATCAATTCCTCAAAAGCGAACTGATTATCGAATAGTTTCTTTGGGTATCTACCTGAAAATATCAAGGGTATCTTATACCTTAGCAATGATGGTACTATGTCGTATATAGCATAATGTTTCCGATATTCCTGATAGACATCGAAATATAGATTCTCATCGAATATACCAGATTTCCTCATTATTGCCTGTAAAGTATTATAAGCAGCATTGATATGAGTATTACTCAATTTGAATACTAAGTTGCCATTTTTAATGGAAATGAGTTCACTACAGCATCTCTTTCGTCTAAATAAGTTCATGTGATTAAAATGTAAAGTCAATGTATATTTTCCTTTTTCCCTTGAGAAATTTTTCGTGATTTGAGTCATCATACTTATGGCAAGCATAAGTCTTAGATGATTTATCATAATGGTCTCTTACCCATACTGGAGCAGTATCAGTTGGTTTTAATTTAAAGTATGTACCCTGATTAACCTTGTTAACCCGAGTCTCTTTGTAAGATGTCTTTGGTAGTTCCATATTTTTGTCTATTTTAAAATTGATATGCAAATATAATTCTTTCTTTTTAAATATGCAATATCCGGATATAACTATGGGAGCTTACTATTTCGGAGGAATTGAGATGCAAATGAGCCATCCTCTTTTTCTTCTTCCTCAAAGTTTTCATATTGATATAACTCTGGGTCTTCTTCGTCTGGGTCTATACGCATTTCGATTTCTCTACGTAGTTCATGATGTTCTTTAGAGAATGAAGACATAGCTCCCTTATAATCATCAGTAATTTGCATTAACTCTGCTTTATTAAGGTTAAGACCCTCTTTACTTGTATCTACTCCCTCCTGTTTAGTAGCAACTACTTCGGGTAATGACTTAATGTCATACCTGTCTTCCAATAGTTTAGCCTCTTCTGGTTTATCCAATACCCTTTGTGATTCCAATACGATTTGACGGGCTTCCTCAATAGAAATAGAGTTCTGTTGAGCAATATTGTTCTGTTGATTGAATTGAGCAAATATATTCGTGGTACTTCCTCCAGTGAGATTACGTACAATGGATTGCAATGATGTAGAGGATTCAAGCTTTAACTTAAGGGCCTTTCCCAGCTCGGCAGATATAAACGGTACGTATTTCCCTCCCTGAGATTCTCTTAGAATATTAACCTGATGGGCTATTTCCATATGGTCTTCCAAAGCCCATGCTAGTTGTTCTCCCATTAATGCTTGTAGTAAATCTTCTGCCTTTTCTTTATCCCATATTCTAGAGCTTAATAGCCTATCTCTCATAAATACACGTATGTAATTGATATCTATACCCATACGATATGAGAATGTATTTATGTCGTATGTGATACCACATAATACACCATTTCCCATTAGCCATTGATTGATGATATAATTATGTATCTTTATCAGAAGTTCATCATTTGGGTTCTTCTGATATTCTAATGCCATTGCAGTAGTCCCCATAGGTCTTGGGAATCTTACCATTTTATTTTCCTTTTCTGACATACAAATGAGATTTTCTAATATCGGAACTTTCATCATAACCTACATACTCTAAATCGTACCTTACATACAAATTCAAAGATAGGTTATAGAAATATCCCTTATATTTTTTCTTACTTACTGATAAATTAAAAGGTTCACCAGAGATTAGGTCCCTGGTGAATACTAAATTACCTTTCCCAGTGATTGGGATATTAAGGCAAAGCTTATAATCCCCTACCTTAAATTTATTCCCATGCAGGTCTGTGATTTCCCTTGCCATAGTTTGCCTTTTTATGGTTCGTAGGTTTTTTGTCTTGTTTACTACGGTTATGGGTTATCCCCTTTTGCTCTTCGATTAATTTCTGAACCTTTGGGAATAACCTTTGCCTTAAAGGAACTACCTGAGTAGCGAAAAAGGCATTCCATAATTTCTGGGTTAATGGTTCTCCTATTTTAAGTTCTGAGATTGCCCAGAATTTAGTTTCGAAATTCTTAACTATTTCCCTAAATCGGTAGTAGTATATATTGCCAGTCTTTTTATCTATCCCAATTGTGGTAGTTTGGCAATAATCTAGAAATTCTTTACCTAATTCGGATATAAACTCTTCCCTTTTAAAGTCATAATTCTCTTGGTCGAGTTTAAATAATTTTACGTAATCGATTGCTTCCATATAGATTTAGTTTGTGATTATTAAACGAGGTATACTTTCATCTGTAATCTGAAATAAGTACCCTCTTACATCATCCTCATAATAAGAGGACCAATATGTTCTTCTAACTCGGAAATTATCAAGGATTGCCCCTTTGGGTACCCCAGTAATAAATAAGCAATGCTTAGGCATCATTGGAGTAATCTCAAATTCCCCATCCTTGAAATTACCATAGGTACCGTAGTCGGGCATATTACCCGTAAATCCAGTATTCTGTAATATGTCTTGAACCAGAGTAGTTTGGGGTATTTCCTTTTGGTTACATTCTATGGTTAACTTAGATTTGCCTATATATAGGTCTTTAACTATTTCTCTAAACATTTGTATACGATTATATGGGTAATACCATTTTTCTTGAAGTAAAGGTTATTCTGTGAACATTCCTCTAACTTCTTTAATTCTCTTCGAGATTCAGTACAAATTCTATCAGATTTCCTTAATATATCTGATACATTATCCCAGATGGGTGCCATTGGTTCTACTGGCCCTGCATAGATAACCTTATGTTTAGTTTCTATTTGGGGATATTTAGATTTATACTGATATTTGCCTTTGCAATAAAGTACGTTATACTTTTCGGGTTCGTTTCTTTTTTCGTTTTCCATTTTTGTTAGGATTAATGTAATCGGATATTTCATCAAGTTGCCCTAAAAGCAATGCCTGAATGAAAAGGTTTATAGGCCTGAAAAAGAAATTCCTTACGTTATCAGTATTTATATACCAATCGTAAACGATAAAGAACTTCTTAATTTTAGAGTGCTTAAGTGAATGTTGGATTAGATAGGACTTACAACATCGTTTATGTAATTCTACCAATTCTTTGTCCTGCTTAAGCATCTCTTTATCAGAGAAGATAGTGTAATCCATTTTGTATGAATTGGGATGCCCAGGTAATTATCCCGGGCACCTGGTCAATAAAGGTTTATGCAACTTGTTCTGGTTTGAGGACCTTCTTTTTAAAGTCCTCATAGGATTTAGCCGCAGCCTTGAATTCCTTAGAGTTTGTATCTTTGATACGAGCCATTGCAAGTTCCAATCGATGGAGTTCGTTTCGAGTTTGTTGTCTCCATTTCTTCCGAGCAAGTGTATCAACTACATCGGCAGGGTATACGTATTTAACTTCCCGATTAGAAATTACCTGTTCGATGATGGAGGGTTTTTGTTGTTCCTTAACTTCCTTGACAACCTGTTCCTTTTTGGAAGTTTTGGTTTTAGGAGAGAGTTCTACCAATTTAGCATTGGCAAAATTAGTGGCAGCTTCTTGAGCATCTTGTACCAATTCCTTTTTAGTCTTTTTGGCCTTAGGAGCAGAAGCCTTAGCAGTCTTAGAATTTTTAATTCCTTCAAGTTGTTCGGCAACCTTAGTTGCAACCAGGTTAGTAACCTTTGATTCATTCTTTTTCATAACGTCTATATTTAAAATGTTAGTAAAATGATTAATTTCTTTTTCTGATACAAATATAAGAACTTTATTTTAAATAGAAAAATTTTATTTGAATTATTTTCTATTTGCTCGGGTTAATCGGCTAGGAAGTCGAAGATTTCTGGAGGATAGTTAATTTCATCCTCTGGATCATTTATGTAATCTTCATAATCCTCGTTATATTTATCGTAAATGTTATCTTGTGATGTATTTGGTACCCTTGTACATCTTTCAGGATATTTCTTTACGAAGTCATAGGCTTCTTGAGTAGTCATTACCTTGTCTGAGGTAAATTCGTAGGTTACATAGGAATAAGTTTCACCCAATCTAGAAACTTCATATTGCTGGTATCCAGATTTCTCAATCTTATAGATTTGATTTTCTGGAATAGTTTCTATTTCTACCCTATACTTATACCATTGTTTCTTTTGCTCCCTTTCTTTTGGTTTAATACCCATGCTATCTTGAAGAGAGATTAACTTGGTTATTGGACTTTCAAAACGAGAAGGAGCAGTGCTCACTTCTACTGGATGAGTTTTATTCTCACCAATAAAGTAAATCACTGCCCCCAAGGTTACCAGGCCCAATATGAATTTAGTTTCTGAGTTCATAACTTGTAGTTTCGAATTTATTTTTAATGTTCTTTGCAAGGTATTTACCTTTTGATTCTGCTTGATGTAAACCGTTGCAGATTTCATAAGGTACATCATCATAGCGATAAACTCGATTACCTTTAAAAGCAACCCAAAGTTGTTTTTTCTTTGAGTCATAACCAAAGCCCTCAATATTAGAGGATTCGCAAGGAATCATTTCGACTCCGATGTTCATTTCTACTGATTCTAAGTATTCGTTCTTTTCCATGTCTATATTAAAATTTTAAAAGTGTTAGTTCTGGGTGGAATTTTAGATTTGCCCTCTGGAATATTGCCCAAGTACCAAGTACTCCCTGAGAATTAGTATGTACCCATTCATCTTCCATTCTGAATAATATATGTGAGCATACCATCATTTGGTATTCGCTTAACATATTTATCAGTTGAGGAGTATTCTCCATTTCTACGTATAATTCAATGTGCTCATCTAGTGCTCGAATTATTTCGTCATCCTCAATCTGAAGGAGTTTTTTGATTAAGTCTTGGGCAATGTCATTCCCATTTTTAACATCCTCTTTGATTGAGTTGAGTGATTCAATCTGAATACTAGCAATGAGCTTTACGATGTCTTTTGTTTCCTTGTCCATAATTAAATTTTCTTTATGCAAATATACTAAAATTATTTTATATAAAATATTCTTTTAATAAATACGGAGGTAAGTGTTAGCGGTTCTTGATTTCCTCTATCTTTTCCTTGATTGAGTCGGGGAAGATAGCATCATCTACCCATCGCATAAAGAATTTAGAAGGCTTCTTTTCTGGGTTGAGAAGTAATTGTCTTTGCTCTGTAGAGAACTTAATACGTTCATCTTCCCTCATATACTTGGGAAGTTTAGTGAATTCTGCCTGAGAGAAAGAGATTACGTTCTTACCAACTTGGGCCCTTAATGGTTTCTTCCTTTCCTTATAGAGATATGGGATAATCTTTTTCGAGGGTCCCCCAAGAATGCTAAAACCAAAGATTACCATTGGGTCAAATTTATCTGCTTTTGGGTCCTTAGCCCGTTTGATACATCTTGCCATCCAAGAAAATGAATTGGGATATTGCTTGTTGTCTGTTGCTTCTCCCACATCTTTTTTATTAAACTCAAATCCAGGAAAGTGAAATAGAAAATCTTCAGTAAGGATAAATACAAATCCCAATCCCCTAAGATATTTAATGATATCTTGTTGGCTTTTACCCTCTTCAATCATTTTTTCTACATCTGCAAGAATATCCTCCCTTGGTGATTCCAATTCCTTAGTTGTAGACCCTGCAGGTCTTCCTCTGCCCACATTAGGTGCCTTAGCAGGCAATGTACCAGATAACCTATCTAAGTATTCTTTGAAGTTATCAATATCTTGTTTATTAGTAAGAGTTACTTCTACTCTTATGGGACCGTTATGCTGTACCTTTGGACCTGAATTCATCTCGGTATAAGCATCTACCAACCTATCTGATAATGGAGTACCATTCTCTGATAGTGTAGTGATTCTAAGTTTTGGTTTATATACTTCTTGTTCCATTTTCGACTTAATTAGAAAATAAAAGGCCTGAACAATTTTTATATTGCCAGGCCTTCTACCATTATTAACGAATACTCAAAAATATGATAAGTAAAAGTAAAAAGTGCTCTTATTAATCTTCTTCTTTAGCGGCCTTCTTTTTCTTCTTGTCTTTGGCCTTCTTATCTTTCTTATCGGAAGCCGGTTTTTCTTTTACCTTTTCTTCCTTCTTTTTCTTAGTTTCCTTTTCCTCCTTGGGAGCCTTACCTGAAGCAAGTTTTCTTTGCTCCATACGATATTTTTTCTTCTCAGCCGAATTCATTTCTCTGCCATCGATGAGAGGATAATCGTATTTGGTAGCTGTTCTACCACCATTTCCTTTCTTTTCCTTTTTCTCTTTGGCAGCCTTCTTCTCAGCTTTTTCCTTCTTCTCTTTTTCCTGGAGTTTTACCAATTTCTTGTTGTTCTCTTGGTCAGCTTCAGGATAGGCAGCAGCAACTTTGTCTCTTTCCTTATTGAGCTTGTTTACAAGTTCGGTAACCTTTTTACCATGTTTCTTGTCTTTGGTCCAATCCTTAGTAGGGTCCAACTTGTTCTCTTTAAGGTAAGCATCCAAAGCTTTCTTAGCCTTGGTGAGTTCCGGAGTCTTGGATTCCGATTTACTCTTCTTTTCTGTTTTCTTAGCCATTTTCATTTATATTAGGTGAATAATTGAATTTCCTATTTACATAATACCATAGTTATACCTTCCTAATTTGGGTTGGGATTTCTTTAATTTCTAGGATTTCTAAACTGCATTGTTTTAAAACTGCCTCGAGTTGAAGTATATCTTCTACCTCTTTCTGAGATAAGTCCGTAAAAGTTTGTTCAAAAGTTTCTTTCTGTTCCCCCCTTATAAAATTAAATTGGGCAACAATATAAGTCCCATGAAGTTTTTTATTCAGGGCTCCTTTAAGAGATATGAGTTTTCTTTTCAGATAATTACTCTTCAACCTATGGGATTGGTATTCGCCTTTCTTACCCTTACTAAGAGCTACCTTTTTAAGGTACGAAACATAATCTAATTCTCTGAGAGTTTGATTAATGTTTCCCACTAATAATCTTAAGTCTTTTTCCATTTGGGTCTTTGCATTACTTGGTTAGATACTTCCTGAGTTTCTTCTGATAGCATTTCTCTTGCCTCATTTATTATATTGATGGCAAGTTCCCTTTCATCTGGTCCCAGGTTTAATTCTTTATCTTCTAGTGCATCAGTATAAGTATTTATTAGATTATCCAATGCAAGTATTCGAATATTCTTTCGAATTGCTAATTTCTCTTCTTCCATGGGTATAAAAAATTAAAGCCCACTACCTTCACAGGCAATGAGCTTTTGGCTGAACAACGTCCTAAGTGTAGATGTTATTCATATGAACTTAAACTCTAAATTTATATAGCAGACATATGGGATAGTAGTTAGTAAGTTAGAGTTTAATCTTCTGATTCTTCCTCTTCTTCTTCCTTAGCCTTTTTGTTTTTCGGAGAACAAATAACGCCATGTCCTTTCTTAGACTTAACGGTAAGAGTTCCCGGAACGAATGAAACTGAAGTTGATACCGGTTTGCCATCCGTAACCAATACAGAAGTAACCACTACACCCTGATAGCCTTCCTTGTTCTTTACAGCATAACCAAAGTTCATTACCTTGGATTTGTCGTTAATGGCAATAACATCGATTTGCTTGCTGTTAGGGCGTTGTTCAGCCGGCCGATTCTTAAGTGCCTCTTGACGAGCCTTACGTTTAGCTTCTTTTTCGGGGTCTTTTTCCTTATCCCCTTTCTTCTTGGAGTCTGATTTCTTTGTTGCCATAATTTTTAATGTTTTATAAGTTAATGGTTATTATAAGTAAACTTCTACGTTTATTAATAGTTGATAGTAAAGGTAGGGAAATTTCCCTACCTTCTTTTAAATCTTGAATACGGTTACCAGATTACTTTTTCCCTTTCTTGCCTTTACCTTTGGCTTCTTTCTTTGCCGGCAATTTGAGACCGAGTTCTTTGGCGATTGCTTTACGGAGTTTTTCGATGTCGTCTTCATCATAATCGTCTGGGTCAGTTTCAAGGTCTTTGTCGTCGCAGACATCCTCAAGTTCTTCGAAGTCCATTTCGGCAAGTTCTTCACCGGTCAGTTCTCCCTCTTCTTCTTCCTCTTCGGAATCATCATCATCATCATCATCATCATCATCTTCCTCATCTTCCTCATCGTCATCATCCGATTCCTCTTCTTCTTCCTCTTCGGAATCATCATCATCATCATCTTCCTCTTCTTCTTCCTCGTCATCGGATTCAGAACCAAAAAGATCTTCGGCTTCTTCGGCAGAAAGCATGATAGGAGCAGGGATAATCTTTACTGAGCCGTCTTCGTACTTAATGATGATTGCACCATTGATTTCTGTTCTGGAAACTTCTTTCAGTTCCACTTCTTTTTTCTTCTTAGCCATTTTCGTAATGTTTAAGTTGGTTAATAATTTATTTATATCACTCTGTTATAAGTTTCTTTACCAGTATGGATTTCTGAGTATACCCAGATTTTACTAATTCCTCCTGAGCAATATTGAATTGTTTTATCTCATCTAGAGTTGTCTTTAATTCTAATTGAGATTCAATTGTTATTGCCTGAGAGGCAAGTTCCTTGTCACCTTGATAAGTGACTATCTTAAACTTCTTACCTGCAAATGGGTTTGCTGGTTGATGTGCTGTGATTTTAAAACCTTCGTTATTATTCATTGCTATATTTAATTTTAGTTATCCCAGGAATACCCACCTTCCCAAATACTTCGGTATAGGATTTGTATTTCCCTTTTATCATTGTTTTATAGTTATCGGATAATCGAATTGGGTAGACCCATATTTTATTTTCTATCATCCTATTTGTCATTATATAAGCATAAGACCTTCTAAGTTTAATACTCTCTAATGGAACAAACCCTTGAAATAATAAAGACTTCTTAATAAACCTTTCTTTAGGCAAATACCCTAAAAATTTAAGTGATGCCTCATCGAATATTTCAAGCATATCCCTTTGTGCTTTGATAAATAGTACCTTTTGTATTGGGATGTTCATCTTCTTTCTTAAATATAAAGCCAATGAACTTACCAATGGAGGATACTGCAGGAATAACAGATTGAATTTATGTTTCTCCTCTTGACTCAGCCTGTTGTAAATCCTGTAGGATAGCAAGATTGATTTGTAATCTCTTTTGCCTTGTATACTTGGGAGATATGCCTTGCCGTTGTCCATAGAGTTTGATTGAGTACCTTTCATTGAATTCCTTTTTTCCTTTAGACTTAAAGACTCGGTGCATTTGTACCATAAATCTTCTTCGTCGGTGTTTATCTATGTGATATTCATCGGGCATTATGAACTTCCTTGCTTTTACGAATTTACCCTTAAACCAGAATTTAGTACTACCCTTTTTAAGAAGTTTACCATTCATATCGGATAATTCTCTAATGCCTTGTTTTATAAGTTTCCTCCCAGATATTATATGGATATATTGAAGAACATCTACACCATAAAGATAAACTAAGGTAACCTTTACTTGGTGTCTAGTAAAATATGGTATACCGGTTAGATGTTTCCTATATAATTTCTTTTCAGTAACAATCTTATTGGTAGTATCTGGTCTCCAAGTCCATATATAATATCTATCTGGTCGTATGGGTCCGTTGTTACTTTCCTTTAGTTTTACCATTTATATTCCTCTTTGCCATTCTATACCAAAGATTGATAGATTTCTCATTTGCTTCGGGGAATTTCTTTTTCATTCTCCGAATAACTCTATCAAGTTCAAAACCTTTTGCAGTTAATTCGAATACATAAGATTTCTTTGTACCCTTGATAAGATTAAATTCATCCCTCTCTCTTGGTGGTTTCTTTTCTCGAGGTTTCTTTATCCCAGGAACTCGTTTGGTTCTTCTTTGCCCATTTTCCCCTTCTTCTCCGAGAAACCCAAGCCTTAATCTGGAATTTCTTAATGGGTCATCTTTCGAATACCCAATATTTTCTAATTGCTTATCCATCCAATCGTCATATTTATCAATTAACGATTTATCTGGCTTTTCTTCTGATACATTGATATAATGTAATAAGTCAAATACCCCAGCAGAACAAGCATCAGGGAAAGGCATCCCTAATATGATAGCCTTTCTCTTTAAATCCTTATAAGTCATGTTTCTCCCAGAAGCACCAAGGAAATTTGATTTCTCCTTGGATGGAGCTTTCATGTCTTTTCTACTCTTTTTTGCCATATCATTAATATTTTAAGTATTCATTTATTTTCTTTGCAAATATAAGAATAAATAATTTAATCTTATCTTATTTCTCTATTTATTTTTATAAAAATCCGAGGTTTTTGCTCGGTTCGCAGCAGTGGATTTAGGTTTTTTATGCTTTCTCTTGATATGTGTGTTATAAGCCATATCCAATTTCTTAATATTGAATTCTATGTTGTTCACTTGATTATAGTTTACTGCTCTTTCCACACAGCAACGGTACTCTGGCCAGAATTTTTGTCCAAGCTTAACAGATTCGGTTTTAATCATGAACTTAGATACCATAAAACCAAAGGTATCAGCATCATCTTTAGTTTTAAATACATACATGTAGAATCTACTAAATTCATCTACTACTTCATCCAAAGGTCTTACTGGTAATAATAGATAACCATCGGTATATAGGTCCTCAGATATTAAAGCTACCCAATACTTTTTCTTTCCTGGTTTTACTTTATACCTAAACCTTTCCTTGAGTTTAGTGTGCATCCAATCCGGTACTCTATTAAGAAGATACTTGATATATATCTTATCCTTCTTATTCGACCGCCTTTTAAATGCAGATGGCTGTTGTAGCATCCTTGGAAGTATTCTAAAGTTATTCCACCTATCAAATTCAAGAATTAATCTTAGAGTATCTATGTCCCATTCATCCTCAGACTCCTTTAACCTCTTCATGTTTCTCTCTATATTTTTAGAGTTTACCTTTGGGAGTAATTGAGCTGAGTCTCCTGTGAATAAGCTTGCTTCTTTTCTTTTTAATCGTTTCTCTAAACATCCCTCCATATAATCTTGGAAATTCCTCTCACAGGGGCAATCTGGTCGAAAAATAGAAGTGTGTTTCTCAAAAAAATCCGAGAATAGCCTAAAGAATTTCTCTGACCGTTCCCGGATTTCAAGATACTTGTAATGAGATAACTTTAAAATTTCACCAGCTTCCCATGAAGATTTACTTTCTGATAGTTGAAGGAATAATGATTGTTGTTCTTTATCAATTAAACAACTCCAGGCTTTTTGTTGAGCTTCGTTCATAACATTAAATTCTCCTATATCTCATTATACTATCAATTGCTTCATTGGTTATCTGATTAGGGTCATATTCCCCAGAATTAGCATAAAGCTTATCTGGATCATGATTTAAATATACACTATAGATAACGTTGTCAAAAGGTAACCATACTTCCATTCTTCCCATTTCAGGGTATATAAGAACTTTTACTCTTTTACAAAGATGGTCAACCTCTAATACTGTAGCATCTACTCCCTCATAAGGATAACCCCGTAATACTAAGTAATCTCCAGGCTTTACATTGACTAAATCATCTACTGAAAACTTCTTATTCTCTCTAGCAATACGTTTAAATCGCCTTACTTCTTTTCTACTACAAGTAGCCACTAAAGAGAAATCATCAAAGTCTTCGGCATTGTCAATCCTTACTTTTTTCTTTCTTGGGTGCATTGTCTCGGTATTACGTAACCAAGTTCTGATACCAGATATATTCCTACGTAACTTATTAAGAAATGGCCTTGAGAATGCTAATTTAGTAGGCATTCTCATAAAACCATAATTGAATAATACTGGTACTTCTTCGAATACCATCTTACCCTTTGTGGTTTTTCTTAATACGTTTACCATAGGAATAATTGCCTTGATTTGGTCATACCCCTTTTCTTTGAGTTCTTTATTGATTTTATCACAGTACTTCCTTTCAAGGTAAAATATACAATATGAGTATGGGGTATGCTTCTTCATGGGTTACTGGTTTTTAAGAATTAACTTAGCTTGCTTATGTACTAACTTATAGTTTACATTCTTCAGTATATCACTAGCCATGAATACATAAAGAATCTCACCTATCTTTGGTACATCGATTACCATAATATTGGCTTTATCGAATAGTGGTTTATAGAATACGGAAGATAAATCCTTTCCAACTACAAAGAAAAATTCTTCTGAGGGCATTGAATTATATCTCATACAGAGTATGGGAACTTTATTTGCTCTTTTTGCATCCTTAGAAGCTTGTTCCCAGAATTTCAGTATATCGCATCCCTTATTACCTAAGAGTAGATGTTCAAACTTAATCTCTTTATAATTCTTGCATTCGATGGATATCTTACATCTATGAGCATGCCTTTCATCAGTACAGGTTAAATCGGAAGTGGAGTCCTTGTTTGAATGCCAAGCTCCACTCCCCGCTCTATTCCTTTCAAATTTGTATCCGGTCCATTTTGTAAACCAAGCACCTATCTTTCTTTCGAATCGATTTCCTTTATTCTTAGAGTTCATAATATAATGGTGTATTGTATTTTTATATACCATTATAGTAATTGGTACCTACTCAGGCCTTGGGTCTTTTCCACTTGCAAAATTTTAGTATTACCTAGAGGAAGAGAATCTAAGTGGGTTATCAAGAATAAAGTTTTCTCTTTGAATATGTAACGTATTAAGGAAGTAACTATTTCTATGTTATCTGAACTTAGTGATTCAAATACCTCATCAAGGAATGCTAAGTTAATACCCTTAGAGGCAGTTAAAGCCTCATTCATTGCAAAAGCCATTGCTACACAGACCAATTGTTTCTCGCCACCCGATAGTTCATCGTAATCTATAATCATCCCATCTCTTTCAATAAGAGTAACAAATTCTTTTCTAGCAGTACCCAAATCAATATTAAATTCGATCCTAAATCCTAATACCTCTGAATACTTATCGAGGCATTTATTTAAGAACTCAAGTGATGAATCAAATAGGTAAGCCTTAATCCCATTATTACCCAATGGGTCATTAATTAACCAGTTATAATTCTCTAACTCTAACTCTTTATTGTGAAAGTCTTCATCAACCTTCCGTAAATTCTTCCTAATCTCCTTAAGTTTTTGTTTATACTTTGGAGACATGACCTTAAGCTTTTCTTGCTTGAGCTTAGCCAGGTCTTCGTCAATAGAAGCAATATCAGAAGCAATATCATCACAGTCTGATTTTAATTTCTTATACCTATCATTTACACTACTAAGTTCTTCCAACCTCTCTAAAGCCTCTTGATACTCTTTATCATATTTGTCAAGGTCAGAAAACGCTTTATATATTGATTTAGCATCACGTAACGCACGTTTGTAGTGACCGGCTTCTAACTGTATTACCAATTCTTTGATTACTTTCTTAAGGGGTACATTCGATAAATTCTTTGCATCTTTTATCTTACTCCTCAAATCAAGGATTAGTTCATTTTGTTTTTTAATCTTTATCTGAAGCGAAGCATCTACTTCAGCCTTGATTTGTTTTTGTTTTTCAATTAGTAGCTTAGTTAGCTTTTCCCTATCTTGCTTTAACTCTCTTCTTTCTTCTTTAATTTTTTGCTTGAAGGATTTTTCTCTATCTCTCATATCGAAGTAAGCTTCCTTGTTAGCCTCTAATTCTTTCTTAAGCATTTGAGACTCATGCTCTACCTCATTTATTTGAGATATCAAGTTATTTTTATCTTGTAATGCAATGCCTTTAGCAAGGTTTAAGAACTCTAAGTCAAATACTTCTTCGAATATCTTTTTCTTATCAGAATTAGATTCTTGTATGAGTCTTTTTATACCCTGACCAAACATGATTGAGTTCATAAACAGAGTATATGATAAACCTATCTCTCGGTTTATAAAATCTTGTATCTTCCCCTTCCCTTTGATATCAACTATATCCCCATCTTTCATGAAGATAAGTCTGTCTTTACCTTTAGCACCATCCTCAAGTACTTCATCATACTTTTGACATCTAACTATCTTATATGTATGAGAATCTTTCTGAAAATATACTTGTACCTTAGTACCCTTGTAATCTTTAGGCCTTACTTGCTTCCAAGTATTTACCTCAGAAACACCCTTTAGGTTTTTCCCATATATTGCCCATACCAAGGCAGAGAGAATAGTTGATTTCCCTTTCCCATTTGGTGCCTTGATAAGTATGGTACAAGTTGGGTTTAATTGTAGATGTAAGGATTCTATTGAACAAAATCCTTCTGCCTCTAAGTTTAAGAACGTTAACATGACTCAGCCTTTTTAAGTGTTTCAATTAATAGATTAGTTTTAACCTCATCTTTAATACCTTTCTCTCTTAGGTATCTCTTTGCTAGAGACTTCTTAGAAAGTTGCTTAGTAATCTTATGTTTGTTATTAACTGGAGTACTAGCTTTTTGAGGGATTACCGTATAATAATTGCCATCATCCTTAATATCCTCTTCCCTTTCTACATCGATGAACTTTGGGAAATTTTTCAAAGGTACAAACTTCAGAGACAAATCTTCATAGATTTTCCAATACCCCAATTCACAATCTCTATCGGTTCTCCTTTGATGGTTAGGGGCTCCAATCATATAAACCTTCTTTGATAGTCTTTGTGGTTTGTGTATATGCCCACATAATACTAAATCGAACTTATTGAGAACATTCACATTTAAGTTTTCTACGGAATCTATTTCCCTACCATCTGTATCTTTTGCACCAGGATAATCGGTGTGTAGTAAAAGAATATTCTTTTTACTTTTATCTAATTCTAACTTCTTTAAGTATTCACTTAGACCCATGTTATTATCAATATAAGGAACCCCATATACCATAATATCTTTATGTGTAGAAGATAGTTGGGTTTTTTCATAATCTAATATCATGATACCATACTTCTCTACTTGATAAAGCCAGCTAAAGGGTTTAGTACCAACCTTACTTATTTTCTTAATATCATGATTTCCAGATATGGCATATATCCAAAATCCTTCGATTAGTTCGTTATAACATATCTCTGCCAATTCTTGGTCCATTGTTTCGGCCTTATGAAATAAGTCTCCACAAAATAATGCAGGACAGTTAAACCTTCTACATAATTTCCGTATAATCGACAAAACCCTGAAACTATTCAGGGTCCTGTGATTGTTCTCATTAAACTTAGCCCATAGATTTATATGTAAATCTGAAAAGGCTATTGCTATTACTTCTTTCCCCATATCCTATCTAAATGGTAATTGATTTGTTCCGTTCTCATACCTAAATTGAGCTCAGATATACAAATAGTGGGTATTTCCCAATTTGCAAGCAATTCCCCCATAAGAGATGATATCTGAACTTGGAAGAATCTGTTAAGTATTCTCTTACCATTATCTTCCATTGACCAATGCTTATAAGTATCTAGATTTAATGGTAAGAAGATTGCTACATCACATTGATCTTCCATTAAAGTCTTACATTGACAGAAAAAATGTTCCATTTCACATTCTGGTAAAGTTCTTGATTGCTTATACCAAAAATAAGCAGCCAAATCTGCATAACTCCTATCAGTTACGAAATATTCTCTATCCTTGAATAACCTATTCCTTTTGTTCAGAAGTTGAAAATCTGCTTTATACATTGCCTCCGAACCGAGGGATAATATTTCATTATGTGATACCCCTTCAGTAGCAGGTAATAAATCTGACATACTACCAGAAATAAAAGGTAGATCTTCTCTCTTAGCTACATACTTAGCTAAAGTAGTTTTCCCTATACCAGAGGGACCCACAAACATAATTCTCTTACTCATGATGTAATGCTTTAAATGGTTTTATAAATTCATTTGTCAAAAATGATGCTAAAGAGTATTCGATACAAAGCTCTTTGAATTTCTCATACTTAAACTTCTTCTTTGACTTAATTGGTAACTTATCCAATGGATTATGTCTTACAAACCAGAAAAGGTCGATTAACTGTTCATTCCTTTTCCATATTTGAAGATATTCTTTGTTCTTACTCTGAGCAATGAATTTCTCAATCCTACCTTCATCGAGTATTTTCCTTGCCTTTACTGGACCTATACCAGGAAACCCAGATATATCATCGGAAGTATCTCCAACCATTGCTAAATATTCTACTGTTTCATGAGAATGATATCCGAATAATTCTTTGCAATTATCCATCCTTATCATCTCATCTTTTCTGGGATTATATATCCTCAGGTTATTTGATAGCAACTGGTTAAAGTCTTTATCCGATGATATAAGTATCATTTTCTCGGATTGGAATTTTTTAATTGCAAGATATGCTAAGAAGTCATCTCCTTCATATACTGTAGATTTCTTTTTATCGAAGATATAATTAATTCTTAGCATACCCAGCATTTTCATTATGATTGCCTTTTGCTTTTGCAATGACTCATAATCTATTGATATATTTTTTCGATGCCCCTTGTAATTGGGCAATAACTTCGTCCTTACTGGTGAATGACCATTATCGAATGAAATATAAACCCCATCTGGTTCAAACCTCGTAAGATACATATGCAGGGATTTAAAAAATCCAAATATTGCTCCACTGGGTTTTCCATCAGTAGATTTAAGTTTTTCGAACTTATGGAAGGATTGATGGAGGATATTTTCTCCATCAATCAATAATATTGTTTTCTTACTCATACTCTAAAATCGAATTCATAAAGTGAAACTTCTTGAATCTTTTCGTCACCAAGATAGATATCAAGGTAATTCTCAGCAGAACTATAAGCATCTAAGTATCTAACTCTTGGTTCAATTCTCAAATTCTTTTTAAGGTATTCTTTAATTACTTTCTCTATACCCTCTACCTCCTTTTTATTCATCTTCTACCTCCTCTTCGTCTTCCGATTCGTTAAATGATTCATATTCTACTCCATCTACTGGATATAAATTAGTAGTCAATGCTACTATCTTCTTTCTAGTTGTACCGATAGTATTTATCTCGGCCTTCTTTAATAGTTTACGACGAAGTTCATCATCATCTTCCAAAAGCTTTTGGAATTTCTCTTCCCCTCTTGCAAGAGTTTTTCCTTTGAACTTATATACTCCACCTGAAGATTTTTCTATGATATCATTTTCTACCAATACATCCTCAAGAGCATAGCATCTATCAAAACCTACTTCATGGAACTTAGGATTGAAGTAAACCGGGCACTTACTGATTGTAGGTCTTGGAGGAGCAACCTTATTTTTAATAAGTCGGATTGTGACCAATTTACCAGCTTTCCGTTCTTTACCTTTCTGTTTAACAGTGATAGACCTGCCTGAGTAAAAGGCAGCTCTGATTGAAGCGTAGAACTTAAGTGCTGCACCTCCTGTAGTAGTTGTGTTATCTTTTCCGAATCCGACATTTAAAGCAGTTCTTAATTGGTTAATGTAAATCTGTGTAACTCCTAATCTATAGAATAATTCACTTCTGATACGGAAGTATTTGTAAAGAGCTTTTGCTCTACCTCCCATTTCAGCCTTACCCTCTACCATTTTAGAATCTATGTTATCTGCACAATCCATAGCAGCAATAGAATCTATCACTAAGAGAATCGGTTCATTATTAGTTAATTGAGAACGAAGATAGATTGCTAAGTCTGCTACAGCATCAGAAATATATTCTATACGAGTATCATTTAATACTGTAACTCTTTCTGGGTCTACTCCATTAATTTCTGCCCAAGAGTTCATCCAAGATTGTTCGGCATCTACCCATATGACATGTCCTCCGAGTTGTTGACAAGTATATGCAAAGTTATAGGCAATAAGAGATTTACCAGATGATTCTTCTCCAGCTACTTCTAAAATTTTACCGAATGGTATACCACCACCAAAGGTATAGTTGAGAGCAAAGAAGGTTGATGGCAACCATAGATTTGATTCTACAGTTTCTGAAGCCAATCTCATCATGCCCCCATATTTCTTTAATATCTCATTTTTTGTTGGTACCTTTAAACCCACTTTCGATTTCTTTGCCATAATGTAATGTATTTAAACTAAAGAAGGTGATAACCGAACGAATCTAATTATCACCTTCGAATGAAACCATATTATTACTAACCCTTAAATATCCGATTTGTATTTTCTTTTCTTTTTCTTGGGTTCATCGTCTTCCATGTAATGGTCTTTGTGAACTCCCTTTTTCTTTTTCTTCTTTGGATTATCGTCCTCATCATCACCGTGGTCTTCATTTAGATACTGTGAAAGTAAATCTTCCAACTCATCATAGGATTTGATTTGAGAACGAACTATACCCTCAAGGTCAATTGTACCTTGATATTTCTTGTCCAACTTAGTTGGTTTGCAAGCACGAGCAGAATAAGTGGTGTCTAGTTTACCAGACCCTGAACGTATTATCTTAATATCATAGCCAGTTTTTGGGTCGGTCATATCACCTGCCTCATCTTCATCAAGATATAGGTCAATGATATCCTGGTATACTGAGCGAGGAACTAAAACTCCCTTATCTTTGCCTTCGTAATCTACCTTACTACCCTTTTCATCTGAATAGATTATACCACCAATAACATATCTTCTTCTTGGTACCAGATTCTTGGCAAGTTCCTTGTCGTCTTCATCCTTAGAGTTTTTCAATTCTTGATACTTCTCCATAAATGGGCAAGGTTCATCAAAAGTAGCCGGAGATATAACTCCTCCCAAATTGCCTCCCAGGTAGAATTGAATAATTTCGATACCCAATTCTTGGTCATCACCAGGAGACTTAATTCTCATTCTCAGAGTTCCTTCTTTTGGATATACTAACCCACTACCATTTCCCTTAGATTCTAGCTGTTTCTTTCTAGCTAGCATCTTTTCTTTTGTAGAAAGTCCCTCTGATGAAACTTTCTTTTTCTTCTTATCTTTTATCATAATGATTAATTTTGATTGTTCGGTTCTGAATAGACTACCTCATTCATACTCAATACGGTAAGAACGTTTTTCTCTAAGATCTTTTGAAGAGCAGGAGATAATTTATCTGTTTCGAATTCAAGTTCTTTACCCGCATACAAACCATAGGTAACTATCCTACCTATGCCCACCAATTCCCGATAGGTTTTGTATTCTTCGGTAATTTCCCCACTCTTTACTACAACCCCTTTACGAGGAACTCCCTCTTTTACTTGTTCAGGGATAATCAAACCGGATCTAGTTTGATTTACCTCCTTGGGAGATAAAATAAGTACCCGGTTTTCTGTTGGGCATCCGGGTAATTCTTGATTAAATTTCTCAGCTACAAGAGGTGAGATAAATGTCATTGAATAATTCATATTCTAATACTGTTTTTAAAAGTTAGTAATTGTTTATAGTTCAATGGGTTAACCTTTTCTTAGGTTCGCATTAATAGTTCTTAATATATTCTCCCGACTCTCATAAGCTTTACATATAGCTATGAACTTATTTGCTTTTTCTACAGCTTTTAAGTATCTTTCATAAATGGAAGAATACTTCTTGTTAAGATTTGCCTTATGAGAAACATATTCGTTATTCCACCTTTCATTGGCATCCTTATAATATACCCAAGCATTGGAATAGGCTTCATCCTTTTCCCTTGCTAGTAAATCTCTTTCCTTTATATACTTATCTCTAAGAGAACAAAGAATATAATAACTAGAAGGAGATTCTCGTAGCTGAGAATTAATGATATTCTCATTGATAGACAATTCTTTTTGAATATCAATTTCTAGGGTCCTACCCTCAAATTTAACCTTTAGTTTTTTTAGCTCCGTCTTCATAAACTTCTAATAGGTTTTTAAAGTCTTCCTTACTAAATTCACCTTTACTTATAGCATTAGATACTTGAGCAAAAGCCATTTGATAAGCTAAACTCATACCAGGCAATCTAAGAAGAGATTTATAGGGACTAATCTTATCTACTAAAGCTCTTAATCGTAAGTCGCATAAGTTATCAGTTCCCCCTCTATCTAATAATACTAAGAAAGCTGCCCAATAAATATGAGTAGCATCTTCATAAGCAAGTTTCCCATCCTCATCAGTGGCCATTACTTTAAAAGCCATATCCTCTAATGTAGTAAGATTAGTCTGTAATTGATGTAGTTGGGTCTTTACTCGATTGAATAACATCTTTTCTTGTCCACTTACCTTTAAATTCGTAGCATCCAGGTATTTAAACAGATTCTCAATAGAATAACCCAAACATCCTGCAATCATATAGGTAAGGGCAGTTAATTTACTCGCATTTTGATATTCCTCATTTGTTGCCATGGTTTCATAAATTTATTTTATTTATGTGGACATAGTATCCTCTTTCTTCACTTCTGTTGGTGATTTTGGATTTTCTTCATGATGTAAATATCTATTACATCCAGGACATTTTACAAATTTACAATCTGCAAAGGTATGTGAATCTACTTCTGAATAATCATATTCAAATTCACAATCACAGTAGGGGCACTTAGCTCGCCATACTGTGGGTCCGTTCAAAATCTTTTTCATATTGCTTCATTTGTTTGTTAAATCGTTTCTTATACTCTGAAATTGGTATATGCTTATACTTTTTATGCTCTTCCATATATTCTTCTACTGAGAAATCTGGTTCTAACATTTTCCTATAATCATATCCTGGGATAAAGGGTAGTTCTTCTGCCATTGATCTACCTATGACAAAATCCATGTCCATTGTGACATCATCTATCTGAAAACCGAAGTATGGCTTAGTTAAGGGATTCCTATAAATTTGCCACATCTCGTAGATACTCCAAATATTTATATTCTCGGGTTTAGTAATCTGATAGTTAGCATCATGAACTAAGCATACAGATTTAGTTGGAGGTAATTTGCCCTGCCTCATAAGATAATAAATTAAAATACTACCAAACAGACACATATCTGAAGCTGCAGATTGACAAGGGAAATTCAAGGCTAATCGTAAAGCATAAGCTTCTTCTCCTCTATCTGAAGAATAAATTTGGGGTAATCTTCGTTTTCTACCAAATAAAGAAACTAAGTACCCATTCTTTCTAAGGAACTTCTCTTGTTTCTTTAAGAAGGTTTTTAACTTGGGATGTTGACCAAAGAATATATCCATTTCCTTTTGGGCTTCTTCTGGTGTAACTATGATACCAGATTTTGGGTCAGATAATTTTACTGCTAGTAATTTAGCACCAATTCCATAAATAAGTCCAAATGCAATCTGTTTAGCTTGCTTTCTCCTTACCTTCCATATCTTATGATCTGGGTGATTTTCATCCTCATATATTTTTAAAGCTTCTTCATAAGGAACATGATATTTGGTAGCAGCAATTGCCAAGTGAGGGTCCTGACCAGAGTTAAAAGCATTCAGATAAGTTTCATCTCCAGATAAGTGAGCCATGATTCTTAACTCTGCTTGACTAAAGTCACTAGCAATATATAGAGTTCCTTTTGGAGCAACTAATTGCTTCTTTATATTTGGGTCTACTGAAGTCTTAGGTATTTGTTGAGCATTTGGTTCTGCTGAAGATAACCTTCCTGAAGTAGTTCCATGAATAAGGAATCTTCCATGTAATCTATCATCATCTTGGGTTTTCTCATGCCAACCTTCAATATAGGTTTTATACATTTTCTCTAAACCTCTCAACTCTAATAAACTATCCAAGAATACTGCCTTTGGTGAATCAGGTTTTTTGACAGTTAATCTTAAGTTAGTAAGAGTTTCTTCATCAGTACTTGGTTTACCAGAATCATTCTTTTTGATTACCTCAAAATTAAATCCCTCCTCTGAATACATTAATTGAGGTAAATCTACTGAACTACCTAAACTTACAGGTCTAATTAACTCTAATTCCTTTTTCGTAGTAAAAACTCCTGCTCGTATATTAGCAATCTTCTGTTCCCTAGATTGTATCTTTCTCTTATCTACTCTAGGGTCTAAATTTTCTATCTCTTCCTCTAATTTAGCAATGTATTTTTCAATCTTGGATTGATTATATAGTTTAGTAAACTTCTTTACTTTAGGCAAATTATATATTGCTTCCTTAGCTGCTTCTATCTTTGGTAAGTAGGAATCTAACAATTCTTGGTTGAATGCCCTATCTACATATAAACCATTCTTTTCTACAGAAGTTAATACCCTAGAAGCAGTCATGATTAAATTACGGTAAGTATTATATAATCCCAAGTCAATTAGCTTCTTTTCGAAGAAAAGCATTAATCTAAGAGTATAATCAGTATCTTGACATCCATAGTGGCAAAGAGGTTCCATTTCTTTTTTATCCCATGGAATCTTATCGAATTTATCTTGCTTTTCATAATCTCCGTATTCTGGTAAATACCTTCTTACCATAGACTTCAAGTCATTGGGTTTTTCTTCATTCAAGAGATATTTAGCAAGCATACCATCCAAACATACTCCTCGATAATAGATATTATACTTCTGAAATATCTGATCATCAAATTTATAATTCCAAGCAACCTTAACTACATTTGGATTTTCAATTACTTCTTCACCAAATTTACGAAGCATCTTTTTCCAGTTCCATCCCTTAGAAGTATACTTTTTAGTTTCAAAATGATCTAGTGGTATAGAACATCCAAAACCTGGTTGAAAAGTAACTGATAGTATGGTAGGTTTAAAGCTTTTGTTATAAAGAGGTTCTGCATTTGTTTCGAAGTCTACAGAAGCATAACCTGTTTGCTTACAGCATTGGATAAGTTTCTTTAGCTCTTGTTTATTGGTTATAATCTTATATTTCGTTTCCATACTAGAAGTTTTTTAAATAAAATAAGGAAGTATATCTTCCCAGACCTACTTCCTTAAACCTGATATGAGTTACTTTAAATCATTTTGCGAAAATGACATCAAAACAAAATAGAAATAAAGCATGTATTATATGATAGTATCCTCAAATACTCTTAGAGAACTGGCTAACTTATCCCAGTCTTTTTGATAAGTATGTAATGAGTCTATGGTGTGATACAAATAACCTGGTTTTACTCCAACCTCTTTAGCTACATATTCCATTAGTCTCCATGCAAGGTATACATCATTACCAAAGTGAGTAACAAAGTCCGAACTTCTTTGGTGATAGCAAATGTGTAATACCTTTTCTCCTTTACCATTCTGACGGATAAGGAAGTCATAATACATAGAGCAGGGTATACGTCTACTACCATCATACCAATCGGTATCTAATCCGTCCATATCACCATTGAATATTGGTAATACTGCTTTACGAGTGTCATTATCGTCCTTCAGTAATCTTATCAATGGTTTAATAACATGGATGATTCTTTCATTATAGGTATAATCAAATTTACCATTTACCAAGAACTGTTCCCATAAATCTTTTCTTAATTCCCAAGCTTTACCTGGATTAATTATATCAGAGGTATCAATCCTTTCTTGGAACTCAGCATCTGCCCATTCCCTAGACCTTGAATAGAAGAATAACCACGTTGGATCTTGCAAAGAAGTTAAGCAATATTGTTGGCAAATGATCTCTTTAGTTACAAAATCTTCATTACCTTCAATATTCTTATTCTGGTAAGTCTTTGGTTTTACAGTTTGACCATAACTGTTGAGTTCTCTGCCCATTTCAGACATTAACTCATAACTACTGCTATAAATTCTCATTTCTTCTGTTTTAAAAGTTTCTTCTTATATGCTTTACGTTGAGAGTAAGAGATTACATTCTCGGGATATTCGATATCTTCATATTCAAGAAGTAATTCCTTTGCTTTCATAGATTTATATGTTTCCTTATATAAATCTGGTCGAAGCACTTTAAAACTTCTAAAGAATACCTTAAAACTAGAGAAATCTTTCTCTTTACCGTTTTGAAATTTATCAAATACCTCATTCAATCTCTTTATCCAAGAATTTTCCTTATCAGTTCCCTTTAATACCTTCTTCAAAGGTTTATGAGTATGATACATCAGAAGTGTTTCTACATTCCCATACATTTGAGTGGCAAATAAATTGATTTGTACTGATTGTTCTGGTCCGTACACATATTCCGCCATTCGTTGTATTAGTAAGAAGTCGAAGATTAACCTTTTTGTTATCTCGGATGCCCTGATTACCATTGTAATAACAGGTATGTCTTCCCCAAATCGTTTGGAGAATGTAGCAGCAATTAAACATTGTTTACCGTTATCATGATGATTATTAAACATATAAGTAACGTTGTAATTCTGATTATACTTGGTTTTTAGTACTCTCAGCTTACTACGCAATAAATCAAGCTTATTGAAATCAATGTAATTGTTCAGTAAGCTTGTCCACTTAGTCTCTTTATAATTGAAACATCTACCATAATCAAAGTCTGGGTCTACCCAAGCTTTACGTATTTTTATAAATACGTTATATACCACAGCTACTCCACTGTTTGCGGTAGCACCTTTTGCAAATAAAGATGATTCTAGTCTTAGAAATCCTTCATTTAACTTTTCCCATGCTTCTTGTGAAGTAGCAAATTCTAATGAATGGATTTGCTCTTCTGTATTAAGCTCTAAGCCATTTAATTGTTTATTCCAACCTGACACAAATACCTCCTTTCATTAATATTGTGTAGTGATTCTCCATTCATTCAACCGTTCTTTCTTGAAATACAGCTCGTATATACCCAATGGAGTAAATCCCATTATTGATAGAAATCCCATATAATAATAGAATGCCTCTACCAGCCTATCCTGGAATTCTAGTTCTTTAGTTATTACTGGTGACTGTTTCCATGTACGATTCTTAAGAGTATTTCTAGCAAGATTCAAAACATACACTATCTGAAACAAAATATTTTTCTCATCAGTATGCAAATTTGGACTCATTTCCTTGAATCCCTTTATATACTCGGAAGTTTTATCCTCAATTGTTTCGGATATTAGCTTGAAATTTTTGAATATACTACTAATGGCATCTATCTCTAAAATCATATGAATGCCGAATGCCATTACATCTTCTAAGTTTTCTACTGCCTTTTGCCCTTTAGTCAGTTCTTTGTTTGCCCAACTATAGATATCCTCTGGCAATATATTAGCATATATCAGAGCTGATAAGAAGAATCCTATTGCATCTGCTTGTTCTTCATTAGCATTCTGTAGATTGTTGATTATCTGAATCTCTTCTATGTCGGTATATAAATTGGTATTCCATCCCTTGTTTTCTAGAATATCATTTATATTAGAAGTAGATTCATAACCCTCCATTAACTCCTCTACTACTTGAGATATAAGGGTTTTCATAAGAGATTGATTTTTAGTACTGTTAATATCCATGGGATATTCTGGTAACCTTTCTAAGGGTTTATAACAGTCTAATTGACGATAGCCAATCTCATACATATTCTCAAGTTCAAGCCCCTGTTTGATTTCAGGGGCTTTTTCTTTCAGATTAGAAATATCCATAGTAACTATTCTTTTTCTGGTACTGTATGATAAGAGAATAAATGTAATACTTGAACTAATACACTTCCAGCTTCGATTCCAATAATCTCAGAAGTTGGGTTGAATACACTTACCACTACTTCATCTCCTGGAACTTGACCAAGTACTTCTATACCGTATACTAAACCACTGTTGATAGAATTAGTTTCTTCATTTGCAGCTTTCAGTACGGATTTAACTGGAGTGAATTCTTCAATATGAATACCAGTTGGTATTAATAACCTTGTGTTCTGACCAAGAACGATGGTTTTAATGTGTCCTTCACTGTTTCTATCTAAGTCGAATGATACTTTACCGAATCCTTGTGGATTGAAAATTCTATTCAACCAGTTCCATTTCTGTTTGATTACTCCGTTATTGTATTCCATGAGAATATCAATCGTAAGGTCTTCAGGAAGATACAAATAGAATCCCTGATCTGCTTTCTTGGGATATTTTACCTTTCTTGATACTGTATACTTTATATGAGAATTCTCTATCAGTTGTAGTCTTCTTTCGTGATCTTCTACTTTAACTTCTAGAGTTTTAAGCCGTTCCTCATGATTATTCAATTTAGATTCTGCAGTATCTAATCTAGTATCAAGATTATGTATCTCGGTAGTATGTCCGTTCACTACACTGTTTAAAGTTGAGTATCGATTCTCTAATACCGATATTCTATTCGCTAGTTCATCTAAAGTTGCCATATATTATTATTAATTGGTTGATCCGAATCCGTTATTACCTCTTGTTCCCCAATACTGAGCATCTTCATCAAATTCTTCCTTGATTACTTCTTCTGGTTCTGTAAGATAAATGGGTACATGAATAAACTGTACTAACTTGGTTCCAGCTTCTATTATTTGAAACTCATGAGAAGTATTATATATACCGATATGAATCTCTCCAGTATAGGGAGAATCTACTATCTCGGCAGTATAGATAAGCCCTTTCTTAGTTGATATACCAGATTTGTTTGCTGCCATCAGCATAGAAGACCTTGGTTCTAATAAACCTTTGATACCCGATGGGATAAGTATTCTGGTAAATGGAGAAATGTAAATTACTTGTACCTGGTTATTTGAATTATATTCAAGTGTTACTTTACCAGGTTCAGGTATTTCACAATGGAATATTAACTGTGGATTAGCTTTTACTAAATCCTGTAGAGTTAAATCTTCAGGGATATAGAAATCTAAACCTGCATCTCCTTCGTTTCCTCTTGATGGAGATTTTACGTCTCTTACTTTGATAAATCTGAATTTGTTCATATTATATTACATTGTTTTAAAAGTTGGCCATAAGTTAATGTTGAGGGATCTCCCTTGTGAATACCAAGAGAGTTCATCATCCTCCTTACATCTCTGCTTCCATTGCCGCATACATTAGCAAGTATATCCTCTTGTTTCACATAGTAATTTGGGTTGTTAAGGTATACCTTGAACATAGCCCATATCATTTCTATTTTTTGCATTCTTTATAAAGTTCTCTAATACGTTTTCTTGGTACTTCGAATTTCTCAACGGTTTTGGTAATAACTTCTTTTCTTTCTTTCCCTTTCCGAATCAAGCCTCGGATGTATTTCTTGATTCCAACCGTGTCTTCTAATACATCCAAATCCTTGTATTGATTCTTCTGTTCTAGCTCTTTCCTTGTGATATTCATATTCTGTGACATTTTGAATGCACATAATTCTGAGTCTCCGCATAGTTTACATTCTTTAGTTGATAAGTCATAACCAATACCAAAACAGGGGTCTGAATTAGAACCCAGTTCTGCAATATTAATAGGTTCTAAGGGATCCTGATTCTTGATATCAGGTAAAGTTTGTTTCTTCTTTGCCATAATTCCCAATTTAAAATTCTTTATGATAATATCTTATGATTTGAACATCCATCATCTCATCTTGATACAGAGTAATATATGAATGTCCTATACCATTTATAAATAGTTCCCTGATAGACAGAAGAATGGGTGGTACTTCTATTTCAGAAGTATATATCTGAACTTTGATTACTAACCCAGATTGAAAATGAATCATAAAATAATATCGAATTTCATCAGGCTTATCCCTGGATTTTTTGATAGGAGTTATATATTCTATTCCTATACCATTGAATATATGTTCTGGAGGTATTACAGAACAATTGAATAATGATTTGATTTTTTGTAGAATCTTCATTGTTTATGATTATTAATGGTTAATGCCTCTTAACGTAACATGTAATATACCTTTCCTCCTACGGAGAAAAAGTATATACTCATAGTCAGAAATTATTATCCTTGAAAAGGCTTATGTCTAGGGTACTTATCCCAGAGCTTACTTAACCGGATAACTTTAAGTCCTTGATCTTGATAATACTTTCTTCTATGATTCCCATGCCTACTTAAATAATTTCCAGGATAATGTAAATCATCTAGGTAAACTTTGGATTTGGATTCATCCTTTCTTACCAATCGTCCTAAGAACTGAATTGATTTTTCTTGAGAATCCATACTGGCAGTATTCAACAGATATCTGAGCTTAGGAAAGTTTTTACCTCGAGCAATAATTGTAGTTGATACAAGGATATCTATTTTACCCTCCCTAAAATCCTTCATTATCTGTTGTCTTAATTTAGTAGGAGTATTAACATGCACATAAGCAATATTATGGGTATTATCTAGTCTTTCTTTAAAGAATTCATATAGATTTTCACAATGTGCAATATGCTTACATACTACGAGAGCAGGATATCTACCTTGATTAAGGTTCCATTTCAACCTATCTAATGCCATGGTCCAGGCAATCTTATTATTGGTAATGGAATCATCATATATTTCATTATAGGACATACAATCTGATTCCCAATTACCAAACCAAGGTTTACCTTCTACTGTTTTTACAATTGTCTTTGTTGAATACCCTTTTTTAATCGAGTCCTTAAGTTTAAACTCTGCTATTACATCGCCAAAGAAACAACGTAAATTCATATTCTTAACTTTATCCTTGGCAAGCTTACTCATATAAATGGTACCAGATAATCCGATTCTAACTCGGGTATTAAATAACCTAGTGATCACATTCTGATATTGCTTACTACCTCCTTGGTCAGCTTCATCGATTAATACCATATCAATCTTAGCAAGTTCATTCTGATAATATTTCATATTCCGAGAAATAGATTGAACCATACCAATGGTAAAATTACTCCAGTTTAAAACTTTACCCTGAACAAAGGTAATGTCTTCTCCTGGTAGATATTGCTTAAATTCATCTCTAGCTTGATTTAACCAATCGGAGTCATTAGTTATAAGCAAAGTCTTTAATTGCTTCTTATAGGATAAATATAAAGCAGACATAATCAGAGTTTTACCTGCATTTACTGTATAATCTAATACCCCAATCTGAAAAGGTGTTTCACCTAGTTTATTAGATAAGATTGCCTTAACAGCTTTCTCTTGTTCGGGTCTTAATTTATACTTACCTATCTGAGTTACAACTTTACTGACTTTTGGTAAAGGTTGTCTCATATCTACTATGATAGGCTTAATCCCAAGTTCAATACATCTTTTATATACTGAAGGAAGTAAGCCTATCTTAAATTGACCAGTCTTGGTTATATACTTTATTTTGCCATCCCAGTTTTGCATACCCCGTTGCCTAGTACGAAGGTAAAAGGCATTGGGGTGTCTGATAGCAAATTCGTTATATAACTTAGTTGCATATTTTAGAGGTATATCTAATTCTGCAACGTTACAATTACGAATTATGATTTTCATATGATTACTGTTACTGATTTACATTTCTTGGGTTCATCATCGGAATCCTCGTATTCTTTCAGAGCTTTCTTTAAAAGAGAAATGTGATATTCTTCATCAGCAATGAATTTCTGGATAAGATAGGTAACTGGAATATAATCACTTCTCTTTATATACTCTTCTTTTTTATTCAGAGAATCGAATACTTTATAATATTCTTCTAGAGTTTCTTTTTCTGCTTGTAATGATAATTTTAAAGCAGATTCTGCCGAAGTACCAAGATCTATTATTGGATGTACAGTTAACTGATTATTTCCTGGTATATCGGTGTCCATTACATCAGAAGCTTTTAATAAGAAGTCTCCCAGCTTATCATAATGTACCATCTCTACTAATCCGATACCTAGCATCAATTCTCCTATTTCCTCAAACCGGGCCTGATGCTGAGTATACATAAGAATTGAAGTTAATTCTGAATACCTAGTATTCTTGTATAAATCATACAAGGGTAATATTATTTCCTTAGGCCATTTCTGAACTATAGAAATATCGGGGTATTCTACTTTGCTATCGGAATAATCCAAAGCATTTACAGTGGCTTCTGCCATCTCCTCTAAACGATTTTTAAAAGCTTTCATAATTTATTAATTTTTGACCAGAGGCTTCCCTCTACTTTAGGTTCCTCTGATTGTGAATGATTCTTATGTTTAAATAAGTATTTATTATACCTTTCGATAGCCTTGTCATTATACATCTGACTGGGTTCGGGTAAACCATTACACCAAGCAAGAGATTCGAATTGAGCATCGATAAATTGGGTGGGATCCCATCCTTTCTCAGATAAGAATTTATCTAGCCTTACAAAGTGTATATACTTATCTGGTTGATTAACAAATGATTCGTATATACCAGTAACATCTGCTACCCTTTTTATGAAGTAATCATGGATAGCTTTAGCATTACCAGAATCATCTTCCATTTCCAATGTAGCAGAATATAAATCTGAAATCTTTTCTGACATAGAAGATAATCTGTTTAGGAGGTTATTATAATTACCGTCCATCTTCTTGATACCTAGTTCGATATATTTAATAAAACCTTCCCGGGTATCCAATTGAAAATCTTCACAGAATTGATTACAGAGCTCAGCTATCTTTTTACATACCGCCCAATTTCTTGGTTCTGTTTCTCTTATTTTTCTAACTCCTCTATGCTTTAGTTTTATACGAGTTGCATATATAATATCAGCAACTAAAGCAGCATCTCCCTTAGATGCTAGTAAAATGTTAGAAACTTTCTTAGTTGTCTTATTGTTTGTAACAACTACAACTCTAGTATTTATTGCTTCCTTACGAGCAATAACAAAGAAAGCATCAATCGGAAAATTATATACCTCTAACTGAGATAGGATTTTTTCGAATTGATGCTTAGTTATATGAATAGATGGGTCTCTCATACTCTTCTCTTTCTAAGTTTACCGCACTTCTTACATTTCAAAAGTATTTCCCAATAAGTTACATATTCGGTTTTATGTAATACCTCCCAATCATGGAGGCATAAGTATTTAGCTTTTATAGCTTCTAATAATTGTTTCATAAGTTTCTAATATTAAGTTATATAATATAATAGGAAATCCTCAATCCAGGGAGTTTCTGAGTTTCAATAAATCTTGATAGGATTGGTACCGAGTATTATATATTAACTTAAGTACTTCCTTACGACCTAAATCGTTACAATCTTTATTTTCGGGCAATTGTATAACCTTGACCTTTTTATAAGCGACCAATTTGAAAGCCAGGTTGATTGAATATTTGATGGCATCAGGGTCCAGGAGTAATATAAATCTATTAACTGGAGATTTGATAAGCTGGTTAACTTGGTAAGCACTGATTGCCTTACCCATGGTGGCAATAGCCCTGTCTCCCATAGTAAGTGCATTGATTGCTCCCTCACAGATAAATATCGAACTATACATGTCGAGGGCATCTTGATTGAAGATAATGAATTCCTTTCCAAGTCCCGTAATATCTTTATTTGGATTATTGTATCTTGGGCCCTGTCCAATAACATTTCTCGCATTATAATACCTGAGCGTGCCCTTATAATAATATGGTATGATGAGGTACCCAAAAAAAGGTCCCTCAGTGGCAACATATCCGATACCGTGTTTTGATAATTCTTCGATAGTGAACCCACGGCTCGACATGTAACTTCTAATGCTTCTTGCAACTTGTGATGTTCCTTGATTAATGAGTTTAAACCCATCTGGAAGATAGACGGGCTTAGCATCGGATAATTCAATCTTCTCTTCTGAGAAAGCTTTGTCTGTAAAGTTTCCATTATCTAGAAATTTTAAAAGTTCGGCATAAGTATCAAATCCTTCAACATCCATTACTAGTTGAGCAGGATTCATATGATAATTGCATCTAAAACAATTAGTACGGTACATAGAAAGATTAATTCCCATCTTATGTTCCCTATGACAGAATGGGCATACGGGTAATTTCATCCAACCGTGTTTATATTTGTAAGCGCCCAAGCTCTTAATAAAATAATTGTAGAGCTTGGTTTTAAATTCATTAGTGATCTTACTCATGGTTAAAATGGTAATGGGTCATCATATGGGGCATATCTTTTCTTTAGCCTACGTAATTTATCTAGGTCTTCGCATTTCAGTATCATTTGCTCAAATAAAGTAACTACCTGTGACCTAAGTGAAAGTAATTCTTTGTGTTCTTCATAGGATTCCTTTGAAAGGAAAAGTTCCCATCCTCCCCATTTAGCAGATCTTCCATCTTCAGAGAAGAATTCCCTTAAACTTATATTAACCCCAGTTAACTTGATATACTTGGGACCCACTGAATATACTTCTGCATATTGTGGAGTACATCTTGAATCTGAAGGTACTAAGTAAACCTTCTGACCTTTTTGAATTCCTTCTAATCTCTTAATCATAATCTTAATGTTTTAGGTTTATATATCTCCATTTTTATTGTTATACTTATCTTCATTAGCATCTGGATTCCCTTTCTTCTTAAGAGATTCCTCGAGTTTCTCACCATATATCTCATCGTACTGTTTACGTTGTTCTTTAGTAAACTCTACACATCTTTGCCTTTCAACATCGCATTTGAATAATGCTCTACCACTAGGTAAACCATCTCTTTGTACTACTAATTCACAACGAAGTATATCATCTTTTTCTTCTTGTTCAGTAGAGTTAAGACCAACTATTGTATGAGCATTACGAACAATTGCAATAGAACCCGAGATATCATTTTCATCATATCTAGTAGTCCTATGTTTCTTACCCTCTCTGGTAATATGATGAGCAGTCCATACAATATCTAAATCCATTTCTTCTGCTAGATTCTGAATATCTATATATACATTCGATATACGGTCAAAGTCCTCTTTATCCCTAGCAATTGAAGCAAGCTTTCCTGCATAATCCACCATCAGTACTTTAATATTGATGCCCTGGTTTCTTAGCTTAATTATAAGTTCCCTTATATAATTACAATCCGTAATCATGGCAGGAACTCTTTCAACTACTAGTTCAACTCCAAACCTTGCAAGTTTACGAAGATGTTTGGCTTCGAGTTTATCATATTCACCCGAGTATAATTCCTTCTTAGTTTTATTGATAGAGGATTGAATAAATCGGTCCATGATTTGTTCTTTACCATTTTCAGTATCTATATATAAAACTGATTTCTTCATTCTTAAATACCCTCTTGCCAAGTTTACCATGAAGAAAGTTTTCTTAGCTTTGGGTTTATCGAGAATAACATTTACTGAATGTTCTGGGTAACCTCCAGCATTGGTAATATCATTAAGTTGTCTAAATGGACAAGGTATTACAGATGGTTCTGCTTGACGTTTGAATTGTCTCTCTGTAATATCCCTTATCATAAAGATAGGTTCATCATCTTTCTTGGGTTTCGAGTTTTGAAGTATCTTTTCTATTTTCCTTGAATAGGTTTCGTATTGTTCGAAGTTATCCAAATCAAAAGAATCATTCAAGTTCTTCATCTCTACATAGGTAGAGAATTGATATATCTTTTCTCGAATGTATTCGGAATCATTCAAGGGATTTGAATATAGGTCATCGATTATTTTATGGATATTGGGTATATCATCCTTAGTAACCAGGTCAACGTAATTTTTAGATTCAAGTAATTCTTTTATAACCTCTTTAAGGATATTCTTAGAAGGCATCTTGTTTTTCTTTTTGAAGAACTTAAATATGCCCTCGGCAATTAAAGAATGCTCAATCAGAACTAGGTAACTTGGTTTAATCTTTTTGATTATTAAGCCTCCCTCTTTATCCTTTAAGAGATACCTTAGGATTTCTAATTGAAAGCTGGTGTCAAATTCAAACTTGGTATTATCTTTTTTCATATTGCAATATAATTAAGTATAATCATATAGATTTCTATAGTCTCGGTTAGAGTTGTACATATAGACTCTCATCCTAGTACTCACTAATCCTCAGCTTCTAGGTGAACTTTATTAATATATTATTTTATATTTGATTTATTATACTTATATTTGCATATCATTTTAAAACATAGACTTATGAAGATAAAGGAAAATGGCAACAACGGATCAGAGATACATAGGTTGAAGCCTATGCAAGAAAATTATGATAAGGAAACTTTTGATAGGATGTATAAAATCTGTAAACCAGTTATCAGACGTCTTACTAAGCAAATTGATAATAGGAGGTTTAATGTTACACCAGATATCATAAGTTCTTATTTCTGGGATAAGATGTTATTTGTCTTTAATAAATATTACGGTACTTGTGAAGAAGAACATTTAAAAGCAAGGATACTAGCTTCTCTCAGTACCTTTAAGAATCATTTATTAAGAACTGCTTATGGAGAGGGAGCAGAATATCATCAGAATCTTTACCAATTAGAAGATTTATTCGATAATGATAAAGAACTAGAAGATGATACAGAAGAAGAGAAAGCTAAAGGAGAAATGCTTGATATGTTATATAAATATATGAAGAAGAACCTATCTCCCGATGCTTATTTGATCTTCGAGATATTGCTTAGTCCTCCTCCCTATATTAAAGAGAGAATCAAGGATGGTTCTCGTATCACTAACATTTTATTAGTAGAGTTTTTTGATATGCCTAGAACTAAATCTTCGGTAAGATATATCTCAGAACTTAAAGAAGATATAAGATATTGGGAAGAGAAAGCTAAAGAAGACTTACATTACTAACATAAAAAAAGGGAACCCAGTGCATGAGGTTCCCTTTCCAGTGTAACTTATTTCCCAATAAGAATTCCACTTGTGTGTTGGACGAAGCGATTAGCTGTTCTATAAAATAAAGCCCTAATAATTTTAAAAGTTTATATAGGTTTATAGTTTAATGATATAAGCTAGTACGAAATAAGGAGGTCTATTCTCATGAGGACTACCTCCTCCGGTTACTTGAGTATCTGCTGAATAACCTGAGTCAGGCCTAGTATGATTAGGGAATGGTCGATTACTAGCATTGTCCCCCCATTTTTCTTCTTTAAACGTAATCTTATGACTATGTGGTGGTATTTGATCTAAAGTAAGAGTTACTAGAGCTTCTCCTCCCATGTTACCAATGGTATTATAATCCTGATTACTTGGATCATACCCTACTACAAATCTACCCAATAGATTAGGTCTACCAGACATACCATCACAGAATGCCCAACCATCTGGAGGAGTAGTACCTGAAAACATAGCGATTAATCCAGTGGGAACTGAAGAAGCCGAGTTTTTAATCATTTCTATAAGCTCATTCTTCAGATTAGTAAGATATTCTTGTAGATTAGTTATACCATTAGTCTGGTCATCTTTACCTCCGAATCCTTCCAGTACATGTTCTACTCTTTGAATAGAATGGGTCATGATCCCATTGTAGGCTGAGTTAAAGGGTAGTGGTTGAGGGAAACAACCTCCATAAGGGATGATTGCATAGTTTTCTGACTCCTTCGTATTAGCATCAGTACCAGAACCATATACTCCAATCAGTACCATGGTATTCTTACTATTTCTGTAGGGTTCACAAGCACCCTCTACCTGAGAATTAAGATAGGTATAATTTAATTTCTCATGTGAAGCAGGATTATTCTTTACTATATCCCAAGAGATTTTGTCTTCTGCTAAGGGATAGTAAGGATTCTGTGATTGTTTATACAGAGTATATAAGCTTTCATAAGATGAAGACCAATATGCTACGAAAGTAATAGGGTTTTCAATTGGTTCTGATACTTCTTGATGAACTGCGAATAAGAAGATATCTGAATTAGCCCCTTGAGCACCTTGGATATTATCTACTACTATCTCTTCATCATCAGAGATGAATATATAACCATCCCTAGAAATACATCCGAAGTTTATCTGAGGTGATTCTCCATCTTCAGAATTCTTTACCATGTATCTGGCAGTAATCCTATCTGCCACGTCATTTTTAAATACCTTACCATCTTCTGCTTTAGCTTGAACTGATAGTCTATTACCAGATACTTTAACTGAGCCGAATCCACAGAATGGGCCAAGAGCAACAGGGGCAGCAATTGCTTCTGCTGCCTCCTTAGATTTAATCAAACCCTCATATTTAAAGTACGTTTTCATTGTTACTATTGTTTTTAGATTGTTTATAATTCCTAGATTGTTCTGACATATCCTTGAAAGCTTCAGATAAGTTATTGAACTTCAAGGTTACTATAGACCAAAGTATCTTCCAGATACTGTATCTCTTTTCTACTCCGTGTAATGTACATATATGACCATAGATAGAATCTACTTCAAATCCGTAACATACTACCAATACGGTTATAGATACTACTAATGGGTCTAACCCATAGGGCTCTCCAATAGCCTTACCAAGAACTGCTCCCATTAATAAGTAACATATATAATCTATTATCTTATTAAAAGTTCTTCTTCCAGCTCTGGATTTTCTAATGGGTATGCCCTTTAACTTACTAGCATTCATTCCAAACCAGAAGTCGGCAATTATCAATATGAATGCTAATAGGATCATCCATCGAAGATCATATAAGAATTGAAGACACTCTGTAGCAAAAGCTACCGTAAATCCTTTAGATACTATAGATGTAGTGGATGTTTCAGTATACATGTCGTAATATTGATTTATTCCTGAGGTTTCGGGGTTATTCTCCATGCTGTATTTTCGGGTATATCTATTTCGAAAGTTTTACTGCTAATATCATCAGAGTTCCAAACCAATTCATTTGGTTGTACATCAAAAGCTAAAGTAACTTCAAATGTACACCTTACATCGGTTTTGTTAACAGCTTCAAATATATAAGTACCAGGATTAGAAGTTCTAAATTCATAGGGTACTGGATGTGAATCGGCTTGACCCACTAATCTTACATCAGTTATAAAATCCTTATGATTAGAAGAACATACCACAGTGGTATATACTTCGCCTTCTCCTTGCCCACTTAGAGTAGCTCTTTCAGGACTACAACTTATCTTAACTTCAAGATTATAGTCTTTGATTACTAATGTAGCCTTCTTGTCTTTATTACCATTACCAACAAAGGTATAGGTACCCGCTTTATCTAAAGTAATAAATTCTTCGAATTTATACTCTGCTCCGGTTTCCATAAGTAATACTGAATCATATTCCTCTATTTCGAAAGGCATTACTCGGATAGTAACCGACTTACCTTCAGCAAGTTGATATGATACATTTACCTTCTGGTTATTTGGAGTATTAGCCCAATCCTTTGGAGATATCCAATTAGGATCTGAAGGATTTACGGCTTCGATATAAATATAGGGATCTTCTGGTTTGGTATAACTATATACTGACCAAGTAGTATAAACTGAAGGATCTCCCTTACATACAGCTTTATAACTTCCCGGTTTATTGCATGAATAAGTAGCACTAGCTTTACCATTACCAGATTTATTCAAGGTAATATCGGTTAACTTAGTATTATCACAATAAATACTAACTCCATAATCTATAAGATTATCGGGATCATCAGAGGGAGTTACTGATAAGTAAAGTTCTTGATTTACAGATCCACTTCCCATCTCTAAAGATAAAGTTTGATATTCTTTAGATAAATGATAAGTGAATTTAGAGATACTGGTATATACGGTAAATATTCCTATACCATCAAAGTTCTCTAAATTATCCTTAGTACAAGCAAACTTATAAACTCCAGTACCAAATGTTTGGAAAGTATCCCCAGATTTATACCTAGTATCATCTTTACCAATCAAGTAACATTCCAAACCTTCCTCATCATAATCATCTTCTATAGTTAGTATGGTTTTAGCTAAACTAGTTACATTACTTGATAGCTTGAATTCTTCTGGAGTACATTTAACCTTGTATTTATTAGGTTCTCTAGTAACAACCAGTGAAACTCTTTTTACTGGGTATTCTACAATCTGGAATTCATAAGTACCTGGCTCTTTAAATTTATAAGTTGAACCAGAAGGCTTAACTTCAGTTTCCCCAACCAATTGTATATTAACTGGAGTCTGTTTACCTTCTTGATAAAGAGTAGCTGTAACTGTAGCCGATACCTCCTTATTAGTTGGTGTAATATGCAGTGTAGTTGGATTAACCGATATATTATAGGATTTGACTACTTCCTTTAATTTTACATGAACTTGGGTAACTTTAGTCGGGTCTCCCACACTTCTAAAATAATAAGTCTGATTACCTATAGTGGCATTAAAAATAGTGCCATTTTCATATTTCTTGTAACCCCAAGTATTACCATCTCCAGATACCTGATACCTTAAGTCGGCATTTTGATAATTACTAGAGACTGTAACCTTAATAGGTACAGAGGTTATATACCCAGGCTGAATAGTGTTTATATTTGGGTCTACAAAATCGGCTGTTATCAGATAATTATCATTTATATTAAAACCATAATCAATAGTAGCTCCTACATGATAAGGCTTAAATCTATCGATTATATTTTCTATAGCTTTTCTGAACTCTATAAATTCTCCCGAGTTATTTGAATAGCCATGTCCAGTTATATGGAAGGTTACATTGATACATTGACTACAACCGTAAATGTTATCAAAGTTAGATTTATCATAATACTGATCTTGGTCAAAGTAAGGATGTGTTTTTAACCAACCATCATAACCTGATTTAGCGGGGTCATCAATGGTACAGTTTAACCCATACATTCGGAATAATATTTCAAAGAACTGAGAAGTACCTCGTATCTTTATCAGAGATATAGAATACTTGAGTAAATCTCTTATCTGTTTAGTAGTTAAAGCTAAAGCCCCTTTCTTAGGTAAAATCCATTTAGACTTAAGGCTATTTAATTCAGCTTCACTTAACAGACCATTATAATAAGTTTTAAAAGCCCCTTCATCAATATTATTCCACCTTGCAAAAGGTAATTGCCCAAAGCTTTCCCAAAGGTAATTCAAATAAATCTCTGGGCAGGTATCAAAGTCAGTTATTCCTAGTAAACTCTCAATATCTGCGGATATATTATCTTGAAAATAACTTCCACAAATTTCTAGGAACCTTTCTAAGATACCCTTTCCATCTACCTTATAAGTGTCTTGGTCTTTATATTCAAAAGGTAGGAAATCTATAAGTTTCTTAAGGTCTATCATATTAAACAGTTTCGTGAACAGTTAAAGTTAATTGAGAAGATTTCTGGAATACAGGTAAGTTATATCCAGGATCTTCATAATCCATATTAGGTTCTGAGATAGTAATAGAATAACGATATCCCTGTTGATAGCCATTTGCTTGTATGTCCAAAGAGAAAGTGATACCATTATTTTTATCAGTGATGTTTATAGTACTACCTACAGAGCCAGTAGTTTGGAATCCTCCACTTGAAGCTTTTACAGTGTATGAATTGCTTCCAGTAAAGTTTATAAAATAGGTCATGGACCCATTAGCTTTCTCTAATTTAAACTGACCAAGAAGTAATTCCTTGTTACCATATATGGTAACAGGCCAAGGTTTAATATAGAACTTCTTGATATGTAAGTAATCTACCGTAGATAGGTTATCAATCAAAGCATAAATATCTGAGATTCTTACTTTGCCCCCAATCTCGGAGTTCTCAATAGAATAAGCATTGTATAAGGCGTTCAGAACTTGAGCTTGGATTTCGTGGGTCTTATAAGATTTCTTACCGGTTACTTCTATCTCTAAGGTTATATCTACTAATCCTGCAGATTTAACTTGAAGCCAAGTAGTTAAGGGGGCTCTCTGTGATAGTTGGGTATAAACCTTGTTTATCATAGCAGAATCAGCTACTCCACCATTATCAGCACTGATATATACTGTAAGCTTTCTTCCACATTCATAATCTACGGCAGCTTTATTTACTCCATCTATTAGCATAGCTAAATCTACGAAGTCCTGTTTGCTTACAGCTACTCCAAGAGTTTTAACACTCAAGGGTATATGTTCTTTTAACATACCAAAGTTCTCATAACTAGAACCTCCTCCTGCAGCATATTGATTACTAGTGGTAGCCTCAGATATAGAAGCTTTTACTATAGCAGGAGTTTGTACAATAGAACCAGCTGGTACATTACCTTGAATACCCGTGGTGATATAGAAGCTTGCTGATGTTACCTTTTGACCTGCAGAAGGTATAGAACCAAAGGTACCATCTCCAAATACTATTACGGCAACTTGGCTAGCATTGACAGTTACCATAAAATGTTTATCTGAAGGTTTAGAATAAGCAAAGGTATCTACTAAAGTCCAAGTAGTTCCATCAATAGATAATTGCATTGTACCATGCTCATAGTATTTACCATCGGGTAATTTACCTATTGTGATTTCGGGTCTACCTTCGGAAGGTATTACTAATCCCGACAATCCAGACTGATTATATTTCTCATGTTGAATCAGAGGTATTTTACAAGTAGTAACATTAGCATACCAAGTTACGTCTCTAGCAGAAAGCCAGGAGTTACCATTAACATCTGTAAAGAGAGTTTCTTTTGGGATAGTCAACCTAGAAGCAATATTACTACCTGTAAGATCACGAGTTAGGATTACATCTACTGAAGCAGCTACTGCTCCTCTTGGGTGATAGTCCACCAATAAGCCATGCTTTACTACACTATCATAACGCCGAGCCGTGGATAAGAAAGATTCCCTACCCACGTTATCAATGTAATAATGAAGTACTTCAGCAATAGCTGCAAACAGAGATAGGATAATTATCAGAATATTACCTTCGGAATAATCCGTGATAAGAGTCTGACCATTCTTATCCTTGATAGTAGTAAGAGATTCAATCAACTTAGCTTTAATCTGTTGAAAGGATCTCTGATAAGGGTTTAGCCATTTATTCGTTATCATATTAGTAAGGTTTTAAAATATTTTCAGACCTATCATAACTAATACCCAATACCTGTTGGCTACCAGTTTGATTAATTACATAATTCATTTCGATGAAAAGCTTGGTACCCTCTAACCTCATATTCAGGCTTTTAAAAGTAATCCTAGTTTCATAGGTAGAGATAGCTTTCTTTAAGAAGTCTTTTACCAAGAAAGCTAAAGCCTGGGTATTGGGTTCTTCTATACATTCCCATAGCCTAGTACCAAAATCTTCTTGCCTGAATCTTTGACCTATATCATACCAAAGGAGAGCAGATAGGTTATTATGAACAAGTTCAATATCCCCATTTACTGGATACCAACCTTTCTCTCCCTTTTCATTCTCAGTAATCCGTATTGGAAACAAAGGGCCAATACCGATAATATTAGTGTATAAGTTATTTGCCATTAATGTACAAATTTAGAATCCTCATAATCTGTTTTATTAAAAGTAGAAAATGGTTTCGTGACTGGAGTAATAACAGGTCCACTAACTGCAGGTCCCGATTGAATACCAGAGTGGGTATGAGAATTATATTGAGCTTTTAATGATTCTATCTCTGAAACTAATTGGTTTAGTTTCTGGGTTAATTCATTGATATTGATTATACCATCATTATTACCTTGGTTCACTATAACCTTTGAGGCATTCACATAGGCTTGAGCTTTAGAATTTATACTTACTGGGCCTTCGGCGTAAATAGTAGCAGACCCATATAAGTACATCTTGAGTGATCCATCTTTATCATTTAACCAGATTCTATTCCCATTAGGTGTAACTATACCCATAGTATCAGGATCATCCAGGATATCGGGTATTTGGTTTTGAGCCCAACCATGATATTCCCATAGAGGTTTACTGGGATCACCATACTCAAAGGTAATATATACTATATCACCATTCTTAGGAGCCATCATTTTAAAACCAGACCCAGTAGATCCATGTTGACCCTTTGAATAAGCCCAGAGTACTATTCCTCCCATTACCTCTGGTATAGCCACTTTTATACGATTCATATGATCTGGGTCTGTGTTATTAACTACCATGGCCCTGTACACTGAATAGTATCTTCCCAAGGATTCTAATCCTTGTTCAGTTATTGTTTTTGCTGATTCATAAGCCATATCATTCGGTTTTAGAAAAGTCTTGGTTCATCTGTTTAATAATGTAATCTATATTGAAATTATACTTTCGATATACATCTTTGGTAGCTTCTACCTTTTTACGTTTAACATTAGTAATGGTAACTACGTCTTCTCCATCTTTACCTGTAGATTGGTATACAGTTCTTTCTACTTCTATGATGCCATCATTACCTTTGGTAGGAGTATTAGCATTCTGTTCCCTATAGATAACCATATCTTGAACAAACTTTCTTTGTTCTTCGGTATTACCATCCAAGGCTTTGAAGGCTTCATATTCTGCCTTAGTAGCATTTATGGTAAAATCAGAAGAATGAGCATCTCCAGCTTTATTTTTACCTACATCAGTAGTTCCTTGACTTCTGGCATTATTAGATACCACATCTTGAGTATTAATATTACCAGCAGCAACTTGAAAGCCAGCTGTTCCATTATTCCTAACTAATTCTAAGTCAGTAATATATCCTGTACCAGCATCCATTCTATGAGTACATTTCTTTATATACCAATACCCTGACCACCTTTTACCAACGTTCAAAAGCTGAAGTACCATAGAGGTTTTTAATGAAGGTCTTCCTACTACTTGCATTTGGCAGACCAGCTTTTTCTCGGTTATCTTTAAACCTCCATTAGCATTTATCCTCATTGCTCTTTCTCTATTACCTACTCCTCCAGTTCTATCATATAAGTTAGTAAGGGTTTTCCAAGCGGGTACTTTCAAAAGCTGTTTTACCTTTTTGAATACCTTTACTCGGCTTCGATAGTACCCATGATTATCTCCAGGACCTCTACCAGCTTGGACTGGATTATAAGTTTGAGGATAATAGGATTCTTCATGAAGAGTTAAGGGATAGACAATGATATTTGGGTCTTCTTGCATTTTAGCTAATCCCTCCTGAGTTTTCCTTTTCTCGGCATTTAGTTCAGTCATACTATTCACACGACTAGAAGACTTTAATTCTCCAGAAGAATACGAACGAGGGTCTTCCCAAACTTCAGTCCATACCTCAGTGTATTTATTTTTGAATACGAAATTTAAACCCTGGTATACTTGTTTCATTGCAGAAGTAAGGTCCATTCCTCCCGCTACTAGTGCATCAATAGAAGATTTTATATTAGTTAGTTCTCCTTTAGTATAAGCTTCCTCTAGCATTTGAGAAGTAGCATCCCTTAATTCTGTATCGGACATAGACTCTAATCCACCACCTGCATCTAAATAACCAGTACCCTTAGCATCATATTCTTTCTTAGCAGATTCAGTCTTTAGTCTTTGAGCTTGTTTTTTAGAAGCCAATTCTTCATCTAAGGATTTCAATCTATCTTCTTTCCATTTCTCTACCTTACTATCAACATGGGGTTTTAAAACTTCGGGGGATCTATGAAATAATCCTGGGCTTTGCACATCTACTGTAGATAGGGCATCTAACTGTAGTGGGTCATGTAGAATCTCATTCTGTTGGTCATCGATGTAACTTACCTGGATTTGTATTTGCTTATCCTCAGGTTTTATAGTATTACCCACTTGCATCATCTTCTGCTTAGTAGATCTTTGAGTAGTAAAAGATACTCTTAATACTTCTCCGTTTTCAGCTTGGAATATGTAGGTATGATGAGGAGGTTGTTGAAACTTACGGTTATGTATGTAAATTACTCCATCTCTACTATCTACATACCAAGGCCCATTACCATAGGCAGCCATTTTAGCTTCTAGTTGAACTAGAACATTATTACCTATTGTACCTAAGTTAGAATTAAGTACTTCAGCTAAATCGTCTGGCATACCAACTTGACCTATGCCACTAAATTGATTAGCATACAGAATGGTACCCTGTACTTCGGGAGTAACTTCTGTTGGTACCTGTATAGCTTCATAAGCTTGATTACTTATTATATTTGCCATTACTCAAACCTTTCTATTATTACTCCAACATTTAATCCGCATCCTGAATCCAAGAATTTAACCATACTATCATCGGTATCCTCAGTAGGTTTATGAGGGGGCATAAACCTAAGATGATTCGTGCCATCAATACATTTGATAGTTATATGGGTACCTGTAGAATCAAAGATACAATCGAAATCTCTTACTTTGATATTTATAGCTGGGCTTGATACAAATGTACCATCACTAAAAATATATCCCCACTGTAAAAAGATATCTCGATTTTCCTGTAAAGCTTCTACATCTACAGTATCTGGATTACCAGTATCAATAGTTATTGTAGCTAAGTTTTCCTTTTCTTCATCATATACATATGACCAGCTACTTATATACGCTCCTAAAGGTATACCAGTAAGAGGGTTCATAACTGGTATACCTTGATTATCAAAAATGGCTAGGTAAGGAGTACCTGTGCCTTTATATAATATGGGATTATTTGCTTTAACTTCCATAAGCCGGTATCATTAATACCATTCCACCTTTTAATTCAGTGAACGGATTTATTATGTTATTATACTCAGCAATAATATACCATTTACCAGAATCTCCATAATACCTATAAGCGATATTCTGTAGAGTTTCACCCTCTTTCAAGGTATGCTGAAAGTCATTGGGAGAAGAGGGTATAAGTAATGGGTAGGATTCTAAAGAATAATCTCCATCTCCATAATTCAGAGTAAATCCATTATCGTATGGACTTGCTCCAACTAAATAAGAAGTTATATCCATGGTTACTTGATTTTATCGGTTGTAAAAATACCCACAGTCTTTTCTGCAGCTTTACTTTTAACAATATCCTCATAAGATAAACTATATGAGCTTACTCGTTTGAATATTAATTCTTGAGTAGCAGTAGCAGGATACAGGTTTAAGTCTTCTCTTATATCTACTGAGCCTTTCATACGTTGTCTAGAAGCATTTCTAAAATTAGAAAGAGAATATGTGGCAGAAGTAAGTATATAATAATGACCTTCAAAAGTATCAGAATTTCCCCACTGAATCTGTAAGATTGGAGGAGCTGCTTGATAGGCATTGGATTTACTCCATGATTCCAATAATCTGCATTTGGTTAATACTTCAGCAGGGTTATCTGGGTCATCACAGTACCAAGATACATTGAATTGTACAATATCTTCTGAACCAGTATAATGATACATGGGTGTATTTCTACCCATAGACTTAATGGTGGCCCAAGTTGTTTCTCCTCTAAAGTCAAAGCTCAAAGGTCTATTCTGTAAAACAATATATTGGTATGGGCTAACATTAGTATTATAAATGATTACCTGGTTTAGTTTTCTTATATCTTGGCTTACTCCATAAAGTTTATTGTTTTCTACTACAGTCCTACCTTGAGCAGGATCATCTTTGTCAATCTTAAGATTCCCATGCTGAAGTTGTAATCTCCTAATGCTTTGAAGAGAACTGTTAAGTACTGGGTTCTTGGAAGATCTTTCCCTTTCTCCCAAAGCCCCATTAGGATTAAACAGTTTACCTCGGGGAGCAGTATCCTTAGGTAAACCCGAAGTTAATCGGTTAAGGTGTATCTTAGCTCTCCATAATTTATTTATGGGACCGGTAAGTACTCCAGCAGTATCTTGGGTAAGATTATTATATTTCTTAACAACCTTACCTGCTAGTTTTCCTAATATTCTTGCCATAATTTAAGGTATTAATCCAATTTGAGTAGCATAATTAACTCCTAAAGTTTCACCTGGAGCTACAGAACCAACAGGAGCTCCATCAATAGTAATGTTAACAGTACCATTAGGTTTATCATTCAATAAAGCTGCTCTGATAGCTCTTGCCATTTTCTCGGTCAAATATTCATCACTAGTTAGAGTTTCCTTTGATAGATTAGAATCGGTGTTCTTATTTAAGGAATCTATTAACCTGGGTAAGTAATCTGCTACAAGAGGTAATGCTATACCAATAGCCATCCCCCAAGGACCTCCCAAGAATCCAGCTACCCTACCAAGTAACCCTTTCATACCTAACCTAGCTACTGCCGGACCTGCAGGAGGTGTAGGTGGTTTAGTAGTACCTCCACCAAGTCCTCCCAATGTTGGCCCAGGTATTCCAAACTTCCTAATACGTTTACCATCAGGCCCATACCAACCTCCTCTGGGTCCAGCAGTCCAACCGAAAGCCATTGCCTTTTGAAGGTAATATTGTTCCCTCATAATCTGAGTGATATGTATTAATCGGGTCTCCAATACTGCAGCTGCAGCTGCAGACTTACTAACTCCACTTGCTGTAGCCTGAGATTGGGTATTAGTTTGTTGCATATAAGTAGAAAGCATTCTACCAGTAGCAGCTAAGTACCTATAGCCATTTACTACTAAAGCTGTAATTGAACCCCAAGCTAATGCTTTAACTACTATCTGACCTCCTATAGTACCAGCTATTCCTTGTACCCATTGGGATATCTTAGTGAATACAGTTAATATGGGATTAAATACATCGGCTAAAGTTGAACCTATATTCACTACTAAGTTTTCAAAGTTAGACTTGAAAGCTTCAATGATACCTTGAGGAGTCTTTAATCTTTCCTCAGTAACCTGTTCTACTATGCCAGAGTTCTTATCGTATTGTTCTAAGATCTTAGTCATCTTATCAGAACCCGCCATCATATTTCTAATCTGATTAGAGATATCACGAGTACCTCGAACTCCGAAGATATTATAGAAAGCTTTAGTTCTTTCCAGAAGTGGTTTGTTCATAAGAGCTTCTCCAAACTTACGATATACCTTATCTAATCGAATAAGATTACCTTCAGCATCAAAGAAATCTTGTGGACTTAAACCTAAGCTAGTTAATGCACTAAACCCTTTCTTTTTCTGGTCGGCTAAAGAAAGTTGCAAATAACGAATCATATTTGCTAATGCAGTACCAGCTGATGAACCCTGAATACCCATATCTCCCAATACACCAATAGCTGCAGCAGTCTGTCTTAAGTCATATCCTGCATTAGCCATATCAGCTCCAGCATAAGTAATAGCTTGAGCCAAATCGGTAAGAGACATATTAGCGTTAGTTACAGCCGTATATAAATCATCTGTAACCTTAGTAGCTTGTTGAGAAGGTATAACATACATTGACATGATATTAGTCATCAAGTCAGCTACACCTCCTTTACCTCCAAAGGGTTGACCAAGGATAGATGCTAACTTAGCAGCAGGCCCAGTCATATCTTTTATCTGTTCTACTGTATTACCTGCCATTGCTAAATATCTTTGACCGGAAGCAATATCTGCAGCAGTCAAGGGAGTAACTGCATTGACTGCTTGAGCTAATTGCATCATTTCAGTTTGTTGCTCAGCTGTAGCTCCTGCAATCTTTGAGGCCATGAATATAGTATCTTGTACCTTGGCCGAATACTGATAAGCTTCTGCCATGCCTCCAAGGAATTTCATACTGTTTTGTACAGCATTACCTGCACTCATCTGAATAGCCCTGTTCCAGTCATTCATATCATTCATCATATTGTTGAATGATTGTGAAATTTTACCGGTTTCAGAGCTAAACTTATCTCGGAGTACCATTGATACCCCGACTTCTACTAAACTTTTTGTATCTCCTATCATGTTGACATTTTCTTCTTCATTTGTTTATAATAATTCTCAGCTATGAGTAGGAATTTCTTTCTTTTACGAACGGGTAGACACAAAAAGGTGAGATAGTCTAAGACTATCTCAGCCCGAGTAATGTATATGTAATCTTCCTCTAAATTATATCTCCCGTCAAGTAGAAAAAATCAGGAGCAGCCATAATTGGGTAATCCATCATGTTCCCAGTTTCTGGATTTTCGATTTGAGTATATCCATGGAAGATTGGGTCTACTGTATTTACCAACCGATGAATTTCTGCCATATCCCTTGATGAGAATAGAGAGAAGTTTTCTACTTTCTCAAATTTATCATCTACCTTTAACTTAAGATTACGAAGAAGAAGAGTAGAGTGTCGAGTAAGTTTACTTGGTGAAAGCTGAACCATCTGAGACTCTTTTTCTCCATCCATCAATTCGAATTGGATTACCTTACCTGAGTTCAATTCCTCTGTATATTGCATAAGAGTAAATCCATCTTCTCCTTTTCTTCCCGGGTAGTAAGGAATGGCATTGGGTTTTTCTTCCATTTCTTGTTCTGTAGGAAGTACTGCATAATCGAAAAGAAATTCTCTCAAGTCCTGAGAGTAAGTTACAGAATCCTTGTTATCCCATTTATAAGTAAATTCTACTTCCTCTCCCAAAGAGAAGATTCGAGAATTAAATAGGATACAGTATCTATCCAGCAAGGGTAACTTAAGAGCATCCTCTATGGTTAATCTACCTGACTTAGTAGCATTCGTTTTAACTACTATTGCTGAAATATACTTGGTAAGATTCATAAGATTCTTTGAATCTACCGGGTTGGTGATAATTTCTTCATCTTCACCATTCTGCTCTCTGATTTCAAAAAGTCTACCAGAGGGAGCAGTGAATACTAAGGTTCTTAGTGTCATATCCATTTTATCTAATTTTTAAAAGTTCATAATTTCATAGTAGCGGTAAGTATCAACAAGAAAGGGGTGAAACTCCTTATCTAGGAATCCCACCCCTCCACCTAAAACTCTAGTAAGAAAATGACTAAGAGAGTTAATACTTATCGCAAGTACCGACAGAAAATTCTATATTTTCTATTGTGTTTTCTGAAGCCATACGATCTAAGTCAAGGCCAGTTACTTTACAAGGCCAAACTTCTTCAAGCAGCCAAGTATTTAGGACAGATACTCCATCTTCTGCAAGTTCATTTACAATGGCAGTTTCCCAATATTCACTAGGAACTAACCCACCTCCAGCTATCATATCTTGGCAGGAATATAGCCAATCTTGAAGCCAGGTATCTGAACCAGCAGTAGTTAAAAGTTTCTCTACTACCAGATTACCTACGGTAACTCTACCGGCAGTTTTTACATCCCTGTTTACATCCCCATGAGCAACCTGGTCAATCTCTATATCCGGAAGTTGGCAAGTCTGGAATAGATAGGTATTGATAGGGTGTTTTGGGAAAGCGATGCTCCATAGGAATTTCTTTCTAGGATTCTTTACTTTTGCTCCCATGTTTTATGATTTTAATGTTATTCGTTTTCTGAAATATTAACTGATTTAGAAGCTGCATCGATTACAATGTTAATTGTAATTTCTTGCATAGGAACAATATCTTTGTACTTCAGGATTACTTTATATTTACCCTGACGGACATCAGCTTCATTGTTTACAGAGAGTTCTGAATAAGAGCCAGCATCCTGGTCACCCATCCATGTATACTCCGACATAGCATTTTCATCTACCAGATTATCCAGGATTGGTTTTACCTCAAGATAAATATTCTTCCAAGTACCCCAGATATTGGGCTCTTCCAAATACTTATTCAATATAGGACGAAGAGTCTTCTTCAAGTACAAATTCAATCTTACAATTGAAAGGAATCTTTCTGAATCCTGTTTTACTTGAGAAGAGAAGCAATGCCATAACATGGTTTGTTTACCAGAAGACGGAGTATCTTTGATTACAATCATGTTGGCATACATCTGAGCCAATTCATCCAGTTCATTATAACGAGAATCACTACCATAGTTAGGACTTACTGGTCCATGGCCATCATAGATTACTCCTCGATTCATACCGGCAAATGACTTCCAAGGTCCATAATCTGAAGCCGAAGTATCACCCAAACCGAAGATAGTACCCATTACATCTGAATTACTAAGTAATCCGAATTCGTTGTAGTACTTGATACCACCTGCAAAGTATGCTACATACTTAGAGTTACCGATACTACCCAAACAGTTATTAATCCAAGTGATAATGCTCTGCTTATTTCTAGGCTGAGTTCCCTCAGAATAATGGGTAGTATATTTAGGTACTTCGATGTAATAGGTATATTCTTGCAATTCAGCACACATATCTTTAGCAGCCTTATGTACTTTTAAAACATCTTGATCTGTTTTCAGATGTTGATGAATATGAGAACAAGCTAACTGATAAACATCTGTATAATCCTTTACCAAATCCAAAGAAGCAATCCATTCATCTGCAGTAGGGTCAGCACCAGCAGTACCCAGTGTACCATTGAACATAGTCTCAGTACTAGTGGCTTCTTTACCTCCAACTTGGATAGTTAGTGGATTCTCAGTTTGGTCAATTGAAGTCTGAAGCCAAGCTACCAGGTTTTCGAAAGACTTAATCTTATCGGTAGTGGTTACCATCTTAGGTTCCAGGTATGCAGAATTACTAGCAAAGTTGCTTAAAGCCAGGTAATCTACAGAAGTTTTATTCTGAGCATCCTTAGTTTTATAAGTAATTACCGGACCTGATTCCAGGATGGAACCATTGGCATCGTATATGTTATAGAAGATGGTATTCATTGATTTAGAAAAACCTACTTTAAAGGTTTCTCCAGAACCAATAGGATCACCATATCCTTTAGTTACCAAACCAAAGCTTACATTAGTACCTCCAGAAGTAAATTTCATTACTTCAGAAGCTTGAACTTCTCCAGGTATAGCAGAAGCTAATTCAATCTCATCTTCTTCTAATACTCTAGAGGCTTCTGCTTTAGTAATGGTACCCTTTTTAGCACCTGCTCCCAATACACGAATAATTCTTAGCTTAGAACCTCCTACTAAAGCTTTCTCTATGTTAGATACAGAACCATCAGGTACAATCTCTTTACCAAATATTCTTTGGAATTGAGAGAAAGAAGTGATTAATTCTGAAGGATCATCATAGGGACCTTTTTCAGTTCTAGCCAAGAAACATGATACTCCTAAAAGAGGAGTAGTCTGTTGAACATTGTTGTTCTCGAATTTAAAAACAACTCTTGGTGATTTTGACATATCCTTGTGTTTTATAGGTTATACATTAATTTAATTAATACCAGTAAGTATCGTTACCTTACTGGTATTATTAGAAAATTAATCTTCTTTATTCTTAAATAAACCTCCGATAGCCTTAATCACATCATAGAAACCACATCCTGATAAACCAGCAGCCAATCCATAAATTAATACCTGATAGAAAGGATAGTTTTCTAATAATGGAGTAAGTTGTAATCCCCAAGCTATAAGACATACAATAATACCTACTAAAGCAGATATACCAATCTTAGCAAGTTTGTTGTCTTTGATAGCTGGGATTACTTTTAGTATCTGAGTAACCAAAGATGATACCAAGGTTACTATACCCGTAAAGGTACCCAGATTGATTACAAACTCTGAACCCGTTGAAGGTTCTACTTCTGCAGCAAACAATGACACTGGTAAAATGAGTGCCATCAGCATAAACACTAACTTTTTCATTTTAGTAAATTTTTGAGTTAAACATGTATATTGAGATTTAGCATCTCCTCGTCCTTTTGGTATTCTGGTCCTAGTAAAAGACTTATATCTTTTATAGGTATTAGATCCCCCATTTCTACCAGTTTTTCTGGTATAATACCATCCTTACATATATATTGGTATACCTTTTCCAATAATCCATGGGGTTCATCTGGGTGATCATAGAAATTACCAATCTCTATAAACAGATTCCCAGTAGGAGCTATCCTACCTTTATCCCATTCTTCTAAATCATTGAAGTAAGGTCTTATATATCCTCGAGTAGGTAAGGCTTCATGAAGAATGGAGTGTAATAATCTCATATCATTCTGAGTAGTTGCTACCAGATGAATATCGATAGTGATATCCTTGGTTTCGTAAGGGAACTCTGACATCTGATAATTGCCTGCCTCTAATTTATCTCCAATTATATATTTCTCTACTCCAATATCTCCAGGATAATAAGCAGTGCTTTCTATAGTTATCCTTGGACAAGTTTTAGGACCTCTTACCTGGTTATTACCTATACCAAATAAGTAAATGAACTTATCTATTGCTTCCTTATCTTCTTGGAATCTCTTTTCATTCTCTTGTGATAAAGGTAAATAATCCTCAGGATTAAGTCCCATCTTCTTTTCTAAGAGAACATTCAATAAGCATATATAGAAGGTTCTCTCTACTATCTCTTGTGAATTTACCATAATTACCTCCTATCTTATTTTCATTACATAAGCCAATACATAATATGGTGGTCTATTCTCATGAGGACTACCTCCTCCGGTTACTTGAGTATCTGCTGAATAACCTGAGTCAGGCCTAGTATGATTAGGGAATGGTCGATTACTAGCATTGTCCCCCCATTTTTCTTCTTTAAACGTAATCTTATGACTATGTGGTGGTATTTGATCTAAAGTAAGAGTTACTAGGGCCTGCCCACCAGTATTACCAATACGTTCGTATTCATAATTTCTTGGATCATATCCTACTACAAATCTACCTCTTAAGTCTGGAACACTTATATAACCAGCTTTAGTAGAAGCAGTATTATACTTATCTCCAATAGCTTTATATAATTCTGGGTATTCTGCTATACTTACTTGACTTCCATCACAAAGTACATAACCTTCAGGAACTCCAGAACCAGACCATAATTGGATAAGACCAATATCCCCTCCAGCAGTGTTCTCTTTTTTACCCTGTCTACAAGTTACAACTACAGTTTTACCTGATTCATCCTGTATGAAAATTACTTGGCCAAGTTTATCATTATGAGTATTATCGTTTAAGCTCATGATAAGAGTAGTACCAGAGCCAGATACATCTCCCGAGTTTTCCCTAGTATAATTTACATTAACTGGATCACCAACTTTCTTTCCATTGATTACCATTTGTTTAGTAGATACAATAGTAACCTCTTTACTTTCTCCTGTAGGCTCAAAGTATAATTCAGTGGGTGAAACTCTGAAAGTGTATTCATAATTGCCTTCCCCTTTCTTGTGGATAAGCTTTACTTCTTTAGTTGACCCATCTACAGCTTCTACTGTTAAGATCTGAACTATATCTTTGTCCGTAGCATTCTTTTCTTCTGGTGTTACCGTTATAACAGTCCTACCTGAACCTTGATTCTTGCTTATAGTGAATCCCATTATCTTCTATATTTCCTTATTTCTTTACGAAGTTCTCTTACTATAGTTTCCTTCAGAACCTTCTTACCACCAACTTGTTCGAAAGCTGGTGCCCATAGAGGTCTTGGAGGTAAATTACCACCTCTAGAACCATACTCTAACATGATAGCTACTTGGTTCAATGTTCTTTTACTAGTCCTATCACCCTTTCTGGTTTTCTTAAGGTTAGTAGGTATACCTACGTAAGTTCGATTCTTCTGTTTTACTATTTGTACTGATCTCAAATACTGACCCGTATAATTCAAAAGGGTATGCTCTCCATATCGTTTAATAGTATTAGCAGAGTGAGGATCCCAATGGGTTCCTCTTGGGGGAGTACCTGTTCTTAGGCATTTTTTCACAAGTCTGAGAAGTTGATTGCCGAATTTCTCAGTAGCTCTATCATAAGCATTCCTCATGATAGAAGGAGTTTCTGCAATTAACCTCTCAGCTCTAGCCTGTTCTTTTGGGTCAGTATATATCTGTAAGTCTCCCAAGGGAGTACTTATAGTTATGTTTACTGACTTACTTGCCATCTGGATTTTCCTTCGGTTTATTCAAGCCAAGTGAATCCATCATAAGGTTTATGGCTTGCTGTTGTGATTGTAATACTGATACTACATCTTTCCTGAATGAAGCGAATTCTTCGTTGAATTGACTACCATTAGTGGGCTCCTTGTTTTCAAACATAGCAAGGATATTATCGCATTCCTTTATTATGTTCTCGTATTTACCTACATTATTAATAATACCAAGAGCCTGTGACCTTTGCAATGATACTTCGTTTACAATATTACTTCCAATTAAAGTGTAGTATACATTGTTATAAATACCCTCATTCCCATCCGAAGGTAAATATACGGTTACTGTACCAATGGAATCTTGAAGAACAATTTCTATAAGATTAGAAAAGCCATCACCATTTTCATTAGCTCTGGGTTTACTTTCTCCTACCTTTACTACTTTAGCTCGGTCAAAGATTGGGTACATTGATCTTCTGTCTCTTTCTAGAGTAAAGACTGAATCTCCTCTTTGTAATGATTTAAATTTCATTTCTTCCATACTGCATTATTTTTATTGATTAGACTTAATCCCATTTGAACCATACTGGGATTCTGTTTCATAAATTCTACTAGGTTCAAGAAATTATAGTATCCATAGATATCTATCAGTCTTTGTGCTTCATCAGCTACTCTCTTTGCTACCTCTAAATTAGGAGCCGGTAGTTGCATTTGGAGAGTAAAGGTTTGTAGTTTATTATCCTCTTCCATGTTTCTTACTAGATTAAAACGAAAAAAGGGAAATACCCGCTACAGGTACCTCCCTTTTCCCTAATCAACTTTAATAGAAATTATGCAGTTTTATTACCTAAAGCCTGTACTACCGAGTTAATAATGTTCTGATCTCTTTGAGCATCAACTACTCGATTCAGTCTAGCAATTTCTTGGTCTTTTGCAGTGTTCTCAATCAGACACTTAATCTCTTGCTGGCCTTTCATTACCTCGCAATGATTACGTTCTGCCTGAAGAGCTAATCTGTTTTCGGATTCTCTAACTAAGCTCTTAATTTCACAGCAGCAATTTGACTGTTGATGTTCCATCTGGCAAAGACGATCCATAACCCGATTGAACCCTGCTCCCATTTGATCACGAGAATCCCGGATATCAGAATTAGTCTTATAACCAAGATCACAAAGGCCACGTTCAGTAGCAAAGCGATTGTTAAGTACTTCTTTACCTACACCCTCTACTTGTCTAGAAACTCCTGCAACTTCAGAAGTAACTCCCCGAGCAGCATCAGATATGTCTTTGTAAATACCAGCTTTTGCTTCCTGAACAGTAGATTCCACTTTTTGGATATCAGCTTTTGTGTCATTGATTTTGTCCCACACAGAAACTGCAGCAGCACCAAAACCACCACCTACTAAAGCTCCACCGACAGCACCCCAACCGGAGCCCCATCCTCGATTATTACAACATTCATCACTATAACGATTACGATCCGCAACCACTACAGTACCTTCACCAGATTTAACTTCCATAATGATTTAGTTTTAAAGTTAATAATTAAATTTATCTATCAATAAATGTACTAGTGTTGTGTTTAGGATTAAATTGTCTAGGTGAGCCAAGAAACATCCCAATGATGGGTATTATTCCCCTCTTCAATCCTAAAGTTACCAATTGATAACCATAAACCTCTTACAGAATTATAGGCCCATACATAAACATTATCTCCAACCCCTCTATCCTTAGTAGTACTTTGAATAGAATTCACAGTTATTTTACCTTCTACTGAGTCTACCATAATACCCTCACGTATTAAGCTCATATCATACATAGAGTCAGAAGTATGAGGTATATTAGCCGTATCAAATAATCCCCACGTATCTTGATCATTACCATTTGAAATATTTAAACTTAATTCCAATCTGAAATTATTTATTTTTGCTTCTTGAAGAACTCTGAAAATTACTGTTTTTCCAGATGGCTTCTGTTTATAAGTATCTGCTCCAGTTCTTACAGTAGCTCCATTTCCAGTTATATTTGCTATAAACCTGAATGGGGATTGAGTATCTTGTGTCAGTACCCAGCCGATTAATTTCTCTACTATCTCCGAATGGACTGCCTCCATATCGTCTGCAGATAGGGGATTACCATTATGAGTAGAGATAATATTAAGTACATGTTTATTTACCAATCCATTTGAAGGAGCTGAGAAGGTGAAATCGGTGTAATGCCCATTACCATCTGAATCAGTAATATAAAACTCATAGACATCTCCTGCTTCTTGAACTATTGTCAGAGTACAAGTTTTACCAGATTCCCCTTGAGTAAAGGTAATAACTCCAGTTCTAGATGAACTACTATTATTAGTAGCTACCTTAAATGTAGCCCCGGCACCTGAACCAGATATAGTAATCCAATCCACATTAGAAGATAAAGCCCAATTAAGGAATTGATTACCATTCTTCCTAGAATATACTCTTACAGGTCTATTGTATGATGAGTCTGAGCTTGGCCAACCAGAATAAGTAAGAGAAGTACTCAAAGAATCCCCCGAGTTTTCCCTAATACCAAACTCATAAGTTGAAGCACTCTGTTGTACAGTTTGTACTAACTCTCTATCTAAGCCATTAGGTTGATTAGCTCTGATTGTAAGAGTTCTGCTTGCAGGCTTTGAATGCTCAGGTATGGTAATAGTTACTTTAAAGTAATAACCACTCACATTAGTAATAGTTTCGGTTACTCCGGGGGGCAAAATAAGAGTAGGTTTAATAGCTTCGGTAGAACTTAAAGAACCGTTAACATATCTAGACCTATAACTTTTTATATAAAAAGAAATATTACCTCCTTTACCTTCAACAGTACCAATAGATAAAGTACTAGTTTTATACCCACTATTCTGTTGGGTACTGTGTTCAAATACCATACCACTACTAGGATAAGTTACCTCAGCCGAATTCTGTGTAATGGTTAAATATACAGGAGTTGCCGTATCATAAGTAAACTTAATCTTAAAAGTTCTAGGTGATGAGTTAGGGTTTGGTGCTACACTAATACTACATCCACTAGAAGTTTTACCAGAGATGGTAATATCAGATGAAGTTCCCTCAACTACTTCAGCTGAAGTATAAGTAGTTCTAATGTTTTCTACATAAGTTCCGTTTATATATTTATCATAATTGGCATTTACTGTCAACCTAAATCCTGAACCAGTTCCGGGTACATTTTTAGTAGTTGGGTCTATAGATAGGTGATCTACATAGGTTACTTGACCTCCTTCCTGAGAAATTGAGATAGTCTGGTCTGTAGCAGTTGGGAAATCGAAAGTAACCGTAAAATTTCTAGCAGAACCACTATTACTTGGGATAGAAATACTATTACCACTAATAGAAGCCGGACTAGAAACTCTTACAGTAGCAGTTTCTGATTCTGTATAACTACTACCTTGACCATTCCAAGTATAAGTTCTACTTGCACTCTTAGCAGTTACATTAGATTGACCTCCACTGTAACTGAAAGAAGTTTTATCTACTCTACAGTTATAACTCCATGAAGAATAAACTTTTCTACCTGCTGCCTGGGTAAAAGTTGCCTGTAGGGTTTTACCCGAATACTTCTGAGTCCAAGTTACAGTGATTGATTTACTATTAGTAGATGTATTGTTGGGTACTATTCTACCTTTATTACCGTCGTAATCTGTAGTATACCAAGAACCTTCCGAAGTTTTAGTGACATCATTCGCCAAACTTTGAGAGATAGTAGTATTAACACCGTTTACTTGCTTAACTCGATTAGAAGCATATGAACCAAAGGGGTATGTACCTCCAGTAGCTGGAGCATTAAAAGAAGGATTACCATTCGGATCCCACTGGAATGTATAAATCCATTGCTCGGCATTGATATCCTCTAACTTGACACATTCATTGTTACCGTAACTAGCAGCATTACTAATTACAATAACCTTGTCAACATTGGAGTCCTTACCATTATTGAGTGCTAACAACTCAGCCTTGGTAGGGCACTCATTAGAGGTCTTACCAAGGCCGGTCTTATTCAGAATAGCACTCCAAGTTGCTATTTCTGCCATATTACTTATTGTTTAATTGTTTCTTAAAGTCTTCGAATTCTTTTCTCAATAACTTAACTCCTTCGAGAGCCATGACACTGAGCATTTCATATTCTACTACTTTTACTTTTACATATTCCTGACCATCTTCTCCGACGAAAGTTTCGAATCTAGATTGGTTAGGTACTTGAGAAGCAGGTATAGTATTCTCTGATACCAACAGAGGTTCAATTTCCTCTAAGCTCTGAGCAATAGTTCCCACTTGGTATTTACCATTCATCTTGAAGTGAACTGTAGGTATATTGCAGATTTGGTCCAGAGTATGATTCAAATTCTCTACTTGAGATTTTAATCTACCATCTGATTCCTTCCAGAAACCAGAAGCTGCAGTAGTTTTAGCAAATACTACTTGGTCTGTAGTAGCCAATCCTAATTGAGCTCTAGTTACATTATGAGGATTATCTCTTCTGTTTGCATGGGTATTTAAGTCGGTCTGAGCTTTTGTACCTGCGGCCTTAGCATCTGCAATAGCAGTAGCTTGAGCAGTAGATACTGGCATATCTGCTGGAGCTAAGTTCTGTACATTACCTAAACCTATCTGAGCTCTAGTTACATTATGAGGATTACTCTTATTGCCAATATGAGCATCTAAGCTTTCCTTGATTACTTTGTCAGAATCCTGGATTAATTTCTCTAATGCAGTTTTAGCAGCATCAGTATAAGCCTTAGCTTCATTCAAAGCATTGGTAATATCTCCATTCAGACCAGAGTTAAGTTTATTGAACATCTCCCGAGTCAATACTCCAGCTCGATTAGCATTAGCAGCTAAAATTTCTAATGTCTGTGTAGTAGCTTCACCATATACTCCATCAGCTTTAGTAGATTTACTAATCTGTACCCAAATTTTATCCGTATTCTGAACTACTCCTTTACCAGAAATTATAATAGTACCCGGGATAGAATCAAACAGTTTCTTATCTGCTGCAGTTTGTACACCAGCTAAATCTTTAGTAGCAGCAGGTATAGGTTCGTTATAAGAATTTACACTTACTGGGTCATTGAAATTTGAACAATCAAAGTTTAATCTAACCTCGTTGGCATTTCTAGTCCAAGCCCCGTTATCCTTGATGTGAGAATAAAATCTTAAGTTATCCACCAGAGATTTCCTCCAATTGGATAAGTATTTACCCTTACCTCCATCATAAGCAGTACCAGTAACTTCTCCAAGTATCAGAGAAGAAGTATTACTATCTACAAATTGAGTACCTGACCAACGGAATTGATAAGGAGGTTCACCCTGAGTAATATTCAGATATATCTTACCAGATTCTCCCGTAATAGGATTAGCATGATCAAGGTCAGAGTATAGTTTGATATTGCTCAGTTTTCCAGTTTCACTGATATCATAAGTAGCATAAGCTTCGATAACATCATCAACATAAGAAGGCAATTGACTAGAGGGTACTAATCCATTACCATCCAAAGATGCAAATCCATTAGCCTTACCCTTAGTTGCTACGAAATCATCATGCTTCTTTTCTAAGTTATTGATATTAGTTTGTAACTTATTCTCAAGAGCAGTATCTGCAGCAGCTCTGGCTTCTTCTTCTTCCTGAATCTTTTGCATCTGAACCTGGTCGTATTCAGCACGAGCATCTGCCTCTTCTTTGATAGCTTGAGTAAATTTGGTGTCTAATGCCTGGTCAGCTGCTTTTCTATCCTCGATTTCTTGAGCAAGAGAAGCTTCGGAAGAATTCTTCAAGGCTTCAATGGCATCTTTTCTGTCTTGGATTTCCTTAGCAATCTGCTGGGGTAAAGTTTCATCCAACTTAACCTTATCAGCAGCAGTCATAGTACCAGCTTTAGTAATTGAAGCTACTGGTAAATCAAAAGTAGTATTATCATCTTTATATATTCCTTCGTTTACAGTTTTTCTGTTTACTGATACTGTAACTTTATTAGCATCTGAAGTTGCTCCTTCTCCAACTACTACAGTCTGAGGAATAGAGTTAAATAACTTCTTATCTGCTGCAGTTTGTACACCGGCTTTCTCAGCAGTAGAAGCGGGGATATCTACAGTGAAATCATTAGATTTCTGTATACCTTCATCGGAGTTATATGTACTTCTACTTATGTTAGTAGTAACCACACCAGCCTTAGGTGTATAACTAGCTCCCGTGATATAATCATTAGGCATAGAATTCCCTCTCTTCTTATCAGCTGCTGACTGAAGACCGGCTTTAGCATCTGTAGAAGCAGGGATAGCAAACTTACGAGGCATAGGTTCTCCATAGAGATTACCTTCTCCTTTTACAGAACTCTTAAAGTTTACTTCAGCAGAAGTACCATTGATAACCAAGTTCGGATCAATTTCCGTAACCATAGTTAAGGGTAAAGCTTCTGAAGTTGCTTCTTCTTTCTGAAGACGTTCATCTAAACCATTAGTGATATCATTAAACTTATTCTCAAGAGCGGTATCAGCTGCTTTTCTATCCTCGATTTCTTTATCGATACGTTTACCCAGAGCATTATCAGCAGCAATTCTTGCAGCTTCTTCAGCATCAATATTATCCTGGAGAACTTTATCGGCAGCAATACGCTCATTACGTTCTGTAGTAAGGTCCTGAGTATTCTTGTCTACTTTAGCTTCAATACGAATATCCTCAGCCTTTCTAGCCTCAATTTCCGTATTCAATAGTTCCTTGATTTCAAGATAACCAGTATTCTGATTACTTTGTAATCCCTGAATTAATTCTAGGTTACGTTGAATATTAGCAGTATTCTTAGCAATTAATTCATCCTGAGCCTGAGCCTTTGTTAATAATTCAGAACGAGTTTCTGTTACGAAAGTTCTCAGTTCACTTACTGTAGCATTAAGAGTAGTACTTAATTCAGTAAACTTCTGAGTAACTTGTTCATCAGCTGCAGTTCTATCGGAGATTTCCTTATCTATAATACCTTTAAGTTCAGTCAGCTTATTAGTAATTGTAGTTGCAAAGTTAGGATCATCTCCCAATGCTTTTGCAATCTCTTCTAGTGTATCTAATACTCCAGGAGCAGAACCAATAACCTTTTGGATTGCAGCTTCTACTTGTTCGGCATTCTGATAGTTAGAATCGTTTTCCAACTGAGATACCTTAGTAATGTAGTTAGCAAATTCCTGGATATTATCTAACTTAGCTTTTAATAAGTCGGTAAAGTCATTTGAAGAAAGCTCTTTGCCATCTACTTTATCAACCTTTCGGTCATTCAAGTTTTCAACAGCCTGAACTCTATCTGATACTTCCTGAGTAATCTTATTCTCTAACAGAGTATCTGCCTGAGTACGATTAAGGGTTTCGGTATCAATATTATTCTGAAGCTTGGTATCTTCTTGTAGTCTACTTTGAGCCTCATCATTGATATCTTTAGATATAGCTACCAAATCATCTTTGTGATTTTCCATAGCTGTAGTCAGAGAATCCTTAAGAGCTTGTTCAGCAGCTTTAGCTCTTTCTACTTCGGTTTGAATAGCAGAAGTGTTATTGGTTACTTTCTCACTAAGCTCAGCTAAAGAACCAGTTACTCCACCATTAAGAGTATCAATCCGAGCACTTAAAGCATCATCTCCTGCCTTACGATCTTTAATCTCCTGGTCGATTCGAGCATTGATTTTCTCATCTTCATTTGCCCGGGCAGTAGATTCAGTATTCATTAAGCCAGTGAACTTATTATCTAATAAAGTATCTGCTGAAGTTCTATCAGAGATCTCCTTATCGATATTCTGCTGTAAAACAGTATCACCAGCTTCTCTCTTTGAAACCTCAGTGTTCAAGTCGATATTTACCTTATCTACCTGAGACTTAAGATTAGTATCAGCATTGGCTCTTGCTTCAGCTTCTGCATTAACCATGCCTTTTAATTCAGCATAATCTTCAGCTTCCTTAGTAATCTGGTCATTTAATCTGTCAGTATTACGTTGGATATTTGCCTTGTTAGCATTTACTTCTGTTTGCAAAGCATCTATCTTAGCCTGAAGTTCATTTTTAACGGTATTTACCGCATCCTGAATAGATAAAGCCAATTCTTGTATCTTGGTAGCATTAGCAGTTACTCGAGTATCTAATGCAGCATCAGCAGCCTTACGATCCGTTTCTTCCTTAGTGATAGCAGCTTGTAATGCAGCATCGGCATCTTTTCTATCTTGGATTTCCTTATTCAGACTAGCTTGAATACCATCAGTGTTACCAGTAATCTTATCTACCTCGTTATCAACATATTCTTTTAGTTTAGCTTCAAGAGCGGTATCGGCTTCTTTACGTTCAGTAACTTCCTTATCTACATTAGCCTGTACCTGGGCATCAGCCTCTGTACGATTAGTAATTTCCTGATTCAATTGTTCGGTAATAGCTGCCAATTTCTTGGTAATTGTAGTTGCAAAGTTTGGGTCATTACCCAAAGCATCTGCAATCTCCTTCAAAGTATCAAGAACCTCTGGAGCTTCCCCAATAATCTTTTCAATAGCTGCCTGAAGATCTGCTTCAGTTTGATAACCAGCATCATTGATAAGCTGAGATACTTTTGTGATATAATTAGCATGTTCTTCAATGCCATCCAACTTAGCCTTGAGAATATCGGTAAAGTCGTTTTTAGTAAGAGAATAACCTTCTCTTTTATCTACCTTACGATTATCTAAGTCTTTATCGGCAGCAATACGTTCTTGTTTTTCTTGCTCTAGTTTTTCAAGCAATTCGGTTTTATCTGTACCGGCCTGAGTTTTCAAATCCTCAATCTTATGGTCAAGGATTTCATCTTGAGCAATTCGAGTTTCTTTCTCGTTATCAATATTGTTCTGAAGTACAGTATCTGCATTCTGACGGTTCTGAGCTTCTTGAGTAATGTTCTGCTGTAAACCATTATCTGCATTCTGACGGTCAGAAGTTTCCTTTACAATCTGTTGGTGTAATACTTCATCCTGAGCAGTACGAGCTGCAGCTTCAGCATTAATCTTGGATTCAAGTTCTTGGTCTGCAGTTTTACGATCACTGATTTCGGTGTTCAGTTTAGATTCTAATGCTACATCTGCATTTGCTCTTTCTGAAGCCTCGGTTAGAATCTTATTATTTAAGTCGGCAATATCCCTAGTATGGTCTAACTGTACCTTATGAACAGCCTCGGTCAGTTTCTCATCAGCAGCTCTACGTTCAGCAGCTTCCTTATCTACCAATTCCTTAGCATATTCTTTAGCTTCAGTTAAGTTATTGTCAGTTTCTACTTCCAAATCACCAACCCGGTCTTCTACCTTTTGAATACGAGCATTGATTGCTTCTATCATCCTAGTAATATCTTGTACTACTTTAAGGATAGTTGCATTCAACGTATTAACCGAGTTAACCAAGTTATCGTTCACAATCTTAATCTGAGAAGCTAATTCGTTTTCACGGTTCTTAGCTCTAGTTACCTCAGCTTCTAATTGAGTACGTAATTCAGTTAATCGGTTAGTGATATTGGTAGCAAAGTTCGGGTCATTGTTTAATGCTTCAGCTAATTCCTTTAATGTATCCAAAGCATCATCAGCACCATCTACTAAGTCATGTATATATTTCTCAACTTGTTCTTGAGTCTGATATTTCAAATCGTTTTCTAGTTGAGAAACTTTAGTAACGTAGTTAGCATGTTCCTCAATTCCATTCAGTTTTTCTAGCAATTCATCAGAGAAGTTATTTTCTGACAAATCCCAACCTTCTTTCTTATCTACCTTGTTTGCAATTGATAAGAAGAATGCCCAGAACTCTTTAAGAGTTCCAACAAAACCATGAGCCAAAGAGTCATCATAATAACCCTGTAATAGCCGTTGGTCAATCTCTTCGCAAGTGTAGTATTTACTAACGTACATATGTATATATTTTAAGGTGTTACTTTATTCTTTCCCAATAACAGTTCTGAGTTATTACCACGGAAGTATTCTTTTTCTTTACCAGCAAAAGCATTTGGGATATCATCTGGATTATCTGGGTCAACATCTCCTCCATCCTCTATATCCCCAACTACTACGGCATAATCAGGTAATTTCCTAACTCTGAACTTAATAACTTGGCCAAAGCCTATATGAGGTATATCTTTATCCCATACCTCTCCAAAGTAATCTTGGTAATTTGATACGAACTTCATACCAGTCATAGATTGCATGGTAGTAGCCGAATTACCAGTACCAGGCATTTCTATGTGAACTCCAGAAGGTCCATTCAAGATTATAAGATTACTGTCCCACCAATCTCCTTCTACATTGTTAAGCTTGGTGAAACGTAACATTAACATTTTCATATCTTTATGGATTTTGTTCTACGAATTTGATTTTAGTATCTCTATCCCTTTTGAGGATTACCAAGAATACCAAAGCTTCATCTTTAGCCTGAGATACTTGAGTATCTCCAGAAGGTTTATATACTATCCCATTGATAACAAATCTATCCTCAGACCAGTTAAAGTTCCAATAACCTTCCTGATTGAGATATCCGATTTGTTCTATGTAATTCTTTGAAATAAGTATAGAAAGGTTCTCATCATCTAATTCTCCAGAAACAGTAGCCTTATTAATAGGCCAATTCCTAAAAGCATTGTAGTAGCATAAAGCTTCTATGGGAATATTATAATATCTTGGGCTATCATCCTCAGCATGATTTAGATATTGATTAACGTGTTTAGCCCAAGTAATTGTTTGTCTTCCAGCATCCCAGTCTAAGAAATCAGTGATAATCTTTTTATACCTATTCCAAGAATGGTTCTTAACCATTCTCCAAGGTTCTTTTGTCATGATTTCTTATCTATTATGGTTAACGAAGGTTTACTTGCTTTATTGAGAGGGGCTGTTGGATTAGGTCCTCCCAAAGGAGTTGGTTTTCGATGATTTACTACTTTTGGTACTACTAACCGTTCAATTTGATCACAGAATGGTAAGTATATCTCTAACCTAGATGCCAGCATACATAGATTCTTTCTTAGTTCATCCATATACCCTCCAGGTTGAATCATCTTTGAATAAGTACTCCATAAGCTAGATATACTTTCGGATATCTTATCATAATACTGTACCTCGGTAGGACCTGTAGTAATTTGCTTTATCCTATCTCCTCTAGCATGTTCTCCAGGTGAATCACCATCTTGGTCTGGTCCATGAGATTCAGTGGAGATAATTTCTCTAAAACTATTTCCTGCAACCAACAGTATATTTTGTATTTGTATATTGAGATAATCCCATACAGCCAATTCCATAATTAATTGGTTTTCTAGTCCCTCATACCATAATTCATCATTATATTTATCTGGTGGTATAACATGGTTTACTAGTGGGAAGATATATAATTGCCATTTAGTTATGTATGCAGTTTTATCTTCTATGGTCATACTCTCATGCAATTCTTTGGGAATATACCTATCTATTAAATTGTAGATGGTATCCTGAAGAGTAGTATGCCCATAATTACATACAACTACGGTTCGAGTACAAGTCAAATCTAATCCATCAGAATTAGTGACATGTAGTGTTACATCATAAAATCCAGACTTCTCATAAGAGTAAGATTGATGTCTTCCACCATTGAAAACCTCTCCCTTATCATCGCCAAAGTCCCAGTCAAAAATGGATTTGGCCGGGACTTTGGTTAATACTCTAAATGAAACTTCCAGACCTGATGTTACATATGTGAAGTCTAGATTCTTTTTCATTTATATTCGGATTTGTTTATTCTTTGTTTTCTTCGAAATCTTCAAGTAAAACTTCAAGAATATCTTTTACTGTATCTTTCGGATCAGCTTCGATTTCATGTTTCTTAGCAATCAGCTTAGCTTCTTCAAGTGAATAAGCTTTGGCAATCTTACTGATTTCCATACCCTTTGCAAACTGAGCAGCTAGCTTCTTGTCAAGCTTTTCGATATCCTCAGCAGTATACTTGGCAGTTTTGTTCTTATCCGGAACTAAAACCAAGTGGCCAGAAACTAAAGCTTTCTGAATACGTTTTGTTCTGTACTGACGGGCAGTAAGTTCTCTCTCTTCGCCTTTTGCAATTGAAATACCTGTTACCTGGTCGTTAAAACTGTAGGCATTAGTTCCAACTGTTACAATATAAGTAGTAGCCATAATCTTTTATTTTTTTTAGGTTATAATATAAAACCCCGAACAGAATGGATTGAAACTGTTCGGGGAGAAATTAGACAAAAATACAATGAAGAAATCCCGGATATTATTCTAAGTTAACCAATAGGTATGGGTCAATGTTCATGAAGCTCGGGAATCCAGCTTCAGAGAATTTCTTGTTAGCTGCCAACAGAAGAACAGCATCCTGGTACATCTTAGAGAAACCAGTAGTCAGAGAAGCATATACTGCTTCAGTCTGATTAGATACGATTCTTTCTGATTCAAGCATCAACTGTTTAGCAGTAAGCTTAATCAAGGCAGCACTGGTATCTACCATCAACAACTGCTGGTCAGGAGTTCCCGGGTGAATATAGAAATCAGCCTTGTTGGGAACCGGAGACTTGATATTCAGTGTAGCTTCTGTAGTTCCTGAGTGACGTTCTTTAAATTCAGGCAAGTTCAACATCTCGATAGCCTGGTCTTCACCACCAATCATAGTAGTAAAGTTACGGCCCATACGAGCAGCACGAACCCAGATATGCAACAAGTCTTTATAAGTAATACCGTTGGTTGTTTCATATACACCAATAACCGGAGCAGATTCAGAACCATCAGCTTTGTTACCGTTCATCAAAACATCCATTGCCAAAGTATCCATAGCATAACCCAACTGAATACCAAAGTCACGGAGATAGATTCCCAATACATCGATTGAAACGTAGTTCTTAACTTCGTCAGTAAGTTTAAATCCTTTACCGATTTTGAACAGAGAAACTGATTTCTGTCCGAAGCTTACATCTCCCAAAGGAATTGTTTCTGCTTCATTTACCTTAGCGGGAGCAGCATCCGACATGTTTACCATCGGCATAGTTACCTGCAAACCATTAATGGATTGGTCTGAAGCAATGATGTTCGGGTAGAAAGGTGCCTGGCGCATACCAGTTGTAATAGCAGCACGGATGATTTCCGGTACAATCCAACGGATATTCTGTTGCGGCATAGTGAAGATATTCTGCATTGTATCAATCTTAGGATTAATACCCAACTTTTCGAAGAAGGCATCCTGTGATACACCATATTTACCCTGTACCAGTTCTTCCAGAGTAACTTCAATAGGCAATGTGTTGTTGGAACCCTGACGGTATGCTTCCAAACTTCTTACCATTTCCGGAAGTTCCTTTCTAAGGTCTTCCATTTTCAATTGTGCAAATTCTGTATTCATTGTTCTTTTAATGTTCAGTTAATGATTAGCGTACCAATACTTGAATAATATCATTAGCTTCATCAGCCGGTACGATGCTAATGAATTTTGTTTCATCGGCTGAAGTTTCAGCAGTGATGAAACGGTCAATCAACAGGGTATCTGTGGGTTTTACATAACCACATTCCATAGCCTCTTTAGCTACCCAGTTTACAACCATGAAAGCTTCTACAGCTACAGTTACTTCTACGGGGAAATTTCTTTGAGCCTGATAAGCAGGGTTAATGTTGTCAGTTACAGCTATACCCAGATAAACCTGGCTGCCATCTCCACCCGGGATATAAGGTTCGATATTACCATCGGTATCCAAAGCTACCGGCATACCCTGATGAATAACTTTGTTTTCTTTTACACAGAAAGCCTGATGTAACTTGTTAGATTCGCTCTTATAGATCACCGCTCTGGGAGTTTTTTCACCAAACAGAGTCATCGGTTGATCCTGATTTACCAGCTTAGTAGTAGGATGTGTATTCATATTCTTCTTATTTTAGAGATTATTTTAATTTGTTTGAATAGATACCTTTCAGAATCTCTTCAGTACTCTTTTCGGAATTCTGAGCAGTATCTTTGTTATCGGATTTATCCTCTGCCTCAGTTGCAGAAGAAGCACGGCTTACATCGTGAGAACCGCATTTAGCACAGGTCATTGGGAATTTTTCTTCCAATCGAGCTTGGTAATCTTTAGTAAGAGAGATCAAAGTTACCATGCCGGTAGTTTCGGCATTCAACATTGTAACGATAGTTTCATCAGCTTTGTCACCCATAAGTTTTTTATAGGTTGCAACGGCATTTTCACGGAGAGATGTAATGTGGTTTTTACCTACCTGAGCCATTTCTTTCAGATTTGCCACTTCTGCATTCAGATTAGTAACCTGTTCTGTAAGAGAAGTTTTTTCTGTAGTTAAGTTATCCACAGTAGTCTGAAGAGTGTTACGAGAATTAACCAATTCCTGAATGGCTGCAAATGCAGTTTCCTCGTTCATCTCTGTACCTTCGGCAAGAGTAAGGCAATCTTTACCAAAGATTCTTTCTAAAAATTTTTGTAGTTCATTCATATCTTTATTATTAGGATTTTGATTTCCTTGATTATCATCATAAGATTGGGAAGTATCGTTATTTTCACTGAACAAAGCTAGATCAGTTTTCGTATCATAGAAGAAATACTGTTTAGACTTATCATCCCTATATTCTTCGTATGAAGCCCAAGTTCTCTTGGCAAAATTGGGATTAATGATTTTACCATCATCCCCAATCTTCTGAGCAAAAGCATCAGCTCCATGAGATACCAAAGAAGTTTCTAAGTATCTTACTACTTCAGTAACGATTCTTCGTACCATAACTCCCTTAGAATCATAGGTACCCAGTTTCTGGTAGAATTCGTTATCTCCCATATTTGGGTGAGACTTATCCCACTTAAACTGTACTGTTACTGAATTAGAATGGATAGATGGGGGATCCATAAGAATGCCTCTAGCAATTCTCGGATTTGCTTTACCATCAATCTTTAATATACCATTGATACCTGCAGGAATAACAAAAGAACCATCCTTGTATTCATCTTGCCAGATAACTTGTGATACAGCTCCAATAGCATTACCAATATTAGTCTCATGATCACAGTTTACTGTTTGTCCTAAGAGCATTCTCATAGAAGCTTTTAATACCCCATTTTGACCAAAATCGGTAGGGTTCCAGTTCTTAGACACAATAGTTGCAGATAATAATCTGAACATTGGTTCTATAAACTCCTCATCTTTAGGAGTAAGTTCTTCTGGCTTCAAGTCAGGATAATAGGTATTATAATCTATTTCTCCTCCCCAAAAACCAAATTGACTGACTGACTCCTTAGAAGTTTGAGCCCATTTATAAAAATTCTCCGAGAAGGTTTGTGGTTCTATGGATGTTGGGATATACCCAGCCATTATAGTATGACCACTACCTATCACTAAAGAATCTAAATGTTCTCTGTTCTTTTTAGTAATCGGTTTACTCATCTTGATTTAGTATTTTGATCTCCTCGTGAAGGAGCCGGGTTATTTTTATCTCTTGATCTACGAGCGGATTGATTCTTATCGTCCTGTCTCTGTTTCTTCTTAGTACCCTCTTGTGGGTCTGAATTACCTCCCTTAGCAAATTGGTCTTCCAATGAAACTCTTGGTTCTTCTTCTGAAGGGGAATCATAACCCATTTCCCAAGCATATTGATATTGAGAAATGATACCTGCCTTGTAAAGTAAGTCAAGGTTCTGAATCTTATATTGTCTACCCTGTTGGATTTTAACCTCATCAGAGATAGTGGATGATCCCCAAGTAATGGATATTCCCTTGCAATCAAAGCCAGCCAGACGTAGTTCTAGTTCATAAATAAACTTAAGAACATAAGAAACTATCATTTGGATATTCTTTAGCTGACTTATAAGCTTAGAAAGCATAATACCAGTTGCTCCTTCTCCAATGGAAGCTTGTACTCCAATTAGGTTGCCATTTACTCCCAAACCATTAGCAACTGATTGCTGGTTCATATTCCAGGGTTTATCAATATTGCTCATCTCTTTTGAAGTAGAGTTAAGTTTAAACTGGTGGTCATCAATGTAACCAGTTACTACTCCATCCTTCATACCTTCCCTTACATTCTGTTTCAAACGTATTAGCTCCCTATTTAATCTTCTAGTGTAAGCTTCTACATTTTCATTAGGTTTCTGTTGTGGTTTTTCCATCAAAGCCTCTAGAAAACCAACCATACCACAGATTTCCATGATATGTTTAAAGTTAGTTTTCATATCATGCTGACCCTTTAATGAATCCAAAGATGCCATAAAAGGAGGTATTCCGTAAGGTTCATCAGTATCATTATACATACCAACATAACAGTAGGTCTCTGTATTAAGTTTGATATAATCTTGCTTATTCGAGCCATTCCAAAGAGTGTTCCTCTGATATGGACTGTATACACCATTATTCTCTCTTTTGAATACTATCCTATCTGGTTTGAGGAATAATACAGTAGCTAGACCCTCTAACTTTTCATTTGGTACAGCTTCTACTGAGATAGCTCCACTAATCATCAATTGAACTATCATCTTGTTTACCAAACCATCCATACCAGCAGTATAGTTAGACCATTTAGAGGATACCTTAGAAAGATGATCTCTCATCTTATCAGCCTCTTTATCGGTATTATTAGGGAAGGTTATGTTGTGACCAGTATTAGCAAGCTTAAACATGTCCTGTAAAGCTATGTTAACATCTGGATTCACTTTATATAAATCCCTTAAAAGCTGAATCACTTCAACACGAAAAGAAGGCGTAACCATCTGAGTTAAGCCTTTCAATGTATGAATGAAGTTACCTGGGTCATCATCCGGTTCCGATACTCTACCGGGTGAAATAGGTACCTCCTCTTTTTTACTTGGAGGATTAGCCTTGTTTTCTTGTATTGGAGATCGATTCCTTCTATCGAATCCAAAAAACTTAAGAATTTTCATTTCGGTTGTATTATTACATTAGTTTTTCCTTTTCGTATGTGATTACAAATTGCTTTACCAAATATATCATCATCAGAATAAACATCTCCTTCCAAATCCACATCTACAGCAGAAGTATTATTTCTGTGTTTACCCATGGCTACGGGTCTACCCAAACCATCATATATAAAGGTAGGAGCTTCTTGAACAAAGAAAGGATCCTTCACAATGATATTCTCTTCTCGAATATCTTGTTCTAGACCCTCTATAATTACTGAACGATTCTTTTGGGTAGTTAACCAACCTGGAGATTTATCAACCTCGGGTCTGGACTTACCTTTCTTTTTCAGAAGCTTTTGATAGTAGTATAGATTAGGGTAACCTTCTGACTGAAGAGCAGAAGTTACTGCTAACCCAACGTCGTTAGATTCTGGAGCTACAACAGCAAAATTAAATAATTGCCCAGTATCTCCCAGTAACCTAGCATATTTATCTACTGCCATTCTTCCCTTATACACAACTTGTTCTTCTCCCAGCTTGTCCATACAAGTGAAAGAAGAATAGTCTGAGCCTCTACCTGTTGCAACGTCTGCACCGATAAAGTACTGTTTATTTGGATCTGGTTCGTTGAATTGTCTATACTGACGATTGAAACGATATTTTAAAACTGGATAATCACTTAAGCAATCTTCGATAGCCTTGATATCTGCCATATCAAATACTGTATTACCTGAAGAAAGAAAGTCTCCATCGATTTCTTGTGCAGTTCTTTTTGGACCCAATGCAGAAGCCATCTGGTCATACCAAGATTGATCCCGTTCTGGGTGCATCTGCCAATATAATCGAATAGCATTGAAAGGATTACCTCCAGCTATAGCATCTACCCATGTTGAATGGTAAAAATTACCCATACCGTATGGAGTAGAATTGATGATGGCTGAACCTCCGGTGGAAAGCGTAGGGAAGGCAGCTGCCCAAATAGCTGAAGCCCACCGAACGATTGCAGCCTCATCAATTACCAGGAGAGAAAGAGATTCTGAACGACCGGCTTCTGAAGATGTTGGGATGGATTCTATGAATGAACCATTATCGAATTCAATCATAGAGGCAGAACCAAATTCCCCAGTTCTTCCGTTAATGATCGGGGTTTGCATATACCATGGAAGATTCTTATACATGAACTTAATCTTCTTAAGTACCTTCTTAGCTGTTGTATCCTTAATGGAGATAATGTTTATCTTCTTATTAGGATGATATGATGCCAGCCATAAGCAGTACATAGATATAAGTTCTGTAATACCCGCTTGCCTAAACTTTAACAAGATATTGAATCTCTGGAGTATAAATTGGTATAGTACGGCTTTTTGATACGGATATAATTCAAATCGAACCTTTCCTCTCACTGGATGTATCACATAACAAAAAAGACTGAAAAAGAAAACATCCGTTGTAACCCTAGATAGATTAGATAATTCTTCTCTTGTAAGGTTAGTGGGTGTTTCCTGTATCTTCTTTGCCATAAAATCTAAAATTTATAAGTTACTACCAGTTCTAAATCAGTTTTGATACCTGAGAAATATCTTGGGTAATAAAAACTGTTTATCCCCAGTTTGTAATTAAATCTCTTAGTCTCGATTGAAATTCCTGTTCCCAAATCCCATAGATTGTTAAAGGGTCGGTACTTACCATAAACATAAGGAACTAATCTTATTCTAGATTTAATTTCTTGTGTGGTAAGTTTTCCGTTATACCAAGAATACTTGTAGTTATTAGTGTCGATATTGAATAACCTACTAGAATAAATTCCCGAGTTTTGATTAAGGAAACTCAATGTAAGTTGATTCTTATCGATTACTAATTGAACAAGAGAATCCTTCTCTGATATCTCGGCTGAATCGGTACTGCATAAACCCTGGCTAACCGAAGAATGCGGAGAATTGTAGAGAAGGATTCTACTTGGGTTAAGTAAATTATCGTAGGAAATTGGCAGGAAATCTTTCCTCAAATAAATTGTATCAGTATGTTGAATGATCTCTTTATCAGGTAACATACTGAGTTGTTGATTCAGTTTGTAATTCCTGAAACAAAGGTAAATAGTAAATCCTAGTAAAAGGACTATCATGGCAACTTTAAGTTTCTTCATAATTTAGACTTTTGAATGATTTCTTTGAGTTCATTAGCATTGTTCTTCAGTTCTTCAAATAAATCCAGGTCTAAGTTCTCGGATTTTGGTAGAGTAATTCCAATGAAATAACATTTTTCAGATTCTCTCATTGAAATTCTACTTCCTAACTTGAAAGCTAATCGGATAACTTTAGACTTAACTAGCTTAGCAATAGATTGTGGAAGAATCCCATTCAACTTAAGTATTCTTCGTTCTTCATGAGTCAATTTCAAATTTTCCATATTTCTTGAGTTTTAGGTTTGTTTATGTTCCATAGTAAACTTGGTACCTCGAAGAGTATGGCTTCTTTTATAATATAATTTAACGCGTCGTGCACAGTAGCTTTAGCTTTAGCTAAAGATACCTTCCTTCCGAAGGAAGGAATATCCTAATGGGTAAGTTAAGATGGGAATTGGGAAGGTATTAGGCCACTTAAATATATACAAGTATATTATATACAGGCCTTAAACCATAATCCTACTTCACATACGGAACCCTTAGCAAGTGTATACCTAGCTTTATTTAACCAGTAATGATAAGTCTTAGGGTCCCAAGTAGCAAATCCCCGAATAAATACTCGGTAGTTTTCAGGAAATCCCATAATTGCCTTGAAATCCTTTATTCCCAAAGGATAACCATCGGGTCTGAATTGCCTATCTGATGGTCTCAAAGTTAAAGGAGGTTTATCATTTTCTAATCGATATACTCCTGGTAAAGTACTCATCTTAGCAGTTTTGATTGGCCATTTCTTTTCATCTTTGAAATCCTTAATCCAAAGCTGTCTAACCTGTCTAACTGTAAGATTTTTCTTTTCAGGTAATTTCCGATAATCATACATGGCTAAAACTTTATCAGTGAAAGGGATAAAAGCTTCCTCTGGAGCTGGTACTAGTAAATCTCTAGTAAGTTTTGGAGTATTTACTTGAAACACTTCATTAAATGAATTCAAATACTTCTTACCCTTGTCTAAATGAACCCCGACAATAACTAATCTCTTTCTTGATACTTGGGAGTTTCCGAAGTCAGAAACGCTTCTTTCGTGAAAAATAAGTTTATAGTTCTTAAAGAAGTCCATTAACATTTCTTTAGAAATGAGAGATAGTAGTCTTGGTAGGTTTTCTATAAGAAAGAGAGCAGGTTCGTAATATTGAATTGACTGAAATACTAGTTGTATACTTTTATTACTTTTAGGGTCACCAAGAGTCTTTGATTTAGATAACCTCATAACTGAGCAACTACCACAATCTGGGCTAGATAATATAATATCTGGATGCCAATCTTTGGGTAATTCATAACCTTTTAAGAAAGGTATACCCTTGAAATTAGCTTTCCATTGCTCTTCTTTAGCTGTATGAAATACTCCTCTGGGTTCAATATTCCCAATAAGTTTATCTTTAAAAGGGAATAGGAGGGCTCCTTGCCCTCCACATACTCCCAGTACTCTTAAGTCTTCTTTCATTTCTTATAACTTCTCAATTTTATGTACTTGAACCAAGCATAATGCTTCCTAGTTGAAATATAATCCAGGTTCGAATCATTGTTATGAGCCTCTTCCTCAAAACTTACATCATGATACCTTTCATTCTGCTTGTTCCATTTAGCAAAACAAAGGATGATTAAGTACTCGATTCCATACCAAAGGTAGAAAAATACCCATAACATCTCAGCCATTTGCTTTGAATGTATATGTTCATGGTTATAATCCACCTCAGTAAACTTAGCCCCCTTTCTTACAAACACTAAACCAAAGATGTTGATAGCTTTGTATCCCTTGAAAGGTATAAGGTTGTTGTAGATTACTTTCATAGCTTGTCTTTAAAGTTTTCATAGGTATTTCTTAGCTTTTGGTCGTAGTTATTATCTTTGTAACCAGGGCCATTGTATCCTTTAGCGAAGGCATCCCAGTCTTTTGCCTTCAAATGTTTCACTAAACCAGAGTTATAGAGGAAATGGTACATCATTTCTAGCTGCATTTCATGAGATTCAGACATCTTTTGGATCATTTCATCCACTGATTGACATCCACAAAGCTGATAATTGAAGCCCATAATCTGTCCCAATCCCCAAGAAGTAGCTAAATTAGCACAGTTTTCATCAATTTTACGAGCTGCTTCGAGTCTTTTCCACTCTCCTTCACCTCCCAAGTAGAATTCTTTGGTCCATTTTTGATAAACTAAGGATGGATTTCTCTTGGCTAGGTCATATAAATAGGTTCTTTTACCTTCTCCATCGAGTTTTATCTTCAAATATTTCCACATTACATGACCTTCGAAGAGAATTTGAGGTCTACCAGAGGGTAAAAATCCGTCTCGATTACCACATTCTACTACAGTTACTGTCTTTAACAGAGCTGGTTCAAGGTTTAACTTGTTTGCAACCTTGGCAATTAATTCGTTAGTAAGTTTATCCATAATATAAATTCTTAGAGTTTACATTAAAGAGGATAAAGTATTGCTTGTAGCCTTTCTTAGGTGGGTATATCGAGTTCTATTTATCAATGAATAAATAATTTAATTATGGATATAGGAAAGAAACAACAGATTATGGTTGATTGGTTTAGGAAAACCTTAGATGAATCGAAGAAACCCTGGAATACCCAGGTATATTTGATAACTGATAAGTATCATGTTTACATTGCCAACAAGGATATCAGATTAATAGGAAGTAATTTCGGTAAGGCAATCGATAGACCCTTGAAATATTTCTTATTTACTGATGGTAAGGTACAGTATTTCAACAGTATAGAATTTCTTGGCTATTTGCCTTTCGAATTAAGAGACGAATACCCAGTCAATTGCAAACCTCTAAATCCTTGGGAATACGACTACTACCGTCAGCATGGGATAACCTCAGAAGATTTGCAGAATTTATTCAATAATGATTGATATTTAAAAATAAAATAGTATATTTGTATAACAAAAATAAATACATTATTTATATGAAAAAAGAAGTAATAAAACTCAAAGAGGGTAACTCGGTAATTTACCAAGACAAAACCCTAATGGAAAAGGCAAACGTAGTATCTATCGATAAAAAGAATGGTACTGCAATATTATCTAATAAGGTAATAATTACTAGAACAACAAATCTAGAGGGTCAATTTACTCGATTAGATGGAAAAGGTAATGCAATAATCCTACCTTGTACTACAGAGAATGAACAGAAGTACAATGCCTTTGTTGCATATCACCAATCCAAGAAATCCTTAGAGGCAATCAAAAAATGGTTGGATGATAACGGGAAACACAAGGATGATGAAACCCTTGAGAAAGTGATAACCTTAGATAAGAAACTTAAAAAATTAATTGAAAAGCTCAATGAATAGTACTTGGATAATATTAGGCATAATCTATGGGATATGCCTAATCCCCTCTATACTTCTAACTAAGATGTTATGTCAAGAAATTAGGATGATCAGACCCAACCTATTATTCCTTACAATCTGGTTAGTATTACCTTTATTTCCTATTTACCTAATATTCTTTAAAAAGAAAAATAATGGCTAGAATTAAAGATTATGACGAAGATTTATCTGCCCCTAAACTCCTAAGGGAAAGGGCAAGAGATAGCAAGGGTAGGTTCATTAAAAAGGACCTACCACCATACCTAGGATCTGAGCAAGTATTAAAACCTAAGAACTACTATCACTTCGATAGTCACGGTAATTATAAGGGTAGCTCAATGAATTTTGATGCTATAGTATGCCTTGGCTTTACTTGGTTTAAATTACTGGGAGTAGCATTAATGATGTTACTATGGCCAATAGTATTTATATATGCCCTCAATGATGGGATAGAGGGATACCCATTTAAGAAGTATGCAATCCCTTATATCTTTATCCTAGTGGTTTGGTTTATAATATTCTTATATGGATTAGTATCATGAGTAATATCGATGAAAAGGCAAAGAATAACTTCACCATAGAGATGAGGATATTCGAAAACTATGAGAAGGTGAAGCATGAGATAATCAAGGCAATTGATTTCCTAAGACATAGTGAAACTCCTATGGGAATGTGTAAGATATTCGATAATCAGGATCATGGATTCTGGCACTGGGTAATTAAACCTTGGTTCCAACCTGAAAGGTTTGGTATTACCAATATCTGGTTTCTTCTAGAGCATGGTACGTATTTTTGTTCTAATGAATATCTCTTAAGTAATGGGAAGCTTCATACCATTAAAGGTATACAATGGGTTGAGATTCCTTTAAGTTTAGTATTTGATAATAGGGTATTTGGGTATTGGTTCCCTCCCTATAAAAAGTATATCCCTTATAGGCTTAGGGTTTTGAGATTAGCATTAAAGGATTTGGAAAGGATTAAGGAAGAGTATGGTAAGGATTGATAGATTAAGAGAAGATAGTGAAAAGAGAATCTTAAGATGTTCTGAAGGTAATAGTATTTGGTATCAGATTTGGATTGACCCGGGAGATATGATGAGAATAGAACCTTTATTAGAGGGAGGTGATCGGTTATGGTGTATTGAGATTCAGAAATATTATGTTTTCTTTTATGAAGTAAGGAAAGGTAGGAGGATTCTAGGGAAGGGTAGGATTAAGGAGATATTGGATATTATTCTGTAGTATGAATGCCAGGGATGTTTTATTCTCTGGCTTCTTTGTGTGTTGTGTCTTGGTATGCCCTTAACGTGTGTAGGAAAAAATTTTAGTGTGTGTTCAAGGCTTTTCTAGGCAATGCCCTTAATACGAGGAGGTAAAAAGTTGTGGTAGTAAATTCGTGGTTTGTGTTCAAGGTACCCCTTAATACGAAAGCCTAAAAATACCAAGTAGTAAATGCGGGGTACGGTAGCCCTTATTTAGAATAAGTCAAAAAAAAAGTAAGGGACAAACATTCCCTTACTTTCTAAAAAATTTTAAGAATTAATTATAATTCAGTTGCTTGCAAGAAAAATCCTATTTGATTATCTGAATCAATATTTAAATTGAAAATATAATTTTCTTCATGCCCTTTTTTTTGTAAATCAGGGTCTATTCCCATTATTTTACAAATTTCTTCTCTAATTAGGTCTAATTTTTCTTGTAACAATTCAATTTCAGAATTTGATACATAGGATTCTAATTTAGTAGAAAAACTTAAATCTCTATGACTATAATTATAGAAACCTTGAATTAAAACACTCGTAGTAAAATCAAATTGGACTAAATGTATATGTAAACTAATTTTAGAATAATCTTTACAGAAATCAAAATATGATTTCATGTAAGTAATTATTACAAAAATAATTTTATCAAAGTCTGATATGCTTTCTAAAAATTGGTTTGCACTACAAAAATTATTTTTCTTTTCTTTGAACTCGTCTACTAAAGAATTTTCAAAATTTTGCATAGCTTCATAAAAATCTTTAATATTGCGTTGATTAATACGAAAATTTACGCTCTCTACTGTATCTCGATTATAAGAATATTTAAAGCTAATTTCTTGTTGAAATCTTTCTTTTGTTTCAAAACTTTCTTGTAAAAATTTAATAGTTTTCATAATGATTTATAAATTTTTGAATAGGGAACTAGTTCCCTATTCTAGTTAAACATTGATTTATTTTTTCACGATTTGTAAAGCCTTTTTCAAAATTTCTTTGTTTGTTTCTTTCATATTTTCAGAACAAACTGAAGAAAGCGAAAAATCGTTTACTTTGTAAACTTGTTTGTAAAAATCTAAAAACGCTTTTTTTAGTTTTTCTAAGCGAATTTTGTCCTTTTCTTGTGTCAAACTTTCGGATAATGAAAGAATTGTATTACGAAATTTCTTTCGAGCAACTTTTTTCTCTTTATCTGAAAGTTCTGAAAAAATTTCTTCTTTATAAATGTCTGATTTTTTTACACCAAAAGAGGTTTTTAAAAGTCCCTCAGTAGATTTATTTAAATTAGCTAAAATATCCTTATAAAGAATATTGTTTGCTTTTGCTTGTGCTTTAGCTTTTTTAGCATTTACTTTGTTGATTTTTTCTTTTGAAGAATTTTCAACGTTTGCACTCTCATTAACTGAAACTAAATTTTCTTGTAACATAATTTTAAATGCTTTAAAGTTTGAATTTATATTATTATAACCTTTCTACATAACTTTAAAGACAATTAGAAAAGTAGAAAGGTTTGAAAAATTTCTCTCATTAAAATTTAGAACTCTTATCCCTTTCAGACATTGCAAAGATAAGGACTTTATTTTAATCTACAAAATATTTCGAGAAAAATTTTTGTTAAAAATGAATTTTATTATTTTAAGAATAATTTTTCTCGAAATATTTGCATATCTCAAAAATTTTATTATTTGCGCATACATTATTTATTATCAAAAATTTTTATCAAATTTCCACCCATTAACCTCCGGGCGGCCTAAATTGCCCGCACGTTGTCCGCTATATAATACCTGTATGATAACAGATTAGGGCCATCTATGGTTCCATTACTATATCCTCTTGGTAATCCTCGTACTAAATCCCCATGGCCAGAAGATTCTAGGGGATTTTCGGAGGGCCTTTTAAGTGGCTATAGAATATCTGTATATTATATACCTATTACCTGAAGGCCATATATGGTCGATAGTTAGCGTACTTAGGTAAGCCTTATAAGATCTATAGATAGGCCTAGTGGGTTCTTATATAAGGCTAGTAAGTATATGTGTAGTAAAGCTCTAGTACCTCTTAGATGATTATATGAAGTCTATAGATGGCCTCTTAGGTATGTACATAGAAAAGCCCAGGTACCTTAGTTAGGCCTGGGCAATTAGGTTTAATCGAAGTATATTGTGAAGGTTATACCAGCTGTAGTAAGGGAAAGGTCTTCGCAGAGGTTATCTGAAGAATCTGGTTGCTCGGTAGAAAATTCGATTAAGCAATCGTCGGTATTAATGTAAATGCTGATAAAGTGATTGCCAGCATTTATTAGCTCTGGTAAGTTTTCGTCGAATTGGTCGTTTGAATTATATATGTATTCGTACCAGGGGTACCCCTGGTAAGTAGTTAATAAGATTAGTGATGATCTTATTGGTTATCTGATTTACTGGGACTGAAGGATAATCGGGATAAGTCTCGGGTTCAGATACTAAGGGTTTGGTACTGAGGTTAAATTTAATGTTTGAGATAGTTACTTCTTTTGTTTTCATAAATAATAGGATTTGTAGGCACCCAGTTATGGGTGCCAGGTTAGTAATTTAATAATTGTAGGGGATTGATACTGTGAAAAAGCTATTGAACTCTGTTATGATTGGGGCTTGGCCAAAGCATGCTTCAGGATCATAGGCAAATGTGTCCCGTAAGCATTCGATGCAAGTAATGCTTGCAGTGTCATCGTCATCGAAATGTTCTGGATCGTTTTTAAGGAAAGTTAGTATATGTATACCGTCTTGGTCTGGGTTATCGATTGTGGTAATTGATATTAAAGTAGTGTAGTCAGGTATAATGGTATTTTCCTGTAACTCCTGTAGGTAAGGAGTAATGAACTCTGGTAAGCCTCCAGGATAGGAGTGTTCGGGGTTGTTTTTAGTAATAAAATTACATTGAATCTCTTTTGCAAAATTAAATGAAGTTTTAATTGTTGTTTCCATAATCTAAAATTTTAATTAGTTATTAAATTAATTATCTGATGCAAATATAAGAACAATATTTTAAATATGCAATATCCCAGATTACCTTTCGAAGGCCCCTAATGTCCTAGAATTATCTAAAATAACCATAATATAAATACTTATGCAATTAACAACAATATTACTAGGATGGCAATTAAAATTGGCTCCTTGATTGCCTAGAAATTTATTAAATCCGAGGCCATTTATGGCATAAATTGTGTACCCAGTTTTATAAAATCCGAGCCTAAAATGGCCCCTCTAGGTACACAATTTTAATATAAATCCTAGCCTCTTGGCAATTAAAATCCGAGTCTAGGTACACAAAATCACAACCTAAATCCTAGATTACACAAACTAGCCAAACAGAACACTTTTCAATTACACGTGTGAAGCTAAAATACATACGTATCTAAATCTCACCCATATTAGTATATTATATATAGGCGTTACTAAAATAGCTACGTGTCAAAAAGGCTCATATACGTATCTCAAAAACTATTGCCAGAGTGTACTTTTTGCTTTTCTGTGATTTGAGGGGCCATGTATGGTGATTTTATTGCCTAAAATGGCCTTTGGGGCCTCAAGGATTTAGTACTTTAAATTTTGAGAGCTATAGTGTTTGGTATAGTAAAAGAGCCTCCAAGGGTATGTTCCTGACATTTTCGAAAAACCCCCGTTGGTACACAGAAAAGAAGGGAAACCAAGATCCTAAGATATGTATATTAGTATTAGTTATATGTATTATATATTGATTGTGATATAGGGGATTTGTATCTTAGTTAGTGATATCTCAGATTAGGTGTATATGAGGTTTATTGTATACCTTGTTATTTGTATATTTCTTTGTTGGGAGTGGGGTAGGTATATTGGTTGTGTACCTAGTATCTGTATACTTGGTTTGTGTACACAGAAATACCTAGAGTTTTCTAGGCTCTAGGTATTCTTTTTATTTATCTTTTGTGGTGTTGGGAGAGGGATACTAGGTCTTCTGGGTTCTGAAGTATATTCTGTAGGTATGGGTTTATCTCTTGGATGTTATACTGGGCTTGGAACCTAGAGATGGTACCCTTTAGTTCATCTATTAGAGTATCATAGAGGTTATTGTATATTATCTCTTTGATTTTGGTTTGGACTTCTTTGTTTTGTTCTAAGGGTATTTGTCGGGTGGTTGAGACTTGGATTTCTATTGGTTTCCCTAGGTCTGGTACCGTTGGTATGTTACCCATATAGTCTAGTCCAGAGATGAGTTCTAATATTTCTTCGTTGGACATAGATAATATATAGTTGGGCTCTTTGTATACTTTGCAGGATAATATTTGATTACCATTCTGACTGAGGGTGATTCTTGATGAAGGATTTGTTGTTTTCATTGTTTTAGTTATTTTTTAATTGTTCGAGTAGGTTTGATATCTCAAGTTGATGAAGGATTTCTGTTTCCTTGTGATTGGATTCCCATCTCTTGATGGCATTGTAATAACAGGTATATTGGGTTATCATCTCTTCCGCTTGATCTTTGTCTTGAATAAAGGATTTTAGGTGTTTTTTGAGATCAATTACGATTATATCTTGGTGTTCTGGAGTTAATTGAAGGATTCCGAATAGGATAGCCTCTACCTGAGAAGGAGAATAATCATAGTATTGATCATCAGCACCTTTGGTTAAATCCATGCGAATAAGATTTTCTCTCAAGTTTTCGAATAAGTCCTTCTCTGAAGCATAGGTAATAATATTACCAAGGAACTCGTCAAAGGGTTCGTCTTCTATCTCGATTTCGTAAATCTCGATGTAGTCGGTAGTGTCATTAATAATGAGTCCACCAGCATAGTCATAAGTATAAATGGTATAGGGATTAAGAAGTAATTTCTTAAGGTCTTGGATATTTTCTAATGTTTTCATAAGTTCTTTGTTTTAGATGGTTATTTCTTCTCTTGGCATTGTTAGGACTTCGTAGATAGCATCATCTACGTGGATATTGAAATAGGATGTATGGGAAATGATTTCCTCTAGGTCTTCCTCTTTTGGTTCCCATCCATAGTATCTGGCAATGATATAGGATTTGAGTACATCCCTGATATCTGAGTCATGAGTACCTATGTGATAGGTACTCATAATGTAGGCAATTGTTTTCATGGCATTATCCGAGTAATTGTTTTTCGAATGTTTCTTGGTTATCGGGATCGGGCCAGTTAATGGATTCTTCCATGTATTCAATGACTAAGTCCATGAATTGTCCCTGTAATTCTGGGGTAAGTGTTGAAATTTCTGTTTGTACTTCCCGTTGGATTTGGTCGTAGTGATAAGCAAAGATTCTGCGGATACGGGTTGAGATACCGGCATACTTTTTTAATAACTCATTATTTTTCATAAGTCTACAAATTAAAATGTTAATAATTAAATTTTACTCTGCAAATATAATACTTTTATTTTATATATGCAAACCATGGTTATCATGGCTGAGGAATGGGTATGATATCTGTTATGATAACCTTTTCTGAAGTAAGATTCCAATAGTTCTGGATTTCCTTCAGGGCATTAATCATATGTAGATGTTCTGGTATCAGTTCCTCCCCAGGATATCTGAGGTAATCTCTTATTTGTTCTGTTCGATAATTGATGGTAAAGGCTTGAGTATCCTTTAGTATCTCACGTACATGCGTTTGTCCGATATTATTTACCTGTATATTATCGAATACCTGATATGAAATTAGAAATCTACCTTGGGTTAGCATATATCTCCATTATTTGTTCATATTTATCCGTGCTAGTAAAAGTATCAAGGAAATAGTTATATTCCTTTTCATTAGTATGGAATGGATGCTTGTGCAATTCATATTTGCAATAATGTTCCCATGGGTTACCTGGTATGAAGGTATCTAAGTTAGGCCCTGATGAATTAAGGAATAGGACTAAAATAAGACCTATTCCTATGTAATATAATGCTGTTCTCATAATTCGTTACAGATTAATCGTATGTCAGTTAATTGATTCATGTATTCTTCTTCTGAAGATATATCAAGGGATTTACAAGCTATATAGTGACCGTACATTGATATACCTGGTTTATAGCCTTGGTCCTCATTCATGAAGTAGGCTAAGCCTTTCCTATTGATTTCGATTACCGGATAAGGAGGTTCTCCATTAGTTATTTCCTTATCGAAGGTAGCAAAGTCATAAGTATCAGTGTTATCTGTTATGGTACTAAATATTTCGATTAGCCAAGTAAAGTCTTCTAGAGGTACTTTGTCTAGCCATTCCCATCCGATAGGATATTCATTTACTGTTATGATTGGTTTCATGTTATTCGTTTTTAAAGATTGCTGTTTTAAATCCCGTTGATGTAAGTTCTTGAGTCTCTATGTGTACAAGTTCAAAGTAATTCTCTATATCTTGGATAGTTTTGAAATGTAATGGTACATGATCTTTATCGGCATCATAACCATATTCGTTTTCCACTTGGTCTACCAGTTCTTGGTAAGCTTTACCTGGATGCTCTTCCAAGGAATGGAAAATTCCTTGGATATAAGAGCCTTCTATGATTACTAGGGTTGTTATTGTTAGTTTCATGACATTAGAATTCTAAGTTAAATACTTGAATGGTAAGCATACTTGGGAATTTCCCTCCTTCGTAATGAATGTTAGAAGTATTGGAATAATTATAGTAAGCATCCTTTAGTGATATCTTGAGAATATCTAGTAGCAATGGATATAATTTGTACTGGTTAGCCCTTAACCATTCGTTGTATTCTTGAATATCGAATTCTGAAGTAAAAGTAGCAGAGAGTTGGATAAAGGGTTTATCCAAAGAATCCGGGTTATGGATATTTGTCTTAAGCCAAACCTTGGAAAGCATGTGGGATTCCTTTTGCATTAGGTTGACTGAACCAGTATTTTGCCATTGTTCATATTGGTAAATTGTGATACCGGTTTTGAGTGCTGTTGTAATGTTGTTCAAGTTCATGACTGCCTAAATTTTAAATGAATAATATATTTCTTTTCTCTGATGCAAATATAATACTTTATTTTTAAATATGCAATATCCCTGATTACTTAGCTGAGGCTTCTATTGGGTATCTGATAGAGCCTTTTCTGAATAAGGAAAAGGCCATTAATGGATTTTACATATTTCGCATCTTTACGGAAGGCATCTGGATTCTTTTTCTTAAACTGATGCCACCAATCATCATATTCTTCAAGGGTTTTGAATACCTTGTTTAAATCCTTAGTGGGACCTGTTAATTGAATGGTCTTAGGCCATACTTTAACATCTATTCTCTTACCTTCATCGAAATATATACGAGATGGTATAATTACTTCATCTGGACCTGGGTATGGAGTTGTGCTCATAATTTCGTTATTGTAAAAGTTATGTAATTGTCTTTAGTTATCACAAATGTAATGATAGCATTACCTTGTATTGAAATAGATAGAGATTCAGGAGTATCTGCTAATATGTAGTAACTTAAGAAGTTAGCTCTAAGCAAATTAGTAAGTACTTCCCTTAGTCTGAACAAGGTACAATTATCAGGATTACCATAGATTACTGATTGAAGGTATTGGTCCTGATGATTAAGATGGTACCATCTTAATCTAGCCAAGTTTAGTTTCTCGGCTAGATCAAATTGTACGATATTTAAAAGTCTTCTTATGGGTGTCATACTGTAAATGTGATTTGCATTATGTTTGAAGATATTCTGTTGATAGATTTGATATTAGCTTCTCCATCGGTAAAGTTCATGGCAAAGTTTACCAGAGCATCTGCAGCACCATTAGAAGTATCGGGAGTTTGAAATAAGAAAGAGTATATTGCAAATCCGTCCTGTTTAGATATCATTGCAGATAATGCTAAGCATTGGTTTTCAACGTAGGCATTAACTAATAGATTCATTAGATTGTTGCTGTAATCTAGGATTTCCTCTAAGTCTAAGGAAAATAATTCTTGGATTTGAAGACCTAGGTTAGTAACTAACTTGTCTAGATGTTGTGTGGTTTGGAAGGTTTCATTATTTTTCATAAGTCTAAAATTTTAAAATGTTATTAATTATTTTTCTTATGCAAATATAAGCACTTTAAATTATATATGCAAATTCTGGAATACTAAGCTGAGGATATGTGTAAACGCTAAGAAAGGCAGATAGTTAGTCTGCCTTTCGAATTTATACTCTGTATCGGATTAAATTCCATTTATCGTTTACTAGCCTGAATATCCAGAGATAATGGTTAGTGAACTCTAATAGCTTACTGTATTCAGAGGTTTCAAATACCAAGAGATCTGAGTTCTTTTCTAGGATATTGAAATGGATAGTTTTATTAGTACCCTTTCGAAGGATTTCTCTAAGATCATTCTTTAGAGTATCATCCGAAATGAACATATTATATTGTTCTCCCATATAATCCAGATATTTATCCCTGATATCTGGATATATTCTAGACTGGCTTACGTTAAATTGTTTCGTTTTCATCTTGATTTTCTTGATTTATGTTACGTTCGATAATGTTTTGAATACATATTCTTCGGCCCTCTTCTTCTGTCTGGTCCAAGATATAGGTAAGAGAATAATTAAGGAATAACATATCTGTATCGTAATTCCTCTTGAATACCAGCAATTCAAATTCCTTTAACCAATTGTGCTGCATCAATTCCAGTATCTCCTCTAAACCAACATGGTCCGTATCCATATATCCTTGGCATTTATACCAGATATCTGTAAAGACTCCAGTAATATATTCTGGTATCTTGAATCTATCAGATACTTCATGGGCTGGAACTAAAGCCTTAGCAGCTTGGTATTTTTCTTTGGTTATTACCATGTCTGATTTACCTGATAGCTTTCTACTAAGGTTAACTATAAGGGGTACCTTGTAGTATAATAGGTAAGGTTCTTTGTCATATACCCAGTATCTGCTTTTGTATTCCTGATAGATTAGTACATAAGGCTTATCTGAATACATGCCAAATAGTCTCATATAAGCCGATAGGTAATTCTCTAGGTCTTTAGCACATTGTATATTCTGATTGAATACTACCTTAGTATCTTCTAGGTAGATTAGATTCAGGGAATAACTTAACTCTGGTTCCCGTTTACGAAATCTGTTGAATAGGTTTTTGATGTTCATAATGTCTAATATGTAAAATTAATGAATACTGTTCTGGTTCCTTTGAAGAAAGCTTCATGATTGTAGTCTTCGTATTTATGGCAAGCATAAGTTTTAGAAGACCTATCATAATGATCTCTTACCCATACTGGACTGGATTCAGAGTCTTTTAATCTGAATAGTGTACCTGGTTTAAGCTGTTTTAATGTGGTTTTATCCATAATCTTATTATTTATTTTGATGCAAATTTAAGAATAATAAATTAATTATGCAATAAACCTCGATTACCTGTTGAGGAATTGTTCAGCTATTGAGGTAGGCTCTTTTTCTTCATATTGCTCCTCATCTAAATAGATATCCATTTCTGGGTCTGGATCCTCGGGATCTATGTTAGCCTCTATCTCTCTTCTTAATTCATGGTGTTCTCTTGAAGAGAGTTCCATAGCTCCCTTATAATCATCAGTAATTTGCCTCATCTCTGCAGTATTCAAAGTAAGGCCCTCTTTGGTAGTATCAATTCCCTCTTGCTTAGTAGCAACTACCTCGGGTAAAGAAGATAAATCATAGTGATCTGCCAATAATTTGGCTTCCTGTGGCTTGTCCATTATCTTTTGAGATTCTAGGATAATCTTTCTAGCTTCATCTATTGATATGCCTTGGTTCTGATTTAATTGATTATTCTGGGTATCTCCAAATTGATTAAAGATATTGGTAGTTCCTCCACCCATAAATGTACGTATGATAGACTGTAATGAAGTAGAAGAATCCAGTTTCATCTTAAGAGCTTTATTCAATTCAGCCGATATGAATGGAGTGTAATGCCCTCCCTGAGATTCCCTTAGGATGTTTACCTGATGGGATATCTCCATTCTATCTTCTAAAGCCCATGCTACTTGTTCTCCCAATAAAGCCTGTAGCATTTCTTCCTGTCTTTCTTTATCCCAGAGCTTAGATTGCAATAATCTATCTCTCATAAATACTCGTATGTAATTGATATCTATACCTGTCTTTGTTGAGAAGGTATTAATATCATACATAATCCCACATAGCATACCATTACCCATCAACCAGTGATTGATAATGTAGTTGTATACCTTTTGTAAATCTTCAAGATTCTGACTCTTTTGGTATTCTGCTGCCATTGCAGTAGTTCCCATAGGTCTAGGAAATCTTTTTATGTTGTCTTTTGCCATTATACAAATATTCTTTTCTTATATCCTTAGATTCATCGTATCTAATCCTTTTAAGAGGACGAGCTACGTATAGTTGATAAATATTAGAATACCAATAACCAACTGCTATATTGAGTTCTTCATTTAAAGCCAAAATGAATTGAGTATCGGTAATCCTATCCCTAGTAAATATCCAGGTATAATTTCCTTCAAGGTTGGGAACCTTGTTATAAAATTCCCAACCTTTAATTACCTTAAAAATATTGCCATGAAGGTCAACGATTTCCTTTGCCATAATTGCCTTTTTTACCTCTCGAGGATTTTTTGTCTTGTTCACTAGAGTTATTTTTCATTTCCTCTATCCTTTTTTGTGTTTCTGGGTACCAAAGTTTTCTTAGGGGCACTACCTGAGTTGCAAAGAATGCCTTCCATAAATTCTGGGATAGAGGTCTTATACTTTGCCGACTGATTTCATTAAATTTATCCTCGAAGTGTTTTACTACCTTTTTAAAATCTGAATAATATATGTGACCAGTTGCTGGGTTTATCTTTTGTTGCCTTTGGCATACTTCTAGTAAATCTTCTCCCATTTTATTCATAAACTCTCCTCTATTAAATTGGAAGTTCTCTTGATCTAGTCTAAATATCTTTACGTAATCTTTTGTTTCCATTATATTATATCTCTGTTTCTAGGTGTTTAACATCATAAGGTAATACCTGAAATAAGTATCCCCTTTTATCATCCTCGTAATAGGATGACCATAATCTCCCTTTTAATCGGTATAAATCCAAGTCATAAGTTTTCTTGGGTATACCTGTGATAAATAATTTGTGATTGCCTCCTGGGTTAACTTCGAATTCCCACTGGGTAAAATTTCCTATGGTACCATAATCTGGCAATTTATTTCCCAGTAAGGTTGGTAAGGCAATATCCTTTACCAGAGTTTCTTTGGGGACCCTTTTCCCATTTACCCAGATCCCCAGTTGTGATTTACCGATATATACATCTTTTACTATTTCTCGAAACATAATTCAATGATTATAAATTTAACACCTTGACCTAATTCTAAGTCATTTATTGCATTAATATCCCTAGTATTATGTTGAAGGTTTCTTAAAGAAATTCTAGATTCTTTCGATATCCTATAAGATCTTCTTACCAAGAGTAAAGCATTTCTCCAACAAGCAACCATAGAAGATACTGGCCCAGAGAATAAAACCTTGCTGGTCTTATTTATCTCTACCATTTTTTCTTCGTATAGTTTTTGACTCTGAAGATACCATACTTTTATTTCTCTTATGTTTTCTTTTCTTCTTTCTAGAATCAGCTTTGACATAATCTTCTATTTCTTCAAGTTTACCCAACAATAAAAACCTTACGAACATATCTATAGGCCTGAAAAAGTAATTTCTTATATTCTCAGTGCCTAGATAATAATCATATACGATAAAGAATTTTTTAATCTTTCCGTGTTTGAGAGATCTTTGAACAAGGTAATTCTTTACACATCTCTTGTGAAGTTCTACCATGTCCTTTTCCTGTTTTTCCATCTCCTTATCGGAGAATATTCGATAGTCCATAACCAAAATAAATATGGGACTGGGAATTTGAAAATAGCAAACTAATGTGTTCCCAGTCCCGGGTTAACAAAGGATTAATTATACTGCTTCATCTACCTTCAGTACTTTTTTCTGGAAGGTAATATATTTATTTTGGGCAGACTTGTATTCTTTAGAGTTATGATCTTGGATTCGGAGCATTTCCCTTTCCAATTTACGAAGTTCATTACGGGTTTGTTGTCTCCATTTCTTTCTTGAAAGAGTATCAGTAACATCATCTGGGTAAATGTATTTCACTTCCCGATTGGAGATTACTTGTTCGATGATATTAGGTTTCTGTTGTTTGGCAACTTCCTTGACAACTTCTTCCTTTTTAGTAGAAGCTTTCTTGGTAGTAGTTTTTACCAATTTTGCTTTGGGTTCTTCCTTAGCCTTAGATTCTTTAGTTTCTTTTGGCTTTTGTGTTTTAGAAGCCTTAACTTCCTTCAATGAGTTAGATACTTGGTTGTTAATTAACTCGGTTACCTTGTTCAAATTTACTTTTTTCATAATTGACTAATTTAAAATGTTATTAATTAATTTCTCTATGCAAATATAAGAACAATATTTTAAATAGAAAAATAATTCTACTTTATTTTATCAATAGCTGAGGATCCCTAGTCGAGTAGGAAATCAAAGATTTCATCTGGGTTCTCATCTAGGTTTTCAGGATCATCATAGTAGGAATCTAGACCTTCAGTAAAGATATCATATTCTGAAATAGATGAAGATTTACCATATCTCTGATTATACTGTTCTACGGTTAATATAGTTACCTTACTGGGATCATGTTCATATTTTTCAGCATAAGCAGAAGCTTCCTCTGGTGATAAAGGTTTATCGGAAGTGAATACTTGGTAATATACTCTGGGTTTAGTATAATGAGCATCTAAAGTTACTTGTTGATAACCAGATTTCCTTGCGGTAAATATTATATTATCTGGAGTAACTCTTACTAGGAAAGCATATTGGTATAATCTCCGATTACTAAGAGAATCCTTTAGTTTCTTTATAGAATCTACTTTAGCAAAGAATATAGAATCTCTTCTTTTGCTTTCCTCATACCGTTTTACATTTCTAATAGAATCTTCTCTACTCTCCTTTACATAAGGAGGAGTTACCCTCCGGGTACTATTGGTGTTGGCAATAGTGAATCCCAAAAGAGTAACTCCCAGAATGGAAAACGGAAAAATAATATGTTTAGTTTTTGAGTTCATATCCTGTAGCTTCATATTGTCCTTTGATATGAGAATTAAGATATCTCCCTTTAGATTCGGCATTCATTAGTTCTTCGAAAGTTTTTCTGGGAACTAAATCATACCGGTAAACTTTGTTGCCCTTAAAAGCAACCCATAAGTGTTTGTTTTTGTTGTCATACCCAATACCTTCTATATTAAAAGATTCTACTGGATTCATTTTAATACCAGTATTCATGGTAACTGATTCAAGATATTCTTCTCTGTCCATAATTTAAAGTTTTAAAAGTGTTAACTCCGGATGTAATACGTTGGTATATTTTTGAATGATTGCCCATGCTCCCAAAACTCCTTGAGAATTATCTGTTATCCATTCTTCCTCCATTTTCCATAGGATATGAGAGCAGACGTATAATTGATACTCTGTAAGAGTTTTTATAAGTTGAGGATATTCTATCATATCTGAATAAAGTTTTATCATATTATCTAATACTCCTCTTATTTCTCCCTCTTCAATCTGAAGAAGTTTTTTAAGAAGGTAATGATCGGTATCCTCTAAATTTTTAGAGATATGAGTTAGTGCCTCAACTTGGATTTGGGCAATGTTCTTAATAACCGTCTTGGTTTCTGCATCCATTTTTTCTTATTATTTATTTCGTTATACAAATATATAAAATTTATATATAATATGCAAATATTGCTGAGGTAGGTAGTGGATTATCTCTTCAGGATCTCAGCCATCTTTTCCTTGATTGAATCGGGGAATATGGCATCTGATGCCCATCTTAAGAAGAACTTAGAGGGTTTCTTATCCGGAGTCATAAGCAATTGCCTTTGTTCTGTAGAGAATTTAATTCGTTCTGCCTCTAACATATACTTAGGTAACTTAGTAAATTCTGCCTGAGAGAATGAGATAGTATTTTTACCAGTCTGAGCCCTAAAGGGTTTCTTCCTTTCCTTATACAGATAGGGAACGATCTTCTTTGAGGGACCTTGCAGAATACTGAACCCAAATAGAATCATAGGGTCAAATTTATCTGTCTTAGGATCTTTTGCTCTCTTTATACATCTTGCCATCCATGAATAAGAATCGAGATATTGGCCATTGTTGGTGGGTTCTCCCACATCTTTCTTATCAAATTTAAATTCCGGGAAATGATAAAGGAAATCCTCTGTAAGGATGAATACAAATCCAAGATCTCTAAGATACTTAATAATATCCTGTTGGCTTTTGCCTTCATTTACCATCTTTTCTACATCAGCAAGGATATCTTCTCTTGGGGATTCCAATTCTTTAGATTGAGTATTAGAGGGTCTTCCTCTACCTGCAGATTCTTTGATTGGTAAGTTACCAGATAATTTATCCAAGTATTCTTTGAATTGAGAAATATCTTGTTGATTAACAAGGGTTACTTCTATTCTTATGGGACCTTTATGTTGTACCTTTGGACCGGCATACATCTCAGTGCAAGCATCTACTAATCTATCAGATAAAGGATTACCATTTTCTGAAAGTGTAGTGATACGCAGTTTGGGTTTGAATATTTCTTTTTCTTCTTTCATAACTTTAGAGATAAAAAGGGCCTGGACAAAAATTATTGCCAGGCCCAAAACTACTAATAACTAACAAAACAAATATAAGAATGGAAATTAATCCTCGTCTTTGGCCTTTTTCTTCTTAGAATCTTTGGCCTTTTTATCTTTCTTAGAAGGCTTATCCTTTTTGGATTCCTTCTTAGGTTCTTCCTTCGGCTTAGATTCTTTTGGAGTCTTACCTGCAGCCAATTTTCTCTGAGCCATACGATATTTCTTCTTTTCTTCGGAAGTCATTTCTCTTCCGTCTACCAAAGGATAATCGTATTTAGTTGCTGTTCTACCTGAACTAGCTTTTTCCTTTTTCTCTTTTGCTTTAGCTTCCTTCTTAGCTTTCTTTTCATCTTCAGAAGCCTTTTTCATTTTTACCAGCTTCTTCTGATTAGCAGTGTCTTTCTCAGGATATTGGGCAGCAACTTTATCTCTTTCCTTGTTAAGTTTTGCCATAAGTTCTTTTACTGCCTTACCGTGAGTTTTGTCCTTTGACCAATCCTTTGCAGGATCCAGGTTATTTTCTTTCAGGTAGTTTTCCAAAGCCTTTGCAGCTTTTGTGATTTCCGGAGTCTTATCAGCCGGTTTCTTTGCTTTTTTAGCAGGTTTTACTTTCTTTGTCATATCCTTATTAATTTATGAGTTTATATTTACCTATAGAAATGAATCCGAATTAAAGGTAGGGATTTCCTTGATTTCTAGGATTTTTAATTCAATCCCTTTTACCATTGCACAAGTATGAAGATAATCAGATATCTCTCTTTGAGTTAATCCTGAGAAAATACTGGTTTTAGTTTCATTTCCCCATATATATTTCACTTCTAGAACTGGATTGTTAAGAATATCTTTTACTCTTTGTGATAAAGAATAAAGTTTTCTTTTCTGATACATAATATGGGCTTGGTGTTTCCTATATTCACCCATCTTACTTTGCTGCAAGGATATATGAGCTTGGTATTTATAGTATTTGATATCCTTGTATATTTCAGCAATCTGTGAAATTAAGGATGAGAAGGATCTTTTTTCCATTGTGGCCTTTTTATTTGGGATTGGTATTCTAAAATCATTTCCTTAGCTTCTGATATTATGTTTTCTGTTAATTCCCTTTCTGAGGGATTTTTGCATACTTCTAGAAATGAAGTATAATCTTCTATCAGATTATTAAGTGCAATGATTTGTATATTCTTTCTTATCTCTTCTTTGGTTACCATAGGTTATGAAAATAAAAAAGCCCATCACCTTTGTGAGGCAATGGGCTTTGGATAATTGATATAATGTATAATCGTTATGGAGTTTAATCTTCGTTTTCTTCAGAAGTTTCTTCTTCATCTACTTCCTCGTCAGTGTCTTTTTCTTTCTTTGACTTCGGAGTAGTGATGATACCATGTCCTTTCTTTGACTTAATTGCCAATTCTCCGGGAACAAAAGCAACCGATGTGTTTACTGGAGCACCATCTACTACCAATACTGAAGTTACCAATACTCCCTGAGCACCTTTCTTTGTTTTGATTGCATAACCGAAGTTCTGAACTTCTGAGTTATCAGAAATCTTGATAACATCGATTTGTTTACCGTTCGGTCTTTGACCTGCAGGACGGTTTTTGATAGCTTCCATACGAGCTTTGCGTTTAGCTTCTTTTTCAGGATCTTTTTCCTTAGCACCCTTTTTCTTGGTGTCTTCTTTTTTCTTTGCCATAATCTTAATAAGTTTTTAAAAGTTGTGTTATAAATAAGTTGTGACTTCTATATAACCTAATAGTAGTTAATTTTTAGGGTAGGAGATGATCCCTACCCTTTATGCTAGGTAAATGGGTTATTTTTTACCCTTTTTACCTTTACCCTTAGCTTCTTTTTTAGCGGGCAATTTGATACCTAATTCCTTGGCAATTGCTTTACGGAGTTTCTCAATGTCTTCTTCATCGAAGTCGTCTGGATCAGTATCAAGGTCTTTGTCATCGCAAACATCTTCCAATTCTTCGAAGTCCATTTCAGCAAGAGCTTCTCCAGTCAGTTCTTCCTCTTCTTCCTCCTCGTCTTCTTCATCCTCTTCAGAATCATCTTCATCTTCGTCATCTTCATCCTCTTCAGAATCATCTTCATCTTCGTCATCTTCCGATTCTTCTTCGTCCTCATCGTCATCAGATTCTTCCTCCTCTTCGTCTTCTGAACCGAAGATTTCAGATGCCTGGTCAGCAGTCAACATAATAGGAGCCGGGATAATTTTTACCGAACCATCTTCGTAAGTAATGATGATGTTACCGTTGATTTCTACTCTAGATACTTCTTTAAGTTCAACTTTCTTAGTTTCTTTTTTCTTAGCCATAATTGTTTAATTTTAATGGTTTGTTAATGAATATAGTTAATCACTCAGTTATAAGCTTTTTATACTTCTTTAGGAATGGTCCCAAAGATTCATGTGCATTATTAAATTGTTTTATGTTTTCTAGAACGGTATTAAACTGTTCCTGTGAAGTTATTTCAACTACTTCAGAGTTTATAACTTGGTCCACTTGATTATAGGTCATAATCTTAAAGGATTTGCCCTCAAATGGATTATATGGTCCATGTTGTTCTAATTTAGTGTTCATCGCTATATGATATTTTAGTTAAACCTGGAAAACCCAATTTACCCATCATTTCTGTGTATGATTGATATTTCCCTTTTTTCGAAATTTCATAGTTATCAGAAAATCTTATTGGGTAGACCCAAATTTCTGAATCTAGTTTCCTATTGGTCATGAAGTAAGCATACTTATTCCTTATTTTATAATCAGATAGAGGTTTCCATAGTTCCCATTGTAATTCTCTTATGAGATATTTATCTGGGATAATAACCTGATTCTGAAATTTCAGAGAAGCTTCTCCAAAGTCATCTAAGAAATCGTAGGCCTTTTTGAATAAGATACGATTAAACTTAATATGATATACCTTGGTAAGGAACAGGGCTATTTGCCAAATCCTAGGAGGATGATTCAAGCAATCAAGGTTAAATTGGTTCTTTTCCCCTTGACTCAGCTTGTTGTATCTCCTGTAGGATAGCAGAATGGACCTGTAATCTCTTTTGCTTTCGATATTCAGGTGAGAATTCATCCCTATACCCGTATAATGCAATTTGGTATGCCCTGTTGAATGCCCTTCTTCCATGTTTCTTATAAATTTTATTCATTCTTACTACAAAATGCCTTCTCCTATGTTTATCCATTCTTGCTTCAGCAGGAAAGATAAATCTTCGTATTTTAGTTGGCTTACCCTTAAAGAATATCGATTGATGACCTTTCTTGGGTAAATCAGTTATGCCTTGTTTTATAAGATTCTTACCTTTGATAGTATGAATGTATAAATTGGCATCTACTCCTAATAAAAGAGTTATGGTTCTTCTAGCATGGTATCTTGAAAAGAATCCTAAACCACATATATGTTTTTTATATAACAACTTCTCGGTTCGGTATTTACTTTCTGTTGCATATTGATATTTGGTCCATCCCCAATATTCATCAGGCCTCCAAGTCCATACATATATTAAGTCTGGGTATATTTTCCGATTATCCCTTGCTAGTTTTACCATTTAATTTCCTTTTTGCAGCCCTGTACCAGAGTTGAATGGATTTCTCATTAGCATCAGGGAATTTCTTTTTCATTCTCCTTACTACTCTCTCTTGGTCAAATCCCTTTTCGGTTAATTCATAACAGTAGGATTTCTTAGTACCCTTGATTAGATTAAAAGAATCTCTTTCTCTTGGAGGTTTCTTTTCTTTGGGTTTCTTTATACCTGGTACTCTTTTTAATTTTCGAATACCATCTTCTCCCTCTTCTCCTAAGAATCCTAATCTTAATCTTGAATTACGGATTGGGTCAGTTTTATCATAACCAATTGCTTCCAATTGTTTATCTACCCATTCATCATACTGGTCAATTAAGGATTTATCGGGTTTGTTAGTAGAGTTACTGATATACTTGATTAAATCAAATACTCCTGCAGCACAAGCATCTGGAAAAGGCATACCAAGGATTACTGCCTTTCTTTTGAGATCCTTGTACTTCATGTTTCTACCTGCAGCTCCTAGGAAATTTTGTTTTTCCTTTGATGGAGCTGGTTTATCTTTTTTCTTTTTTGCCATAGTTTTAAAATCTTTGATTGTAATAGGTTTGAGTTAATTCTTCATGAGTTACATACTCATAGGGAACTAATCCCATGTTATCAATCTTATCGAAGAGATCATTAGGTAAATCATAAGTGATTAACCATAAGTAATTCTCTTGAGTAATGTGGTTTGATACCATATCCTTAATTTTTGGGAAATTAGGTAATAGGTTCAATTTACCATCCTCCCAGCTATCACTGAATTGGTTGAGGATATTATTTGCTTTGTTAAAGCGGATGTCTAAGTTGGTATTCTTCATATTGTCTATATTAAAATTTTGTCTAATTAATTTTCTGATGCAAATATAATACTTATATATTATATAGAAAAATATTCTACTTATTATTTTAATATTAGCTGAGGATCAATAGAAGGAGTCTTCTTTCACTCTAGCAGCTCCTGGTTGAGGTTTCTTCTTTGGTTTTCGTTTTATGTGAGTGTTATAGGCCATATCCAATTGCTTCACATTGAAATCCATGTTATTTACCTGATTGTAATTCAAAGCCTTTTCGATACATAATCTATATTCTGGCCAAAACTTCTGACCTAGTTTTACAGTAGTAGTCTTGGCATTGAATTTAGATACCATGAATCCAAATGTATCTGCATCATCCTTATCCTCGAATATATACATGTAGAATTTACTGAATTCCCTCATTACCTCATCTGTAGGTCTTACGGGAAGTAATAAATATCCATCAGTATATAAATCTTCAGATATTAAACATACCCACCATTTCTTTATACTAGGCTTTACCTTATACTTAAACCTTTCTCTTAGTTTAGTATGAACCCATTCTGGTACTTTCTCTAATAAGTAGTTGATATAAATCTTTTCTTTCTTATTGGCTCTTCTTTTGAAAGCAGAGGGTTGCTGTACTTGCCTGGGTAATATCCTAAAGTTATTCCATCTATCGAATTCTAATATCAAACCTAGAGAATGTTTATCCCATTCATTATCTGAACCTTGTAGTCTTCTTATATTTCTTTCTAGATTACGAGTATTTACCTTAGGAACTAATTGGGAGGCATCTCCAGTATTTAGTAGAGCCTCTTTCCTTTTCATCCTTTTTTCTATGCAAGCCTCGATATAATCCTGGAAGTTTCTTTCACATGGGCAATCTGGTCTAAATATTGACTCATGTATTTCGAAGAAATCCGAAAATAATCGGAAGAACTTTTCAGACCTTTCTTTTATTTCTAGGTACTTATAATGAGATAATTTTAATATCTCTCCAGCTTCCCAAGAGGATTTACTCTCTGATAACTGAAGAAAAAGGGACTGCTGCTCAGTTGGAGTCAAACAGTCCCATGCTTTCTTTTGGTATTCATTCATATTAACGCCTCCTTTTATTAATGTTCTCTTCTATCTTTTCAGAAGTAATAGAATTTGGGTCATAGTCAAAGTTATTACAATGTAATTTATCTGGGTCTGAATCCTGATATACACTGTAAAGAACACTGTCAAAATCAAGAGTTACTTCCATTTTACCATGTTCTGGGTAAATGAGTACTTTTACTGTTCTATTAGTGTAATTTACATCTAATACTGTAGCATCTATACCTTCATAGGGATAACCCTTTAAAACGATATAATCTCCAGGTTTTACATTCATAAGATCATCAACAGAGTATTTCTTATTTGCTTTTGCTAATCTTATGAACCTTCTTACATCTTTTCTAGAACAAGTTGCAACTAATGAAAAATCATCGAAGTCTTCAGCATTATCAATACGTACCTTCTTTTTTCTTTCGTGCATTGTCTCGGTAGATTTAAGAAATGTTCTTATGCCTGAGATATTTCGTTTTAGCTTATTTAAAAATGGCCTTGAGAATGCGTTTTCAGTGGGCATTCTCATAAAGCCATAATTGAAAAGTATAGGAACAGATTCAAATACCATCTTACCTTTAACGGTTCTCTTAAGTATATCCAGAGTAGGGATAATAACCTTGATATTTTCGTATCCCTTTTCTTTTAACTCTTTCTCGATAAGGTGATAATACTTTCTTTCTAGGTAGAAGATTACATAGGAGTATGGGATACGTTTTTTCATATTACTGATTTTTTACGATTAACTTAGCTTGTTTATGGATTGATTTGTAATCAATATTTTCCAATATATCACTTGCTAAGAAGATATACAAGTTTACTGAGGTAAATATTGACATACTGGCCTTTTTAGATTGTCTCCATATATAATCTCCAATAGTACCTTGACCTCCCTCTACTACAAAGAAGAATTCATTGGCAGGCATTGAATTATATCTCATACATAAGATGGGTACTTTCTTTGCCCTTTTAGCATCTTTACTTGCTTGTTCCCAGAATTTTAATATATCACAGGATTTATTACCAAGTAATACATGCTCAAATTTGATATCCTTGTAGTTTTTACATTCTACCGAGATTTTACATCTATGGGCATGTCTTTCATCCTGACACATAATATCCGAAGACAAATCCCTACTCTGATGATTTGCACCAGAGTAGGGTGTTCTGCCGAATTTGAAAGAAGTCCATTCCGTAAACCATTTTGAGACTTTGAGTTCAAATCGATTACCTTTCTTTTTACTATTTGCCATAATTTCATTGTATTGTTTATGGATCATAGTGGTTTATAATAACTAAGGCCCTTGATTTTCTCTACTTGCAGGATCTTAGTATTTGATAAAGGTAATGAGTCATGATGAGTTATTAAAAATAAGGATTTACTGTTGAATATATGCTTTATAAGGTTTATTACCAATTCTATGTTATCTGAACTTAGAGATTCAAATACTTCATCTAAGAAAGCTAGGTTAATACCCTTACTTGCAGTTAAAGCTTCATGCATTGCAAATGCCATACATAGATTACATACTTGTTTCTCTCCTCCTGATAGCTCATCATAATCAATAATGTGATTATCCCTTTCTATAAGGGTAACAAAATCCTTTCTAGTTGAATTAAGATCAATGTTAAACTCAATTCTAAAACCTAATACTTCTGAATAACTAGCTAGAGTACGATTTAATAAATGTAGGGATGAATCAAATAGATATGCCTTGATTCCATTGTTACCAAGAGGGTCATTTATCAACCAATTATAATTCTCTAACTCTAGTTCTCGGTTATGGTAATCTTCATCTACCTTTCTTAAATCCTTACGAATCTTTTTTAGTCTTTCTTTGTATTTAGTAGACATTACCTTTAGTTTCTGATTCTTAAGGTCTTTTATTTCCTGGTCTATATCTGCCAAATCTGAAGCAATATCGGAACATTCTTTAACTAGAGTCTTATACTTACTGCAGTTAAATTCTAGTTCATCTAATCTCTCTACGGATTCTTCATATAAGCTTTGAAGTTCTTCCCTTTCTTTAAATGCTTTACTGATGGGAGTAAGCATTTTCAAGGCTTTCTTATATTGTTTATTCTTTATTAATTCTATGGACTCATCCACCAGTTCATTTAAGGGAGTACTTAGAGTTTCCTTGTTTATCTTAATTCGATTCTTTATCTCTTGTACTGCTTTGGTTTGATTTCTTACCTTTTGTTCTATTGCTACATCTACCTCATCTGAAATATGTTTTTGTTTTGCAATAAGTAACGCAGTTAGGTCTTTTCGTTCCTCCTTTAATTTCCTAGATTTTTCTCTGAGATCCTTCTTAAAGGATTTCTCCCTTGACCTCAAATCGAAGTAAGCTTCTTTATTGGCCTCTAATTCTTTCTTTAGTGAAAGGGATTCAGATTCTAATTGATTAATCTCATTTAAGATAACTGCCTTATCTTGATTAGCTATACCCTTTGCTAAATTTAGGTATTCTAAATCGAAGACTTCTTCAAAAAGCTTTTTCTTATCTGAATTAGATTCTTGGATTAATCTCTTAATACCTTGACCGAACATAATTGAGTTCATGAATAACAGATAGGATAATCCTAGTTCTTTATTGATGGCATTCTGTAATTCATTCTTACCCTTGATATTAATAATCTCGGCATTTTTAATGATTATGAGTCTATCATTTCCCTTAGCACCATCCTCTAGGTAATCTTTGAATTTTTGACATCTGATTACCTTATAGGAATCTTGGTTTTTCTGAAAAAATACTTCTACCATGGTACCTTTATAATCTTTGGGTTGGTATTCTTTCCAGGTATTTACTTCAGATACTCCCTTTATGTTTTTCCCATATAATGCCCATACTAAGGCATTCAGTAAAGTTGATTTCCCAAAACCATTAGGAGCTTTAATAAGAACCGTACAGTCCTGGTTTAATTGTAAACTAAAGGAATCTATAGAACAGAATCCTTGTATATTTAACCTTGTGAATGTCAACATGATTCAGCTTTATTTAAAGTATCAATTAAAAGTTGTTTCTTAGCATCATCCTTTATGCCTTTCTCCCTTAAATACCTTTTTGCTAGAGTTTTCTTAGAAACTTGCTTAGTAATCTTATGGTTTATATTTACTTGAATACTAGTTTTCTTGGGTAAAATGGTATAATAATTGCCATCATCCTTAATTTCATCTTCGGATTCAACATCTACGAATTTTGGGAATCCTTTCAGTTCTATAAATTCCATAGATAAATCCGAATAAAGTTTCCAATATCCCAGTTTACAATCTTTATCGGTTCTTCTCTGTTGATAAGGAGCACCAATCATATAAACCTTCTTTGATAATCTTTGGGGTTTATGTATATGCCCACATAACACCAAATCAAACTTATTTAAAGTGTTTACATTAAGATTTTCTACAGAACCTATTTCTCTCCCATCGGTATCTCTTGCTCCCGGATAATCAGTATGAAGCATAAGGATATTTTTCTTTTTAGGATTAAGTTTTATACTTTTTATATACTCTGATAAACCAATATTATTATCTATATAGGGTATCCCATAAACTACATGTTTATGATAGTTTAACCTAAAATGTTCATAATCTAATGAATAGAAAAGGTTAGGAAAAGCTTTAAAAATAGCTTTATCATAGGATATAAATTCCCTATCACCTATTCTATGAATAACCGGGCTACCATGATTACCTGAGATAGTCAGTATTATAAAGTCTTTTTTAGATAATCTACTAAATACTTCCATAACCCTAGATAATAAATCTGGGGATATCTTATCAGAACTATGAAATAAATCCCCACAATGTAATAAAGGAACTCTCTCCTTTATACAAAGTTTTGATAACTTTATTAATACTTGGAAAGCTGTTTCAGTTCTACTAGTAAATTTACCATATTCTCCAATATGTAAATCTGAGATAACATAGGATATTACTTGCTTCCTTACTACCTTTCTATTCTTCTTAATACAGTCTCTTATATTATCCAAAGTAGTTCCCCATTTGAGATTCTCTACGGAATTATTCTTAGGATTATCATCCAAGTGCATTACTATAGGATAATTATTAGGATTAGGTATATAAGCTTCAGCTACTAACCTATGAGCATAAAGTTGAGTTTTTATTTTTCTAAATCTTAAACAAAATCCATATTTTATATACCCATTAGTAGATACTGTAGGCTTACGAATTTTCCAAGTATTAGGAGTAAGCCTACCCTTATTATCATACCTACTATATAACAAACCTTCCCGGGTAATATGATACCCGGGAAAGCCATTAATATTATCTTCCATTACTTGTTTCTTCATATCAATCCAATCTTGACATTATCATGTGTATTCTGTCGTAGAAATCTAATTGAGGTACTACTAATATATCTATTACACTTAAAGTACTCCACTGAGTTAACAGGTTACCCATTATATCTGACATCTGAGCCTGATAATATCTATTTATGATTCTCTTCTTATTGTCTTCCATTGGCCATCCTTTCATATTGTACATACTCAAGGGAAGGTATATTAATAAATCACATTGTTGAACTGTAAGATCTTTGCATATATCTAAGAAAGCATCTACTTCACATTCGGGGATATTAGTAGATTGTTTATATATGAAATAAGCTGCTAAATCTACATAACTACGGTCTGTTACAAAAGTTTCTTTATCCTTGAAAAGCTTATTTCTCAGATTCAACAATTGATAATCCTTGTTTATGAGTTCTCCACATTCTTGGTGTAAAAACTCAGCATGGTGCATCTCTTTTGTATCGGGCATTAAATCTGACATACTACCAGATATAAAGGGTATACCATATTTGGTTTCTATGAACTTTGCCAAAGTGGTTTTTCCTATTCCACTTGGCCCTACAAACATAATTCTTTTCATGATAACAAATCTTTAAATGGTTTCATAAATTCATTTGTCATAAAGGATGCTAAAGAGTATTCGATACAGACTTCTTTGAATTTCTTGTATTTTATTTCCTTATTAGCAAACTTTTTCATAGGTAACTTGGATAATGGTACTTCTTTTTGAAATAATCTTAAATCTATAAGCTTCTTATTCCTTTCTGCAATCTCTACATGAGAAGTTTGATGATGATGCTCTAGAAATTTATCCAAAGTACCATATTCGTCCAATACTTTTCTAGCTTTTACAGGACCAATACCCGGGATACCCTTAATATCATCCGAAGTATCCCCTACCATTGAAAGGTAATCTACTGTTTCCTCTGGAGAATATCCAAATAATTCTTTACAATTACCCTGATGAATCATCTCATCCTTTCTTGGATTGTGTATTTTTACATCCTTACTGATAAGCTGATTAAAATCCTTATCTGAGGATATTATGATTACCTTCTCTGTGGGTTTTTTATTTAAAACTAGGTATGCTAAGAAATCATCTCCCTCATATTTAGTAGAATTATGCTTATCAAAAACATATTTAATTCTTAGGAGCTTGAGCATACCCATAATAACACGTTTTTGAGATTGAAGAGATTCATAATCTACTGAAATATTTTTCCTATGTCCCTTATAATCTGGTAACAAAGCATCTCTATAAGGAGAGTGTCCATTATCAAAAGTTATGATTACATTATCAGGGTCCCATCTATGTAGGAACCCATGTAATGATCTAAAGAATCCGAATATTGCCCCGCTCGGTTTTCCATCAGTAGATTTAAGCTTTTCGAACTTATGGAAACTTTGGTGAAGTAGGTTACATCCGTCTATGATTAATACTAGTTTTTTAGCCATATGTTTCTTTATATTTATTATAATAATCAGATACTAATTGAACTCCTAGATTCATAATTTCCGAGATTTCTTTTCTAGTAAACCCAAGGTTAATTAACCTTGGTATATAAGATCTTTGTATCTCGGTACCTTTATAAACTTCCCAACTTTACCTTAGACCTTGTAAACTGTGTTTTCTTACTCATCGTCTAAAATCTAATTCGTAAAGTGGAACTTCTTGTATTTTCTCATCACCAAGATAAACATCAATATAGTTATCTGCTTGACTATACTCATCTAAGTATCTTGACCTTGCCTCTAATCTCAGATTATCTTTAAGATACTCCTTGATTATCTTTTTGATATCCTCTATCTCATTTTTACTCATCGTCTTCCTCCTCTTCGTCTTCTGATTCATTATAGGATTCGTATTCTACTCCATCTATGGGATAACAGTTTTCTGTAAGAGCTTCTAGTTTCTTACGAGTAGTACCAATGGTATTTATATCTGCTTTCCTTAAAAGCTTTCTTCTTAAGTCGTCGTCTTCTTCCAAAAGCTTTTGAAATTTCTCCTCTCCTCTTGCAAGAGTTTTATCCTTGAGTTTATATACTCCACCTGAGGATTTAACGATTATATCGTTTTCTACCAATACATCTTCTAATCCAAAGCATCTATCAAATCCAACCTCATGGAACTTAGGATTGAAGTATACTGGGCATTTGCTGATTGTAGGTCTTGGAGGAGCAACTTTATTTTTAATAAGTCGAACCGTGACGAGTTTCCCAGCTTTGCGTTCTTTACCCTTTTGCTTAACAGTGATAGATCTTCCTGAATAGAAAGCAGCTCTGATTGAAGCGTAGAACTTAAGTGCTGCGCCTCCTGTAGTTGTTGTATTATCTTTTCCGAATCCAACATTCAATGCAGTTCTTAATTGATTAATATAAATCTGTGTAACTCCCAGTCGATAAAATAATTCGCTTCTGATACGGAAGTATTTATACAAAGCCTTTGCTCTACCTCCCATCTCTGCTTTAGCATCCGTCATTTTTGAATCTATGTTATCTGCACAATCCATAGCAGCAACTGAATCTATTACCAGAAGAATAGGTTCGTTATGAGTTAATTGAGACCTGAAATATAAGGCTAAGTCTGCTACTGCATCAGCCACATTTTCAATACGAGTATCATTTACTACTGTAACTCTTTCTGGATCAACTCCATTAGTTTGAGCCCAAGAATTCATCCAAGATTGTTCTGCATCTACCCATATTACATGACCTCCCAATTGTTGACATGAATAAGCAAAGTTATATGCTATAAGTGATTTACCAGATGATTCTTCTCCTGCTACTTCTAGAATTTTACCAAATGGGATTCCTCCACCAAAGGTATAATTCAATGCAAAGAATGTACTTGGTAACCAAAGTCCTGTTTCTTTTGTTTCAGAAGCAAGTACTATTGATGAACCATATTTCTTGAGTAATTCGTTTTTAGAGGGAACTTTTAAACCCACTTTTCCTTTTGCCATACTGTAATGTATTAACATAAATAAAGGAGATAACCAATTTCTTGAATTACCTCCTCTACCAACCATTTATAAAACCAATTTATCAAATATCAGATTTGTACTTTCTCTTTTTCTTCTTAGGCTCATCATCATCCATGTAATGATCCTTATGAATACCTTTCTTTTTCTTCTTTGGTTTTTCATCTTCCTCATCAGAATCTCTGCCTTCTTTTAAGAATGATGCCAAAGTCTCTTCTAATTCATCATAATCCTTAATTTGAGATCTTACGATAGATTCAAGGTCTACGTTACCAGAATATTTCTTATCTAGTTTAGTAGGTTTACATGCACGAGCAGAATATGTAGTATCATTCTTACCTGAACCAGAACGGATAATTTTTATATCGTATCCAGTTCTTGGGTCTGTCATATCTCCAGCTTCGTCTTCATCCAAGTAAAGATCGATAATATCCTGATATACTGATCTTGGGATTAATACTCCCTTATCTTTTCCCTCATAATCAACCTTAGTACCTTTCTCATCTGAATATACTATTCCACCCACTACGTATTTTCTTCTTGGTACCAGCATCTTTGCAAGTTCCTGGTCATCTGGGTCTTTTGAGTTTTTCAGTTCCTGATACTTTTCCATAAATGGGCAGGGTTCATCAAAAGTAGCCGGGGAAATAACTCCTCCCAAATCTTTATTCAGATAGAACTGAATCAATTCAATACCCAATTCTTGATCATCGCCTGGGGATTTGATTCTCATTCTTAAGGTTCCCTCTTTAGGGAATACCAATCCACTACCATTACCCTTGGATTCTAATTGTTTTTTCCGGGCTAACATCTTATCTTTAGTAGTCATGCCACTAGAAGATAATTTCTTTTTCTTTTTGTCCTTATCTTTAATCATATCAATCTAAGTTATTGGGTTCTGAGTATGAAATCTCATTTAAAGCTAATACGGTGAACAGACCCTTTTCATAAAAGGGTTGTAATTCCTGAGGTAAACAGTTTTTATCAAATTGATGTTCTTTACCAGCATACAATCCATATTCGATTATACGACCGATTTCCACGTGGTCCTTGTAAGTTTGATATTCTTCTGTGATTACACCAGATTTAATAACAACACCCTTACGAGGAACTCCTTCCTTTACCATATCTGGGATAATAATACCAGAAGCAGTGGTATTAATCTCTTTGGGAGAATATACCAAGATTTTATTTTCTACGGGTAAACCTGGAATACTATTACCAAGCTTCTTAGCTACTAGAGTTGATATAAGTTGTAAATTATACATATTTATAAAATTTAGTTAGTAATCTTTTATAGTTCCTACTGTAACTTACGGATATTGGCATTAAGAGTTCTTAAGATGCCCTCTCTACTCTCATAAGCTTTACAGATAGCTATAAATTTATTAGCTTTAGCTGCAGCCTTTAGATACCTTTTGCAAATAGATTTATATTTGGGGTTTATATTAGCTTTATGAGATACGTAATCATTATTGAACCTCTCATTGGAATCTTTTATAAATACCCATGCAGCAGAATATGCTTCCTCTTTTTCTCTTGCTAAAGCATCTCTTTGTTTTATATACTTATCTCTTAATGAAGCAAGTATATAATAACTAGAGGGGGAATCCTTTAGCTGAGAATTTAATAAGTTCTCATTGATAGATAATTCCTTTTGAATATCTATTTCTAAGATTCTACCCTCAAATACTACCTTAAGTTTATTTATCTCGGTTTTCATCTTTCAACTTAAAAACGTTTTTCATATCTTCTGCAGAATACTGACCATTTTCGATATCTCTCTTAACTTGTAGGAAAGCAATCTTAGCCCTAGAATCTAATTTGGGATAACTAGTAAGGGATTGATATTTGTCTAACAGATTATACAGAGAGTATAATCGTAAATCGCAAAGGTAATCTATACCAGCAACTTCAAGTAATTTCATGAAGATTACATAAAATCTAAGAGTAGTATCATCAAAGCATTCTACTGTTTCTTCATCCATCTTAGAAAGTGAATGAGTTCTGAGTGATTCTATGTTTGAATTGAGAAATTTTATATGTTTTCGGATAGAGTTGATTAACCTTCGGTCTTCATGGTGAAGTCTTTTGTGTAATCTATCCAAAATTTCATCCATTTCTTGGAATGATTGTTCTAATACTCCCGATAACATGTAAGTTACATTGATTACCTTGTCAGCCTCTTTCTTTAATGTGTCATTTTCCATAATCTAAAATTTTAATTAGTTATGTTGTCATAGTATCTTCCATTTTCGTTTCTGTAGCGGTAGATACCGATTCTAAATGATTTATATAAGATTTACAACTTGGGCAAATGACTACCTTAAAATAAGAATGATCACTGTTTTTATTAAAAATACTCAGAGTTTCACTACTATCGTATTCAAATTCACAATCACATACTGGGCATTTAGCTCTCCATACCGTGGGTCCGTTTAAAATCTTCTTCATATTGTTTCATTTGTTTGTTAAAACGTTTCTTATACTCTGAAATAGGTATATGTTTATATTTCTTATGCTCTTCCATGTATTCTTCTACTGAAAAATCGGGTTCAAGCATTTTCCTATAATCATAACCTGGGATAAAGGGTAATTCTTCTGCCATCGATCTACCTATGACAAAATCCATGTCCATAGTAACATCATCTATCTGAAAACCAAAATAGGGTTTAGTTAATGGGTTTCGATAAATTTGCCACATCTCATAAATACTCCATGTGTTTATGTTTTCTGGTTTAGTGATTTGGTAATTAGCATCATGAACCAAGCATACTGATTTTGTAGGAGGTAATTTTCCTTGTCTCATAAGGTAGTATATTAATATACTTCCAAATAAACACATATCTGATGCTGCAGATTGACAAGGGAAATTCAAGGCTAATCGTAAAGCATAAGCTTCTTCTCCTCTATCTGAAGAATAAATTTG